GTGGAAAATCTGACATTTCCGCTCTATCGCCCCTCATTTCTATTTTATCTTGTTTGTACCCCTTGTACACCGATGTTTCGTATTCTTTTGCTTTTTCAGCGTGCAAATTCAAAGTATCGTGCGCTGTTTTCAATTGACCAGCGAGAGAAATCAAAGCATCATTAACCTTTCCAAGTTTTTCCTGCTCTTCGCTGATGGATTGCGCATAATTTGCTCTTGCTCCTTCTGGAGTTTTTGAAACATCCTGCATGAGTAATTCAAGGAAACCACTAAGCAACGAACCAACTTGTTTGCGCCACGATGGGAATAGAATTAGACTTCCGATAAATGCGCCACCAACACAGATAACCACAAACTCAGGAATAGTTAAATGAAACATCAGGCACCCTCCTTCCCGGTGGGCTCCGTCTTATCCTCTTCGATAAATTCCTCAATAGAAGAAATCATCTTGAGTTCGTCCTGAACTGTATTTGTGATCTTTTCAATGGCCGCACTAGCTTCAACGTTGCGATTAGTCAAAGCTTCAATCTGCTCCTTCATGGATTCGATCTGCTGGTCGTTGCTCTTCATCTCGTCAAACAACGCATTCATCTTATCGTTACCAACAGCCCGCAGAAGCTCCTTGCGCTGCTTCGCATCAGAGATAATCGCGGTTGCATCATATCCCAGTGTCGCCATCAGATTTTTTACTGTAGCACGCTTCGTCTTAGTGGGCATCTCAGACGGGAATGTATCGATCACATCTTTGATCTTGTAGACAGTAACAGCGTCGGCAGGATTCATACCATTGGTCTCGTAAACCGCCCGGACATCAATGGTATCGCCCTCAGGAACCTCGACCTGAACCGGTTCGTCCTCTGGGAAATCTCCATTGATGTAATGATCTCCGACGCCACTACAAACGCGAAGCTCATTCGTGGTATCCGGCATATCATACTCAGAAGCAGCTACATCCTCAACAAGACCGAGTTTTTCAAATAGACTTTTCTTCGCCATAATTTTTCTCCTCGTTTTCTTTTTTTATTATGCCATAACCTACTTGCTTTCCATCACGAATCTCAGCAAAATCCCCATAATAGCACCAATTATGTGACTCAATAAATTCAATAAATAAACTTATTGACTCATCCCAGCTTGTATTATCTGGAATACTCAGACATCCCATAATTTTAATTTCATGTGCCATAATTTTTCTCCTTATTTGATTTATAAATTGGATCACCACTAGTCCCGTCCGGCTTCACATAGTAGCCATCTCGAACCTCACTAAAACCGCCACCGTAATACCAGCCATGAGATTCGACAAAGTTCAGAAATAGATCTGCAACCTCATCCCAGTTGGCATCTTCTGGGATGGTCAAACAACCACACAACTCAATTTCGTGCGACATGTTGTCCTCCTTATGAAAATTTCCACTTGAAAATCTTCTTGATACAAATATTTGTGATCCAGTCAAACAGAATACTGAAAATCACAATCGCTAATATTCCAACAAACACCAGAGATGTGCGGCCACGAGCGGACGAAGTATAGATCAGATAGCCAATACCGTACTTCGCATTCACTGTCTCGGCCACTGCGATATAGGTCCAACCGATGGCGTACATTGTGGCGAATGACTGACAGATGGAAGGCGCTGCGATTGGGAAGATGATTCGTGTTACTGTGCTGAACTTCCCTGCTCCATCAATACTGGCCGCCTCGATCACATCATCACTGACATCATCCATGGCAATCAGAACGCTTGGAAGCATGAACACAAAGCTTGCTACAAATAAGAAAGCAATCTTCATTTTCTCTCCGATTCCAAACCACATAGTCAACAGTGGATAGAAGGCAGTGACTGGCAAAAACCGCATTGCTCGAATTGCTGGATAGAGCAGCTTTTGAAGCGGATGACAGATTTTCATCAGGCAACCAAGAGGAATGGAGATGCCGGCACTCAAAGCGGCTGCCACCGTAATGCGAACCAGCGAATATCGAAATGCTTTCAACATTGTTCCATTTTGGATCAACAGGAAGAATTCTCGAAACACAGCGCCTTTCTGGGGAACAAAAATTGGCGAAGTCAAAGCCGCGCCAATGTCCCAGATAATCGCCAACAGAATCAGAAGAATCACACGATAGATCCAATCTTTCTTTGTCGTTTTCATTTTGATACCTCTATTTAATTTTTGATAATGGCGCGGCAAGCAAGATTCGAACTCGCGGATGTGTTACCATCAATGGATTTCAAGTCCACCGCTTTAAACCACTCAGCCATTGCCGCATATAACAAGCCTTTTCACATCATGCTCGGGATGATTCTTGACAATCGCGTAACAACGTGATACACTTTTGCCAACTTAACTCTCACTAGACACACCAGTTCCTCAATGACGGACATTGTTCTCGCGTCTCGAGCGGATTGAAGGTGCTTAGATGAAGCGTTAGGCGAAAGATTTTCTTGATGTCGCTGGTGACATTTGCAGTATCGTCGGGCTCATACTGATGGTTCTGCAGATGAATCACGTCATCGGGTAATCCTGACAGCTCAGTGGTTATGGCCGCTGGGCTGTTTTTCTTTTATCGATCTCTTTATCAACATCTTCCAGAAAGCTCATCCAGTTTTGAAGATCAAATTCATCACCAAAATCAAACCCTTCATCCAGACGCTGATATAGATCCCGCTGAAAGCACCACAGCGTTTTATCTGTCAACTCGCTCAGATACGGTGTGATGAAATCGATCACAAGACCAGGCATATATGTTCTGCGCCCGACTGCGTATCGAACAGCACAGTTACAAATGGCACCGAAGTCATCATCATGCGGATCGATCATTGCCATAATCGTTGAGCTCCTCTTTAATTTGTTCATTTCTGATTTGATTCGTCCTGTGCTTCGCAAGACGCTTATCGCGAAGTTTTGCCTTTGCCCAGTTATTTCGAACTCCACTCCAACGTCCGTATCGATGTTCAAATTCATCAGCACCCCAACCCTGATGGCCTATGACACCTTTATAAATTTGCTGCTGTTTCACAAGATTAGCTCCTTTCTATAAAATAAGGGATACTGTTATGTAATTTGTTTGGCACGCCCAGCAGGATTCGAACCTGCAAAATGACAGTTTTAGAGACTGCGGCTTTAACAATTAAGCTATGGGCGCATATCGAATCCGAATGCCCGCCCACGGATATGACGCTCGCTCTTCTATCTTGTCAGCGTCTCCACAAGACTGTTTACCCAACCACAGACAGGTATTGGTGCGATCGGTGGGAATCGAACCAGCGACACGGGGATTTTCAGTCCCCTGCTCTACCGACTGAGCTACAGAACCATATTTACCTTGCCTTTTTATGCCACTACTATGATTCTCGCAGGGGGGTACCTCCCCGCTACATAGGACAAGGAATAGTAGACATAATTTTGAAGCGAGTGGGGTTCGAACCCTGCATCTCTGGTGGACCGTAGCCGCCAGCACTTTCCCCCTTTTAAGCTATCGCTCCATATAAACGGCAGGCATTGTTACGCCCCTGCCAAGGCGCTCACCATCTACCAGCCATGTGGTAAACAACGGGACTTATGTAATCGATCCACAAACCATTGCCCATGGATTTTATAAACCTTTGACCTGTATGCTTTGTTCTTTGGCCTTTAGCTAAGAATTTAAGCTTTGAACTTTCAACCTTTAACCTTTAATCGTAAACTTTAAGCTTTCCGTACATTCCGTAATTGAGCGATATAGCGCTCGATGTTTTTGGATATCGGATTCGAACCGATGTAACAACCTTTATAGGGTTGCGTCTTAACCTCTTGACTAATCCTAAAACCAAGTATTGTTCTTCAAAATATTAGAACACTTGCATTATGACGGCGTATCAGGCCACCTTTTATAAGTGACGATTTGCTTTTTATTATTTTGATTTCGCCAAAAACAGTGCTGTCACCAGCAAAAAGCGAACGATCACAGTTTGTTATTTTCGATAGACAGTGAATACAGTGTGCTTTCTGAGAGATCAGTATTCGATGGTGATCTCTGTGATTGCATTGGAAGCAGACAGAACTGCATCGACCTCGGCCTTGAACTTATCGATCTTGGCGGCGAGTTCATCCTTTGCCTTCTTGATGTCAACACCATCGATCAAAACCATAGTTTCGCGCTCAATATAGCTTTCACGGGTGTCCCGCAGAGTATCCACATCCATATTGCTCTTATCAGAAGCAGAGACAGTATTGGCGACATAATTATCTGCGCGATCGCTCAGACGGGCATTGGTCGTTTCGATCGTAGCAATGGCGCTGGAATATTGACGCTCCATCATAGCGAGCAGCTCACGCTTGAACTCGATACCGTGCTGATTCATATAGATAGCCTCCGCAACAGTATAGACAACACCATCAATGGTCACATGAGTCTCTGCATTGGACTTTGAGATCGCACGCTTGATCGCATCGTGACGAGCAATCAGATCCTTGATGGAGTCCAGAGAACTCTGTGCGTCCTTCTTGTAATCCTCGATGGGCACACCATTCAGCTTCTTCATACTCTGCTTGGCTGCTGCACAGAACTTAGCTTCGGAAATCGTCTTAACGATTCGATTTTCCAGAACCTTCAGCTCGGCCAGACCACGATGGATTGTCATAGTTTCAGTAGTCATAATCATTCTCCTTATGTAATTTATAATCTTTGACTGCGGTTGCCCGCTGTTCTAATGGTGCTGGAGACAGGGCTTGAACCTGCAACCTGAAAATTACAAATTTCCTGCGCTGCCATTGCGCCACTCCAGCATATAAAGGTGGATTCACTCCACCGATTGATCAGATCAAACAGACGTTTTTCTGCCGCCCGATCTTTTTCCTACTGTAAAGAATTCAGATAAGAAGCGAGTTCGCTCTGATATGTAAGCACCTGTTGATGCGTCTGGTTGGTGTACCTACCTTTCCTCAGGTACTGTTTGTACTTCCCTGCTCCGATCTGGTAGCGAAGAAGCGCCGCCGAATCGTTACCAGTGTACTGTTTGTGATACGCCAGCAGCTGAACACCACATCTGATGCCTGTTCTATCATCCAGCAATTCAGACATAGATCGAACACCAAGCGTCTTGTTTAGATAATCGAAGTTGACCTCGTTGACCTGCATCAGACCGTAATCGACTGTGCCGTTTGCATTCACGTGAGTCAGGCCGCTTTGGAACCTGCTTTCGTTATAGATCACACCGAGCGCCAACGAATAATCGACATTGTATTCGTCACACACCGACTGCGTATACGACTTTAGTTCATCGCTCCAGCTCTGATATGTCTCGACCGGACCAGCTGCTTCCCCGCTGAGCAGATTCGTCAGCAGATAAACGCCTGTTACAATAATGGCTGCAATCGTCTTTCTCATTTCAATCACCTCCTATTCTCTATAATGACAGTGTAAAGTGTGAATGGCAAGGAAAAATTCAGGGGCTGGTCAGGCCCCTTCATTTTTATAATTTTCTTGCTTTCTCGCGCATTATTTGATACTTTCGGAATGTGAGCGGCGTATCATATTGGTTCTGTCTGAATTTTTCAGCGACATATTCGATGCCATGCTCATGCTCTTCCGACATGATCTCATAGAATTCGCGCAGGTTTTTGATGGTGCTTGTTTTAACAAGGATGTTTTTATAGTTAGATGTTGGCGGAAGCCCCTCGACGATCTTCTTTTCTCTTCGATACAGATCCTTAAAGTATCCAATTGGCACAGGGTTATCATTGGAACTGTTCCTGCTTGTACGAATAAGATAAGGACCATCGCCAAGATTCATTTCTAACTTCCCAAGTTGCCCCCTTGCGTGGTTTTTGAAATATGTGGTCGTGTTTTTAGCCTTACAGATAATCGACCATGCAATATCGTGATTGATATATTTCCCGCATACAGTTCTGGTGTCTACATCAACGTCTTTTCTTTTGACAATACGGATCTCTTCAGACGGGAATCCGTAATACAGCAGGCACATAATTGCACCTGTCATAATCGCCCCTTCTTCCGAGAACACAGAAACGACGTAGGCGAAGAAATCATCTTCTGATGGAAATACATAGTTTTCAGCCAATTCATCGGTACTCTTGTTTGCAATGGCTTCCAGCTGGTTCTTTACACGCTCAGAGCGGAAGGTGGAACTGGTGTCTTTCTTTTTCCATCCGGACATTTCCATGTCAAAGAACGGATGCTGATAGTACCGCTGCGTTGAGAGCAAGCCCTCATCTCTGCACCACATAATATACTGCTTGAAAATAGACAACACAAAGATGCTGTAGTTTTCATTCAGTTCGGAGATCCACTTCGAGAACAGATCGTTTATAAATTCTTCGTCTTTGTCAGACTCGATCTCATAAAAGTCTTTCTCATACTTCCGTTCGAACGCGGCAAGCTTATGAAAAATGCTGCGAACCTTGTTATACCTGTTCTTACTCTTAGCAAGAATGATATATTCTCCAGCGGAATCCTTGGCTGGATCTCCGTTTGAATCTTTTTCGCACATTTTATCCAGAATAAATCTGGTCTTGAGCTCTTCATTGTAATATTCCGCACTCTGTTTCATCGCTTGCTATCTCCTTGCACAGTGGGTCGGTATATGAACTATTAGATTCATTGTACACTATGTAAGAAGATTTTGCAAACAGAATCGTAGATTTTATGATGCAGAGACCAGATTTGTACTGAATGCCGCCGCAAGCATCGGACACTGGATCACCATGGCGTTCGCTGCGCGCTGCCAGTTCTTATCAGAGAACGTTCCGATTGGTTCGCTCAACTGAGAGTTTAACAGCGTATCGCGGCCTTCGATCACAAGAGTGGATTCATGCGGTAAGCCATCGACTTCACCCACACCAAAATCAACATGGACCGGGTTGCGGCTGTTCCAGCGTTTTGTGGTGAATGGAATCACCTCACACTGGCCAGAGTTTTTGTTGTAGATGTTGTTACTGACGATCAGATAAGGATGAACGCCATAATATTTATGGACAGTTTTTCCTTCCTGCTTAACATCTGCAACATAACCGAGACGAATCTCACCGATTTTTGGGACACTTGAGCCAGCCTTAAACATATTATGACCTCCTTGCTGACCATCTGTTTTACTTTGTGTCCTTATTATACCATATTCATTCACACTTTACAATACCAATCTAAAGATTTTTTAAAAAAAGTGTGATTGGCTCCTCTGCACAATCGGATGAAATAATAAGGCGCTCCGACTTTTTCCCCCTCTCAACTTCACAAGAGAACACGTTGCCTGTAATGTTGCAGCAGCAACAAATGATTTCTGACCTTGGATCAAACTGACATTCGATACTGATGTAGCTGTATCGCTTGCCTTTTCTCAGTGCAACGCAGGATGACTTGGCTTTGATCATACAGACATTTTCTTCGTTCCGGCTGCCCCAGAACTCGATGATGTCATATGATCTGATATGTTCGTACATTTCCTGGGCAGTATATGTGATCCGCATCTTGCCCTCCAAACAACTAAAAGATGTCCTGTTTTTCTAACCAAATTCAGTTCGGTTGTTATTTTACCATAAAACATGGCGCATTTCAACCCGAAATAACAACTTTTAATTGTTTAGAACCAGCCACGACGTTTCTTGCCATGAACAGCATCATCTAGCATTTTGTTCGTCAGCTTCTCATAGTTTACGCCGCAGACCTCGTCCAGAATAGCATCATCATACGGAATACCCTTGGCGTTTAGATGATCGCGGAACCAAAACTTAGTCTGATAGTAGGGACCCATACGGTCAGAATAATCGTGTGGCCATTTACCAAGACAATTTGGATGACAATCTGGAATGTTATGCCATTCTTTTCGAACGCGATCATGCATCTGGCGGATTTCCGGGTTTGACCGGTCAGTGGCTTGTGCTGTATAAATTTGATCCAGCTCTGCCTGCTTTTTCATCTGTTCAATTCCGTTTTTCGCATTTACCGCGCCAGAAGCTCCAAGCCCCAGTAGACCTAAAACAAACGATACTGCTCCACTCATAATAAACTCTCCTTTGTAATTTATATAGTGATCTTATTCAAATAGATCTGGCCGACATCTTGGAAGATATGACCGACTATCGAGACGAAATAGTTCAGCAGTTAACTTTCCACCGCCCCAATCATCAAGTTCAAATTTCATCACCATTTCAACCAAGGCCATCGTATCCTTACTCTCTCTTCGCTTTTTAAGAGCTTTCTTCAATTCTGATTCCAAATAACACTTCTTTACCGCGTTCGGACGAGTTAGCTCGATTGCGTGCTCGATATCCAAAATTTCGTTGCTCGCATCTGTCAAGTCCTGATAAGCTTTCGCATATGTATCCTTTAGCTCTCCAAGCGTCTTGTCTACGATTTTTAAATTGCTCTTGAACTCGGCAAGCCGTTCTGAATCTATAACCGGATACGAAACAGCCCCTGGTTTTTGAACCGCCCCCAATACTGTCCCCTGCTCTTCTTCTTTTGGCTTTGGTTGTTCTACTACCGGCTCTTGCTCAACAGGTGATGGAGGAGTATCATCAATTCGTTTTGGTAAATATCCATTTTCTCGATATGCTCTTGGCAGCGTCGATAACACATTCCACGCCTTCGCTTCATTCGAATATGTAGAAGCACAGCTCATATTATAGGTTTGGGTAAATTTACCATTTGTCTTTTTTGTAATGTAAGTTGTCCCATTCGCGAGAATGTAGCTCACATTAACACATCCTTCCTACATTATTATAATAGGGATCTGTAAAACCCTTTAATGCTCTTTCAAAACAACGGACTGGCCCCGCCCCATGACCCAACAGTTCTTGCCAGCATAAGCACAGTCCTCGCAGTGACCAGAACACTCGCAAGCAGTAGCAGGAGCATCACAGGTTCCGTCCTTAAAAGAGACGTAGGCAATTGGAAGATTATGTGGGTTATTCATAGTATAACTTGGCCAGGAAGAAAACAGAATATGTAAATTACAGGGAATTATACCGCCTTTATCCAGAAATGCATTAACAAGGTCGTATTTCTTGGTGAATGCTAGAAACTGGGTGCGAGGGAGTTTAGTTGCGATGCGACACATCATATCAAAATACCGTTCATCCACGATATCTCCACTGACATGCCACCGAAAATAAAAAGACCCATAAGCGGCTGCAGTTGCCTGCATTTCAAAGCCGTCAGGGTCTGTTAACCACAGATTCAAGTTGTTGTCATAGGCGTTTCGCACTGTAGTTCGCCAGTCGAAATGACTGACATAGCACGTCTTTGCGCACGGAACGCCTGGAGCACAGGTTTTGATACGGGGCATCGAGATCGACTTGATACTCCCCATCTTGCTGTTTGCGTTCGACACTGACAGCTTCAACATATTCAATTTTCATACCCTCATCCGTGGAGGGTATACTCCTTTCCTATAATTATATCATCCTAATAGTCCAATAAATTACACTTCTAAAATCGGTTCATCAGGCATCAATGGCGCAAATTTCGCTTCCGCGTCCAGATCATAATGATATGGGATATCAAGACGATCTAGTTCTTCCTTAAAAATTTCAGCCAATTCATCTGGCGAATAGTCTTCGATTTTCATTTTACATCACCGTTAGCGCCATTCGATTGATAGTCATAACTAACTCATTGACACGGTTTCTATCGATGGTGTCCGGCAAAGCAGTGTTCGCCTTATCGTACTGCAGGCGCTTTTCATATTCTTTGTGGAAATCTTTTACATCGTGCTTGATATAACCGTTAGCAGCCTGGAATTCACCGTTTCGAGCCATCATCAACAGGTCGTGGTTCTCCGCCCGATTCGTAATGACTTCACCCTTTTCCAGAATATCAAAGACCATAAGGTAAAGACGAATCATATTCATAATGGTTTTGTTCATTCGCTTCTTTGTGATCTGATCTTCTGGGTGTTGATTACACCATTCGCCCAAAGTGACTGCCTTCTTGAACAATTTATCTGCAAAGCCACCAAACGAATACACGACCTGTCTGGACAGAAATAGCTTCTTGTTATCCATCAAAAGCTTTGTAGCCGGATGATAGCTGATGACAAGATCATCAGTATTCCCAAGCTGCTCTAACATATTTGGATTACCGCTGCACATGAGCTTAACTGCTTTGTTAAAGCTGAATACAGTTGTATCGGTAGCTTCGTCAACCCAGTGATCAAATTCGTCCAGACCAAGCAGCTCACGCCCTGTATTAAACGCCACGCCGCGAATATCAATGTCAGACCCTTCGATATTTGTTCCGTAAGCGTGGCTGCCGCCAATGGTTAAGAACATCATGTTTTTACCAAGATGCGGATTGGTGCGCAGGAAATCATATGGCTCGCTTGAAATGATCGATTGCAATTCCTCTCGTGTCATAATCTCACTCCTCTCAACCATCAATACTTTCCCAGATTTCCCCACGATAGCGATGATAATTATAGCCATCTGTAAACGTCTTGATCATATATGTAAGATCATCAAACGAGAATTCGCCAGGATCGATCTTGAGCTCCGGAATAGTGTCAAAATCAATATCGCAATCCTCTCCCAGTTCATCTCGCAGAGATTCGTCCGAATCATACCACCAGAAAACCGAGTTGCAAATCATTTCGTTATCAAAGTCAATAATCAGATCGCCCTCAGACCAGTATTTTTGCTTATCCATTACCTGCTCAGAGATTGCAACAAGACCATCATTGCGGGAGCCATCGTCCTTAAACTTAACATTCGGGAAGCGCTTATCGAACTCCGGCTTATCCTCAAAATCGATGCAGCCTCCATTTGACTCCATGAAGCGAACGATACGCAGAATCAATTCGTCCTTTGACGTGGTATCTTCCCATTTGACATTTTTAAGGATCTTCTGAGCTTCGTCCAGTGCGCTGGTTGTATATGCAGACCAGTGATAATAAATCGTGGCGATATCCTCGTCAAACGCATGAACTGTAATAACCAACCGCTGTCCCATTATTTCAACTCTCCTTTTTCATATAGTCGCTTTTTATATTCTTTTGATTTTCGGTGCGCTTCCCGCATTGTTTCTGCATCCGGGCGATAATACATCCAGTGCGTTCTGTTGTATTCATCGTCCTTTCGTTTTGCCCGCTGATCAACAATGAGCGAAATCGTTTTGTGCGAGACGTTATACTCCCGCGCCAGACCCCGGAGTGAGTATTCGCCGGTTTCAAACTTACGGGCGATTTCTTCCTTTTTAGCCTTTGTCAACTTCACCCGACGATCCTGAGTTTCTGATAGCCGACAGGTTTGCCACTTGCTTGCCAATCAATCATCCTCCGATTCCGCGAACGCTGATTCAAACTCATCCTCATAGCTTTCGATCTCTCCGTTATCATACTTTGCCAGAGCCTGCTGCATTGCATCGTCTGTATCTTTTGCATCCTTGATATGTACTTCGTAATAGCGATTTGCTGTAATATATACTGTGTATCCCATCTCTTGCCGTCTCCTTTTAACAATGACAGAGCAACCACGAAACCAGATCATCATGCTTGAACCAGCCCGCCGGGAACCCGCGCCAGTTGTTTTTATCCGTCCAGCTCCTGGATTTCATCTGGCCGATTTGCTGAAGCTCTACTGAAAGACGCATCATGAATTTCTTGCAGTCCGCTTTATTCTTCATTGCTGTCTGCATTACAAAATTATCCTGCAGCTTGCCATTGACAACCTCACAGATCGCACATGGGCAGTTGTGACAGTTCTTTTCGGCGCACATCAAACATGGCGACATTGTAATTCCTCCTTATACACCAGCAATATGACTGGCCATCATATCTGCCGTGTGAGTCCATAGTACGTTCTGATACTGCCCGATGGCATTGTTGTAATACTTCCACTCGTTCGTGTCGGTTTCATACGCGCCCATGTGCCAGCGGATGCACGCGACTTCTTCCTCAGTCAATGTGATAATACTCGCCAACATGCAGATGGACTTTTCGCCGTGATGACTGAAAATAGAATCGTTTAGATACTCATACGTTCCTGTATACGGGATATAAAGATACTGATCTGTTTTGCAAACGTCATGCAGCAGCCCAATTAAATACGGAGAACGTGGATTTTCCCATTTCAGTCCTAATTTATCTGTCAACGAAACAAGAGCCTTCACAACAGCAATGCTATGCTCGGCCAAACCACATGGATGAGAGCCATGATATTTTGCAGATGCAGGAGCTACCCAAAAATTATGTTCGTTCAGCCATTGGGTGAGTTTGATATAATCATCCCATGTCAGATATTTCTTCAGATCTTCATAGATCTCATTTTTAAGTTCAGTCTGCTTCTTTTCGATTTCTTCGTTCATATCCATTCTCCTTTGCAAATTATTCTGGCAGCGGTTATGTCTGCCCCAGTACCGCCAATCACCTGGCATCCGGACGTTAACCGAAAATAATAATTTCTTCCATTGATCACACCTCAATGTCAAAAGAAAAAGTTCCGTCCTCGTTCTCCCGATAATTCATTTCAGCGAGAGCATCGTTACAAGCCTTTAACCTCCTTTGTACTTCTTCTACGTTTGGATGCCTTAGAAAATACTGAAACCGTCTTGCTTCATCGGAATCCAAAATTATATCGCTATTGATGTAGTGCATTTTATTCCTCGTTGATGATCTCGATCTGGCACCTCTTCATAGCTGCCAGCGCATTCTTGTGGGACTCAGGAGTAACACCAGCGCAGCAGCTTGCATCCACAATGATAGGGACTTCAGGCTTTGCCGTCTTTAAAAGCAGCGCATTTGTAATCACACAGATATCTGTGCAAAGCCCAATCAAAGTGATGGAACCAACATTCACAGGGAACAGCGTTTGATAGATTCTTTGATTATCGTCTAACGTTGCATCAATGAACAACTCATAACTACCAAACGTTTTCTTATGATAGATTTGATCGTAGTCTGTGACAAAATTATTTCCGATTTCGTTTATCAACTTCCATCCGTCTGTTCCTTCAACGCAATGAGCAATAGGGAGATGCTTGCCCTCCTGAGTATTAAGATAATCTTCATTATGAGTGTCCATTGTGTAGAATACCGGACCCTTCCAGTTCTTGATCTTCTCAACGACCTTCGGCACAATGGCCTGAGCTTCAGGAGTACCAAGAGCGCCGGTTACGAAATCGTTCTGCATATCAACAACGACAAGGATATCAACCTTTTCCATCATTAGATCCTCCTGTTACCACTCAACTTCGTAAACGTCAGGGTTATACACCGGCATCGGCAACAGCTTGAACACATTGGCATCGTACATCCGATCGATCTTACCTGCGGTTACAGTGTCGCCGCCGAAATCACCAGTGCGGATGTATTTGTCGAGAAAATCATAGGTAAAGCCGAAATTATCTTCATCAGTACGGCCGGTCAATCCATCAGCGGGAGCCTTTTCAATAAACTTCTCAGGCAGCCCCAGCTCACGGCCAATGGCTTTTACTTCGGTAACAGTCAATTTGCCAAGAGGGCTAAACTGACCTGCACTGTCTCCAAAAAGAGTGGCGAACCCGACATGATCCTCCGAAAGATTAGAAGTGTTAGCCACCCGGCCATTCATGCTCTGAGACACCATGAACAGAGTCGCCATACGGATTCGTGCCGGCAGATTCACACGAGCCTGTTTGGAATCACACAGACCGGCAATTCGTCCCTTGGCCAGCAGCATGTTCACAGTCTCAGCAATATTGATCTCAAACGACTTGATCCCCAGATGAGCGACCAGTTCACGCGCCACATCAATATCGCTCTGAGCACCCTGCGGCATCAGCACACCGATCACACGGCCATTACCCAAAGCTTCACAGCACAGAGCTGCCACGATACTGGAATCCTTGCCGCCAGAGATACCAACCACGGCGTTACACTCGGGGCCATTCTTACGGAAATAATCTCGAATCCATTTCACGATTTCATCCTTTGTTTTTGCCGCATCAAATGCATACTTACGCATATTATTTGCCCTCCAGTTTCCACAGTTCTACATCGATACCTTGAAATGTAACGTCAATGATCTTTTTGACTGTCTCCCAATCAGCGCCACCACGGACGCATCCGATTTTATACGGCATTGCGACCTTCCAACTAAACTGTCTTGCCTGCTCTGCAACATAAATTAGAGCTTCCATCAGAGCGCCAACTGAAGTGTACTGTGCCCCGTTGTAACCGTATTTATCTTGGCCAAAGCAATTAGCGATACAAAACTCGTTGCGGCCACCATATACAGGGACGATCTGAGCCGTGCCAAGCAACCCGGCACTGTAGTTTTTATGAAGCTCGCACAATTCGTGATATTGCTCATACACATTTGGGAATCTCTCACGGACTTCCTTGGCAACGCCTGATCCCATTACGCCCTGACAATTCACCTGATGACAGATAATGTCTGCATCAGAATCAAACACATTGCCTTCTTTTACTACAACAGCCATATCATCGCCTCCACATCATTCATCAAAGTTTTTTCCAATCAACCAATCCTCACATTCTTTTCGAGTTGCAAAGTCTTCAACCCAAGCATCATGGGTCGTATTATCAATTCCAACATAGAAATTCCCATCTTTGTGAAGGAACAACCCCGGATCAGCTTTTAACGGGTTACAAATAATTGCATCCGCTTCTTGGTGGTTTATCTCTTTGATCTCTCCCATTAGAACTTTCCTTCCCACAGTCGGTCGCGAACTTCCTTCAAACTGTATTCCTTGACCATAGCGCCATTACGGAATACGGTTTGCAGCATGTTTCCGTCAGAATGAGCAGCGTGATCCATCAGGCCATCGACATAAACCAGCTCGTCGTTTACATCCTTAGTGACATAGCACATACCCTTCAGGCTCTTCTTGAAGTGATCGGTATCGGTTTTGGGGTCCTTGAAGATCTGAATCTCTTTGCCATTGACAACGCCATAAGTTGCCTTCACAGCCATGCCAAACGTATCGCGGGTGAACGGTTTCAACTGACCATTCTGCTCGATGCACTGCATGGAGAAAGAGCCAACGCCAAGGCTGACATTATTACAGGCGAAACCATGTGCCTTGAGTTCTGCGTAGATCTTCTCACACCGCTGCACCGTAATGGAATCGCCGTACAGAGCCTTGACATGAGAATCGAGTACCTTGTAGCCCTTACTGTTGACTGTTCCGCCGAAGATGTCCCACAGATGATAGACAGTCTGCGTGACGATTTCGACCGGGTCACCAGAATCACCACGAATCAGCAGCGTGCCATTGTGTGCCATGATTTCATTCTTGAGCTGCGGCAGAATGTTATCGACCAGATTCCAATAGTCGTAAGAATCTGACACCATGCTGAAACTCATATTGGGATAAAGCTCGGTCAGCGCCCGGCGAATAAAAGTGATCTCGTCGCCATCGACAGCGAAGTTAGAACACATCACACTATGCTCGGTACTGACAGCGCCAAATGCAACAGGCTCTTCTTCACAATTGCAGCGATACATCTCTTCCAGATACGGAATTGCAGGAACAGTGGCCGTATTCAGGAAGCTCAGGCACCAACCAGCGCTTGACTTGACTGCCGACTGCATACACTCCTGCCCACGAAAACTGAAGTCACCAAGGGCACGAGCATGGGGCACACCCTCTTCAACGGTTTCATCGTAATACTTGTTCACGATATCGCGATACAGGGTACCGACCGTTGCAGAAATCATCGGATGCCACAGCTCAGAACTCATAAAAGATTCGAGGAACTGCGGAACCCATGCGAAATCAGGGTGCGTATTGCTCATCTCAAGGAACGGCACATGGATCGGGCAGCGGGTTCCTTCAGGTAACGCTTTGATTTCAACAGGAAGATATCCCAGATCATGTAGCGCTGCAATCTTGTTCAGATCGTAAGCATCTTGACCAATGGTCGCATCCAGGATACGCTTGTACTCGGAAACGACTTCATCCTTGGGTTTATTGAAGAACTGCTCCTTGAAATATCGTACCAGATAATCCTTGCAGAATGCCTGAATGCCGAACACGACGACTTCATCCACGCCATCCAGTCGGCTCATGCGTGGAGTAAAATAACTGACCAGCTTAGTAGTGCCGGCCGGGAACTGCTTACTGTGAGTCGTCTTGTAGAAATCGCACAGCAGCATCGGGTTGATATTGATCATTTCAAATCCTCCAGTCCAATTTCTGGCCACATTGTCCGCAATAGTGATCATATTGACCAATTAACGTTGTATTGCACTTTGGGCATCTGTAGCTTTCATACTTTGGATCGATTACAACTTTCTTGCTCTCGATTCGATTGAAGTAATCACTCAGAACATCACTTATCATTGCTTTTTCAGACCAGTATGCATCTCCATATTTGATACTTTTCGTTAAGCGCTGATATGCACTAAGGATTTCACCTTTTGCATACTTCATATCAGTCCTCGTCCCAATGACGCTCTAAAACAGTAATCTTGTCGTGCTTGCCGGTGAAGATACTGTCTGTGGTATAGACCATATGAATCAGTTCCGGATCATCAAACAGATGGCCACGCTCAGAATCCAGGATACTGTTTTCGCAATGGCTGACATACATATCGATATCGCCAGCGCCCAGTTCTTTCAGCTTCTTGGCTGAATAAAACATCGTACCACCGTAAGAGCAAATATCGTCGATCATAAGAACCTTGCCGCCCTTGGGAGGATATCCAGTGACATCCAAGCCGAGAATCTTACCCGTTGCCCAGTCCCGCTTTTTATCGCCATGGATGATATAAGCACTGCACTTTGCTCGATCCAGTGCCCAGTGAACAGTTTCCTCATAACGCTTCATTGCGCCGGCATCCGGGAAATAGATCACATTCGGCTTGCTCTCCTCAATTGCCTGACAGACTTCACGAATCGGAGTATGTACTTCGCACCGATTGATCAATGCCGGAGCCACATCACTGTGAGGGTCAAACACGCTGACGCGGCTGAATTCACACCGATTGATCTCGTCAGCGAACCACTTGAGGGTGAATACGTCCTCGTCGTGATAGGCGCGATCCATGCGGGCATTCGGGATATACGGCATGAACAGCTCGACCTCTGCCCCATTATCCTTTGCATCCTTTGCGATCATAATGACCGTGGGAAGCTCGGCCATGGATTCAAACGTCCAGACGATGCTGATTACATTGAGATAATTGATGGTCAGATCCTTCTTGATCAGTGGAGTACCGTCAGGGAAAGAATCGATCTTATAATGATTTGCTTTGACCATATTGATCCTCCTTAGACCATGTAATGAATGTCTCTTTCACGAGTACGGGAAATGATGACTTTGACCACACCATTGTCCTTTTCAAAAGCTTCATAACGATCCTTTTCATCGTCATCGCTCTTGGAATACGGATTGATCACATCAACCTTCTTGCCATCAATGAATTGCTCACCGTTGGCGGGGTTATACTGGATATCCTCGGTGTTGATGTAGCAATCAGGCCAGTAGCCATCTTTCAGCTTGACATCAAAACAGATACGCTGTGCGCCATTGAACATATCAAAACGCTTGGTGCAGGATGCACGGTAACCATCCTTGAAGAGAATAGTGAGCTTGTAGCTGGTCTCGTTCATATTGATGATATTCAGATCTTTGATGGCCTCTGCGAATGGAGTGCCCAGATTCAGTTCAAAGGCGATAGACCGCAGGCAGTCGTAGTTCAGATCAATCTTGCCAGAAAAATCGACCACAGCTGGGATCTGATCGTAATACTTCTCTTCGAGCTTATCCTTGAGATAGGTTTCGACCTCGTCAGCGCCCGGGTAATCAAAGCGGAAGTGATAGTGGAAGCGGCCGGGACGATTGACCAGATAATCGTTCAGACCATTGAGCTGGTTACAGGTGACGACGAACAGCTTTTTGCCCGCGCTGGTGCCATCGAACAGACTCAGCATCGTATCCTGCGGATTGTCATCGCTGGTAGCTTTGAAGGTCTTGTCAAACTCATCAAACAAAACCATAACCTCCTGGTCGATTGCCTCAATAAAATTGGCAATGCCAGGAATGTACTGAGAGACAAGGATTACAGGATAGCCTTGTTTGATCGCTTCCTGCGCAATCATCTTAGCGGTCAGAGATTTACCGATGCCTTTGTTGCCGCTGAGGATAACACCCAGGTTACGGTTGAACACCTTAAAAGAATTCAGTACCTTGGCAACCTTGCCGCTCTGAACGCCATAAACCTTTTCACTGACAGACATGCCAGGACGACGAGCCAGATAAAAACCGGTCATCTTAGCAAAGCAGATATCATACGTGCCCGCTGGAATTTGATCATAAGCCTGCATATCATCGCCATACAGATGCAAGCGGCCAGAACTTTCAACGATTTTCATATTGATATTCTCCCTCTTCAATCAGACCAGTTTTGCGAGTTCAGCTTCCAGCTCGGCCATATCCATGCTCTCAAACTTCACATCCTGCTTCTTGGCCATGATAGCCAGAATCTTATCACGCTGTTCCTTTTTCTCAGCGGCGGTCTTGCGGTCCTCGGCTTCAGCCAGCTTAACAGACACGATATACTTCACCAGCTCGATCTTGTTAGCCAGTTCCGTATCGGCCGCGCTTTTTGTCGCCAGCAGAGAGTCTTCATCGGCAGCCTTCTTCTGACGGTTCAGCATCTTGAAGATGGCATCCAGGTCCTCGACCCGCAGACTCCACAGATCCTCTACGGTCATAACGCCCTTGTAGTTAAAGCGATAGCGATTACGAGTTGCGATTTCAAACAGATTCTTTTCCATGATAATTTCCCCTTTCAGATTTACAGAAGTGATTCACAAACGCATTCCTGTTTTACAAAACTTTTGGGAATCAGCATTTGTTCTGTCCAATAAGAACCACAGCATTTTAGTTTTACAGTTTTTTGAGACTTAGAGTATTCTTTAATCTCAAATTCCGACCCAGCAAGGCGAACCATATTTAACGTTGGAGTTGCACGATAACCGGCATTCTTACCTCCAAATGTTTGATAGACCGTATTGATATCCAAATCCGGACGAACCACAACATGATCGCCTTGCTTAAATCGAAGTGGAATTACATAATCCATAACAAACCTCACAGTAGAGATTCGCAGCAGCACTCGTTGTCTGCAAAACCAGAAAACATGTCATCAGTCCATCTAAAATCATGCGTTTCTTCTACGATATAGTGCCCGTTAGAAGAATAATCTTTAATATGAACCAGTTGCCCATGAAGTTCCGACATATCCAATGTCACAATGTTATTGTTGGCTTTTGGATGGGGACCAGACCTCATATCGTAAAAGGCACCATACTTAAGATCATCTCGAACTAAAACAGCATCGCCTATTTTATATCGATACTCCATTTGACACCTCATAGCAGAGATTCACAGCAGCACTCTTTTTCGTTCGCCAGACCAACAAACATATCATCTGTCCACAGGATTTTCTGATTCGTTTCTTTGATGATATATCGATTGCGGCAATACTCAAGAATCGTGACAACCGTTCCCTCCAAAGCTTTTCGTACGCGAATCGTACTTTCGCTCACGCAGATCACATTAGCAAGCGGGCTCTGACTCCCAGAGCGCATGTAGTAATCTCCGTTTTCTCGAATTTCATTGATCACTACGACACGATCACCCGGCTTATAACGATATTCCATTTAGCACCTCACAGTAGAGATTCGCAGTAACATTCATTTTCGTTTATCAGACCAACGAACATATCGTCTGTCCAGAAATCAGCATCAGGAGCTTCCGCGATATGATATCCACCATTTTTATACGATTTAATCGTCACAATAGCTCCTGCAAAAGAGAGGTGTCGTTTGGTGCACGAGGCCCAGCCACCAGCACGCGGTCCAGATCGCATCTTGTAACTATCACTATACGTGAGAGCTTCGTGCAGATCATTTTTTACAAGAACCTTGTCGCCGATTTTATACCTATATTCTGTAGGATAAGTTGCCATCAAATCACCACTTTCAGAACTCGCTCGGTTGCCCCCTGCACCTTAACGATAAAACTGTTATGCTGCGTCTCAGAGAAGCCAACACCGGACAGCTGGTCATCCACGGACTGAACTGCCATCTGAGAACCCAGCGCCTCAAACACACGCTTATGCTGCAGCAGGTCCGCCTTCAGGAATTCATTGTAGAAACCATTGGGCTTTTCCGGATTGACGCAGTCTTTGAGCATGAAGAAGTAGTGACGGTTGCCATTGCCGGTCTGTTCGTCCCAGTAGTTCGGAGAGTACATCGCCACAGACACAGGTACAAACTGATTGGAATTCACACCCCAGATCTCGCGGGTGCTGGTAGAACTGGGCAGCAGCTCCTTAATGGAGAACTTACCATCCTTCAGTGTGACTTTTGCCACGGCGACATTCTGACCACCATGCAGCGGCTTATCATAGTTAAACGAGTAGATGTTGCCATCGAACTCGATCTCAGCACGGAAACCAGTTTTACCGCCACGACTAGAGAAACACTGAACATAGAAACTGTACTCACCCTCCTCCATCTTCTTAATGTCAGGCCAAGTGATGTTCTCGACCGCAGCCTTATAGCGAATGGGACGAATAATATCTACGTCCAGATTACCACCGGTGCTCAAATCTCGTTTGTCGCCAAAATAGATCTCAAAGTCGTTCGGCTCAACACAGTGGGCATCAAGGTCATTTTCATCCCACTCGTCCGGCTTATCGTTCCACTGAATCGAGAAACGCAGCACGCCATCCACCTTACCGCCAGCAGCCTTAACGTTTTCGCGGATATCGCTGTCTGCCATATTACCGGTATAAGCCCAGCTGAAACCATTGGGCCACTTGAACATGCTTGGCGCACTCTTGTCCTGCGGCGCAATCAGAGATACCATGTTCTTCGAGAAGCGATTTTCCATGAACAGTTCCAGACCTGCCGCAGTAGGCAGAACTTCTTTGACGAACTTTTCGATACCGATTTCTTCCGCGCGGCTGAACTTCTTAGGGTCGGTCCCCAGAGACTTTACCATTGCCTCAAACGGATTCGCAGCGCCCATCACCCGAGGAGCGGCATCACGGTTGCAGAACATGATGTTGTTGGCAGTAACATCGTCCAGAGTAGCAAACCGGCGACCCAGACTGTTCATATAGCCCAGCTCAGTGACGGTTTTCTGTGCGTCTTCCAGCATCTTCTTGGTGAAAATCGCCTTAGGACGCTTATAGTTTGCGGGAGCAACCACCTTTTCAAAAGCAGTCACAGCAGCATCCACGTCCATACCCTCGCTCAGGTTCACCAGCAGAGTACCGATTGCCGTATTGCGGATACGAAGCCGGTTCATCGACATACCGCCGGGAGCCATCCAAACATAAGCGGACTTCTTTTCATCAGGCAGACGATCATACACTCGCTTATCGATTTTGAAGCCACGAACCAGAGATTCAAACTCCTTACCGCGATACAGGCTGTTCTGCGCAATCAGCTCAAGCACGGTATCCACGGCATCCATGGTCAGCTCCTCCAGAGAACGCTTGAACACATTAGCAGAATCACGCCACTGAGCCATCTTGGTAGGTACGTCATCGGGACGCACAATGAACCGCTGAGGAATCTCGACAGCGAAATGATCCCAGGTATGAACCGCCTTATGATCAGCGTCATACTCATAGTTCATCTCAGTGCCAAACTTGCCATCAGAGATCATATTGCGGCTGATGTAATACGGGTTCACAACAGCGCAGGTTTTCACATAGGCAGCCAGCGCATCCACAACCGGCTGATAAACGTCAGACTTGGTGTCGAAATCCCAGACGGTGATCATCTGACCCTCCATGAAAGAAACCAGCTTACCGATGTTCTTCACGAAGCGACGGCAGCAGGAGCAATCATACTCACGGCGCTTACGGAAAATAGGATTCGTGCCAGCCGGGAAGCTGTCCAGATAGAGGTCATATAGCTTATCCTCATCTGCATTGGTAATAAACAGAGGTGCGTCATCCTTCACCATCTCATTGAAATGCTTCTGAATCAGAGCGCGGAATTCTTTGAAGTTTGCCATTGTTTTCATTCTCCTTTTTGATTACAGTAAACTGTTACAAATACATTCGGTCTGGTCTTCAAACATAGACTCAGTCCACCAATAAGGGATTCCCTGTAGTCTATAAAAATCATCATCATCGGCGTAATCCTCGACTTCATAGGTCTTTCCGCTATAGTTGACCATATCGTCGTTACAGAAAAGGTCTCGTTTGCCTGCTGACGGCCCATACCAGACAGGGTAATCGCGGTCTGCGGTCAAATCTGAACGAATCGTTACCAGATCACCCGGCTTGTACAATAAAGGTTTCATCACATTCACCTCACAATAAAGATTCGCAGCAGCATTCGCTACTATCTTCTTCAACAAACATATCGTCAGTCCACAGGACGGTACCTCTACATTCTTTGATGACGTATCTGCTAAGGGCATATCCTTCTATCGTAACGATTTTGCCCAAAAGACTATTTCTTATATCAATCGTTCTTTCGCTGATTGTAACAGTGTTTTCCGCCAGCCTATCTGTAAGGGGACCAGATAACATATGATATCTGTCGTCCTTATAAAAAGCATTTGCTTGTACTTGAACCTGATCGCCCGGCTTGTATTTAAAATCCATTCAATCACCTCACAATAAAGAGTCACAAATACATTCGTTTACAGACACTGGCTCAAACATTTCATCAGACCAGTACAGATGATCAGGATCATTATCGATTTTGTAACAACCCCGCTCATAAGAAATGATTTTGTGGACTGACCCTTTATATTTTTCGATTTCATATACAGTACCCGGTTCATGTCCAGCTCTGGGACCGGAGCGCATATAATATTTCTTGCTATGATTGATATCGTCACGAACTTTTACAAGGTCGCCAATTTCATACAGGTATTTCCCTTCCATGATTCACCTCACAGCAGCGGCGTGCAGATACATTCGTTGGGTGCTGCAAACATCTCGTCCGTCCATCGATCACGGCCATAATCTTCTTCGATGTAATAGCAGCCATTGCGCTTGCCGGCAATATGAACCACAGTGCCGAGCCGCTGTGGCTGAGAATAACTAAGGGCTGCGCTGACATCATTTGCACGATAACCGGAACGCATATAATACTGAACGCCGCGCTCCAAATCAGGCCGAACAACTACTTCCTCTCCGTTTTTGTACCGATAATATCTTGACATTGCTCTACTTCCTCCATTCCATTACAGCAATGAATCGCAAACGCACTCGTCCACGACAAACGGCTCAAACATCTCGTCACTCCAGATGCAGCCATCGATTCCTTGTGCTTTGTAAACACCAGAAGCTGATTTGATCTTTTCAATGACGATCTCTTGTCCTGCGTATTTTTTCATCCAGTCAAGAATTATCCAAGGTTTGCCTTTGTTTTCGCCAGACAGCATTTTATAACCTTCACCTTCCGAGAGATCAGGACGAACGCGAACTCTGTCGCCCGGGTGATACATATAATCAATCATTCTGTTCCTCCATCATCGAACCAGTCCGACACACGATCAGACATTTCGTCCATCTTATCCTGGTCTGCCTTGACATAATGCATTGTGACACGCTGGCTGCTATGCTTAAACTTTTCTTGAAGCATCTCGATCGTTTGCCCAGATGTACCAGCCTTTTTCGCTGTCTGAAGTGCAGCCATTGCATAGGTTTTGCGCATGGTATGAGTGGACAGATCGATATCCAGCTCACACGCCTTCCCTGCTTCTTTCAAGATCCGATAAAATCCGCGCACTGTCAGAGGGCCACCCTTGCGACTGCGAAACAGATAATCAGATTGACTGATCTCGAAATTCTGTTCATCGAAATAATCTTCCAAAATGTCGGCTGCCATCTTGGGGATCTTGCACACATTGCGCTTACGGGTCTTTTCTTCAATCAGTTCGACATGCTCTTTCACACTGCCATCCTGTTCGTAAACATCAGCCGTTTTTAGACTGAGAAGATCGCCACAACGAATACCCAGACTGCACCCGAACACGAAAATCGCCTTGTTGCGCAGACGAAACTTAGGGTCGCCGTTGGAAGCGAGATAATTCGCCAGTTTCTGGAAATCCTCTTTGGAACGAATCGGATCAGCAGGCGAAGGTTTGATGCGGCCATCCTTTGTATAAAGGCTGTTGGTTGGCTTTGTCTTGCGCTTTTTCTTGCGAGCGGCAGCCACGATGTCCTGAATCATTTCCTTCAGTTCTGCCTCACTCATGGTAATGTGAGCTTCAGAACCAGGCTGCTGTGGAAACTGAACCACACGATCTTTACGCTTACGTGCCGGTTCTGCCATTGATCTTCATCCTTTCTATGTAAATCAATATCTATGTTGATGTTTTTCTCTATAACGCAGGTTATGAGTGTATAGCTCATTATCAAAATCGTTGATCATGCGGCACTTTTCTTTGTATTGGTGCTGCTGTGTCAACTCAGTTTCGACGTACTGCTGGCGCTCCTGACAGTGATCGTGACACCCGGGATAACGCTTGGGAGCCACACAATAATGGCAGGGATTCTGCATTTTCAAATCATTCCAATCATAGTAAACTTTCGCAAACACAAGCGGTATCGTATTCGTACCGTGCTTGGAACATCTGATCCGTCCAGGCATATGATTTATTGTCTTCTTCAATGAAATATTGACCATCAAGATGTCCTGAGATATGAACGGTCTTGCCTTCGAACTCCTTCATTCCGTCAGCAATATTGTTGTATGTGTATGTATTTGGGCCAGACTCCATAAAGTAGCTGCATCCCATTTTGAGATTTCGCTTTACGACCACTGCGTCGCCCTTATTGTATCTGTATTTCATTGTTTACCTCACAGAAGAGATTCACAGCAGCACTCATTGATAGGAACAAACATCTCGTCGGTCCAGCCATAATCAAACTCTTCCAGAGTGTATCCATCTCCTCCGTGGCGAGGACCATGAATCGTAAAAACCTTTCCAGCCTGATCTACCATTTGATCAACCACATTGTAAGTATAGTCCCCATTGTGGCGGCCTGACCTCATACAATAAATTTCACGGCAGTTCAGATCCGGACGAATCATTACTTTATCGCCTGGCTTATACATCAATTCCATATTTCTACCTCATTTTCTTTTTTATCAAAATCACTTTCTAAATCCGATGCTCTGGAAACGGGAGGACGCACGATCGGAGACTTCGTCACGCGACCTGTCGCGTGGCCTCGTCTCGGATCGAAGGACGAGTGTTTCCTGACAAGGATTGGCAGAGGCCAGCTGCACGATCAAGGTCCGTGTTGTGCAGCGGCCGGTTGTTGGAGTATTCTTCTTAACATCCGCCTTGGGCGTGATGCTCGCTCTTTTGGAACGATATACAAAGTGACTTTTTTGCTTACTGATTACTGATCGGGCTCATCGAATTCGATTTGTTCGCCCATGGATGCCGCCGTTTCACAGACTTCATCAAACAGGACATCTCTGCCGGCTTCCAACATTGCCTGGTGAATGCTCGGCTCTGCGGCGGCCACAATGGTATCGCAGAAATTGGTATCGTCTGTGTTGATCGATTTCAGATTCAAACTTTCCACGATCTCTTTGACATCCTCAGGACCCCAAAACACCAAGGCTCGCCGATCCTCTTCGTAGACCACCTCTGTTTCGATGCCCGTGGAATAGTAGATCATATCCGCAACCTTTTCGAGTTCTTTCGACGGAACCTTTCCATCCCGACACATAATTTCAATCATAGATCATCACTCCTTGTGTGTATCTCCATTTTTTATGCAACAACGCCCTCTTTGGGACGAAGATCCTCTTTAAGCATCGCCACAATATCGGTGCCGAACTTTGCATTGTAACGACGGATCAGTTCGTCGATCACCTCGGGCTCGACCATGTGATAATAGTTGAGCTTGCCATTGAACTTTTGCAGATCTTCCAGCTCCCAGGTTCTGCCATGCTGTTTTGCATCGATATAATTCGTCATAGCCGAACGGAACATCTTAAGATTGCGCCAGCCAACCGTGATCTGATTGTCCTTGTTCCACATCAGGCCGAGGCACCAGTTCTTGCTGGAGTGCCGGTTGCCGTAATGCGTTTTCGTTTCGTTCAGAGTAAACGGCGCATGGAAGAAGTTCAACGCATCAATGATGATCTGCTGAATTTCCATCGGGTCAAAGTGATGATAACAGCTGATAAGGATATCATCTGCATATCGTGTGAAAGTGAACTCGCGATCGATGCCGTCCTTTGCTTTATAGCCATAGCACAGCTTGCGAGTGATACAGTGGTCAAACGGAATCATCATCACATTGGTAAGCCACGGACTGATGGGAGTTCCCTGCGGCAGGCTGTTGCGAAGGAAGCACAGGTTGACCGCCTTTGCCAGTTCATCTCGGCCACGTGCCTCCCGCATGATCAGAGCGAATGGATAGATCACACTCATCATGCCGAGCAGAAAATCCGGTGTCGTGCTGGGGAAGAAACCATGGAAGTCGAACTTGACCGCCCAATGATTCTGATAGTTGACGACCTTTTTCATGCCGGTCGCCTCATCAACGACGGTTTTATTGTGACCTGCCTGATGCTTGCGAACTGCATCGATAAAGCTGCGATTTGGAATATACGCGAAAGCATTCGTGTGATAATCTGCAATCATAAAGCTCTTCAGTAGCTCTCGCAGCTCGATCAGTGCATCAGAAAGAGTTTCATCGGGCGCATCAATGGGTCGCCAGCCGCCAGATTTCTTTGGAATCTCAAAGTGAGAATAGTGACTCGGGATATCGCTGGATTCAAGCGCCGCATATTTCACGTTGTAGGCAGCCAGCTTCTCGATCATCTCGGGAACGTTAGTGATAGCGCGAAGTTTGGCGGTTAAATCGTTGCGGCACACAGTCATTGTAGATGTGTTGCTGCCGCCATAGTGCAGTGCTTCTACATTCTGTACACCGGCGAGGATCTCATCAAAAGTGATCTGCCGGGTCTTAGGAGGATTCAGATATGTAATGTACATTGTTTCTCCTTTATGATTTCATCGTGATCTAAATGGGTTTCTTGAGGCTAAATAGCGTGCTTGAGGAGGTCCTTATCATGATTGGATGCTCAAGAATGGCTATATAACCGCCTTCAGGTGACCCGAAGAGGTCGTTTCGAACTCTGCGTTAGCGTTGTTAGCCGTCGGTTCCGAGATCGTTTGCAATGTTGATGCCTCGGAGGAGGGCCTACCTCTTTCTTGACAATTCGATACACTTGGCTTGGCCTAAGTGCGCTGTTTATAAAAACAACTATTCATCACGATTATTTATTTACGATTTATCAGAACGCCATGACGCTCTCTTCACCCAGAATGAACGGGGTTGCAACGATCTGCTTTTTCAGCTGGTTACCTCCCACGAAATTGATAAAGTTCGTAACCGCCAGACAGCAGATGAAACGAACGGTCGGTGCGACACCCTGAACGATGCCACATGCAGACACCGGCGTACTTACCTTTGCTTCCTCGTGAGTAAAATTCATGGAGTTCTTCAGGTTGTCGATCTGCTTGCGATCCTTCCAATCGGCCGACCAGCACTGTGCATCATACAGGCCAGTGCGGATATCGAACACACCGAGCAGCTCAGGATTGTACTTGTTCTTCTCCAGGAACTGCTTGCGGATCTCGATGCTGTCCACGGCCAGGAACACATAACCCTTGACGGTTTCGCCCTGCCAGCCATTTGGCATCAGAACCAGATCCTCTTTGATATCAGGATTCACATTGCACAGAATGTTCCCCACAGCTTCTACCTTGGGATGGGCGATATCCTGCTGGAAGAACATCTGGTTGACGATATTCTTGGGTTCGACAAAGTCCATATCCCACAGAGTGAACTTGGTCAGACCGTATCGTGCCAGCAGTTCAGCCACAGTAGAGCCGACCGAACCACAGCCGATGATATGAATGCGACCCTTAACAGACGCAGGGTCAAACACCATTTCGATTTTGCTCAGATCCATTGTTGTTTCCTTTCTTAGTCCTGAAATGCGTCAGCGTAGGGATAGCAGCTCGAATTCCAATTGTTCATCAGGTCGTTCGGATTCTCCTGATAATACTTCATCAGATTGGATTCGCTTCCCTTGCTCTTGGCTGGATCGATCTTAGGGGCGGCTCCACCCGTGACAGTTTTCAGCGCAGGGTTCGTCGTGGCTGCAGGTTTCGTTTCTGCTTTTGTTTTCGTGGACGCGGCTGCGGTGCTTGCGTTACCAACGAACGCGCCTCCCTGATAAGCTGCTGTACCCGCGCTGTAGCTGCCGGAGTAAGCTGCGCCATTGTAGTTGCCGTTGTAGCCACTGTATGTAGTTGTGACCGGCTTTTGGACGAGCGCTTCCGCCTGTTCGAGAAACCCTTTCGTATCGGCCTCTCCAATCGTCACCTTGACATCGTCGCCGCTGTAGATGGCATTGTCCGCCATGTCCACAACACGGACGTTATACTCCCGCCGCTTGTTCCAGATCATAAAGATGTAGTAGTCCTCAGAGCTCAGGGTATCAATGAGATCCCACTGATTCTGCATATCCACGCCGCTGGGAGAAGTGCCCATGTTCACATGACTGTGGCCCTGGAACCGCAGCGTATTAAAGGATTCATCGTCCAGCTCATACAGCCAGGTCGTATACTTTTCCTGGTCCGTATTCACTGTTGCGCCCGTGACCTGCTGCGGATAGACCAGGATCTTGGTGATCTGGAAATGAGTTTTATCAATGCGATTCACCAGACCGTGCCAGGCGACCTCGGTACTGAAGTGATCGATCAGAGCACACATCTCGTGATAAGCTTCCAGAGTAAAATTCACCTCGACTGCGTCCTTGGCAGGTTTGGAAAAATTCTTGTTAAAGGAGAACTTATCCGTCTGCAGATTACCCAACGCAGAAGCCTGTGCATAGAACTCCTGCAAAATCCCCTGGATCAGTTCGTCATTCATCTTAACCGGCTGCATACTTCAAACCTCCTTATGCCGTTTCATTGCTTTCGTTTTCCAGGATCTCAATCACCTCTCCGACGGTGTAGAGATTGCCATCCTTATCTTCCAGACACTTCCTGTTTCTATAATCACCGAACAGCTTTTCCATCATCCATTCGACAACCGTAGAATCCGTCCAGTTGATATAAGAAGAAGAGGTCACCAGAGTGGACAGAATGCCGATGTAATCACGACGAAGAGCCAGATCCTGAAGCATACCGCGATAGCCGCCGTAACAGGTAAACCGGTCGATATGCGGCTGAGGAAAACGATCCTTCATCAGGTCTTCTCGATGATTCATGTTACTGCTTCTGATGGCTTCGACGCGGCAGTCATCATAGACGATCCACTCGCAGTAGACACGCAGATTGAACCGGTGCTCTTTCCAGATAGCCATGAACAACTTCTTGGTGAGATCCATATCATACGGGCTCTCCTCGTAGATGTAGCTGGACATTTTATCCTGCTTTTCGACATACTGCTTAAAGATATCTTCGTTGTAGTCATTCAGATAGCAGTTCACGCCGACCCACAGCTGATTGCCTGACTTATCCAGAGCGATAAGAGATTTGTTCGCCTTGAAGAAATCGACCAGCTCCTTCTCATCGTCTCCAGAGTTGCAGGCACGATTCCGGAGTACCAGAAGCTTCATCTGCTCTTCGTCCACCTGCTTCATGGCATTGCGGGCGCTGCTCATGTAATCATTGACGTTGTTCTCTGCCCGGCGGACACGTTCTTCCTGATCGTGGATCGAGCGGGTGAAGTTCTGACTGCAGAATCCCTTGAGCATGCCTTCGACTTTCTTGCCGTAGAAGTCATAAGTCGCATAGATCTTGTCGATTGCTGCATTGAACTTGTCATACTTCTGCTCGGCCAGCATCTTCAGCAGATCGAGTTCATCCCTGGTTGCCGGGTGATCCTTGAATGCCCACGGAAGCAGACGGGGCAGACAGCTCATCATCATCTGCATAACCTGGATTCTCTTGGGCGAAGGAGCGAACACCATGGTCGCCTGCTTGGTTTCGTTCTGATAGACCAGAGCGTCACCGCTGCGATCGACATACAGAGAGACATCCTCAAGACGAACCCAGCCCGCCTTCTTGTAGTCCTCGTCGAACGTTTTCACCTGCTTGATGTAATCGGCTGCTTTCTTGTTGGGGATGAAATGGAAATACAGACCGAGCTTGATCTTTGTGAACGGACCACGCTCACCAGCGTAATAGGCCGCTGTCAGCTTCTCATCGTCCGGGAGCCGGATCTCGTTCTCGACCACCAGAGACTGCATGATGCCCTTGTTCTCGGGATCAGCGGTAAAAGTCGCCAGCCGCTCCTCGTTCATCACTGCCCGGAGAACGGTCAGGACGGTGTTATCTTCGGTTTCGAATTTGTTCCTGCTCTTGATGTCAGAGAAAAATTCGTTGCATTCGTTCGAGCCGAGCTTCGTCAGCAAACCAGTGAATGCCATAGTTACTTCCTCCTTAAATTCATATCTTGCATTTAAAAAGCCCAGATACTGGACACATATAAGGCAGACTTTAACCGGCCTGCCAGCGGCTGCAATGCTACTTATCTGTTATAACCAGAACAGATTTATATTCGGACTTTATTCGAGATTCGCTCGAACAGATTCAGGATCAAGCTCCGTTAATCCCTTAACGGGCGTTGTCCATCTTCTGAACACAGACCAGATAAGCCTTCTCGGTAACGTGCATAGCGGCGAAGGTCTTGTCCATGTCGCCAGGCTGCAGAACACAACCATCAAGAGAAGTCTGACCAGTAGCGTAGTTGATATCGTTCTCCTCCAGGCACTGACGCAGGGTAGTGTCCTCGGTAACCATGACAGTCTTACGGTTGGTGTTGGTACCCACAGTGATCTTCAGCATAATATGTACTCCTTTTTAATTTAAAAAATTTATTGTTGAAACGTCGGATTGACGAATCATCTAAAACGAATGCCGGACGTATTGCGCTGGAACATCCGGCGTGGAACCACAGTGGCGCTCTTACCAGGCGGCGCTCTTACTCAGCGGCGGCCTCGGGCTCAGCGTCGTTCTCGATGGTGATAGCAGCGTTCATAGCGGCCTCATCAGCAGCGATAGAGCCCATAGCCTCGGCGATCTGCTCCTCGATCTTGGTGCAGTTCACGATGGCCAGACCCAGCTTCTCACGAACGAACTCGTTGATCTCCTCGACAGTGGTCTTGCCGTTGGGCAGCTCGATGCTCATGGTAGCGACCTTGGGAGTAGTGACGGAATTCTTTGCGAAGGTCACACCCATCTCATTGGCAGAAGCAGAACCGCTGACACCGATAGCGCAGACAGGCTCCTTCTCCTTGCCCTCGCCCTTGTACAGAACCAGAGCCTCGGGACGGAACTTCTTGACCTTCTTCAGGGTCTCGATGTCGTAAGCGGAAGTGACGAAAACGTTGTTGTACTTAACAGTTGCCTTCATAATATTGATCTCCTTTATAATAAAAAAATGTTATGTAAACGAGCCGGTTTGCTCGTTATACCGTTGTTGTTAGCAGCTCTTTCATATCGTCAAGAGCCTCGTCCCATGTGTCGGCCGACTGAATGAACTGGCCATTATCCGCCGACACGATTTCATAATGGCCGTCCACATACTTGATATGCATCCGTTTTCTCCTTTCATTTGACAGTGTAAAGTGTGTTTGGATGGCGAAAAAATTAAAGCAGAGACTCGCAGCGGCATTCACTGGTTGACTCTACAGGTGCCCACCAATCCTCATGCAGGTGCTCGATCAGGCGAAATTCTGGCTTACTCCATGTGTACCCATCGCAGAGCTGCACTTGAAGACAATCGGTATCTTCTGTATACCCAACAACGATTCCCTCTTTACCCTCATTGGGATCATCAGGACCCCACGGAGACTCAAGCCTTACGCGATCACCGATACAGAATTTTCTCTCGTCCATGTTACTCAGTCCTTTCTATCCATTTCTTTGACCTTGTCGACCGCATAATCAATCACGTCAGTGACATACTCAGTGGCGTTGTTGATGTTATCTTGTGTAAACATATCAGCGGCGAGCATCTTGTAGCAGGTGTCTTCAGAAGGAATAAATACGGCACCAATCAAACAAAGGGATGTGAGAAAAATACAGACCTTTCGTACCATGTGTTTCCGTTCGCCACAGACAGGCTCACCATCTTCATCGCAACAAGATGAAAAAACCAAAACAATCAGCCCAGCAGCTACGCCAGCCCACATCAATCGATACAGCACATCACTGACACTGATCCAGTAGAACACCCAAGGATTGATAATGGAGTTCATACGGCTGTTCCCTCCTTACTTGAGCCCTTTTAAGATATTTTCCTTTAAGACTTTGCACAAGATATCAGTGTACACTTTCTTATCTTCTTTCGACATCTTCTTGCTGTTGAGCCAATCAATGGTAGTGGCAATCATGCTGTTACCAACCACATCCATCACGTCGCTCTTGTCTTCTCCCGTATCGAGAGTAATATCAGTCAGTACGCCGTTAAGAGGAGTTGTGCTAATAATCACCTTCATAATACATTGTCCTTTCGTTTTTATTGTTGATATTCGAACATGGTGCGGCTAGAGGGACTTGAACCCTCACCCGAAGACCAGATCCTAAATCTGGCGCGTCTGCCATTCCGCCATAGCCGCATATAAATTAGGTACACCTGTACTCCCGATTCTCCAAGCAGGACAACTTCCATTCCGGACCACAATATCCGAAACATTAGGGCGCAACAAGGAAGTCGTGGCTATTTTATTGATCGTACTTTTACCACCATGTACCTATTCCCCATTTTGTTAGAGACCTAATGGGCAAAGCTGTCTTGCCTTGCGGCATGGAGCAGCGAATGGGAGTCGAACCCACATTTTCGACTTGGAAGGCCGACGTATTAGCCGTTATACGACCGCTGCATATAAACCCGGCTTACAAAGCCTTGTTGCTTTCGATGCGATATAGACCGAAGCATCGTATCAAAAGAGCCGGGAATAACAAGAATGAGGTAAAAGGTTCCTGCTGAATAACATACCTAAAAAGACAGAAACCCTGGTGCGACTGGATGGACTTGAACCATCGACGTGCATTCAGCCTGCTGCTCTACCAACTGAGCTACAATCGCATAAGATACTCAGCTTACAAAGGCACGCTGCACTCTTTCGAGCGAGCCGAGAATAACGTACATGAAAAAATTTAACATTCCCCACAGGGGATGGTATCTCGCACAGGCGCGGCCGGATCTGACCGCTAAAGATCCTACCAGTACGAGATTGGTGCTACAGGTGGGATTCGAACCCAACAATCCATCGTTTCAGGCGCTCCGTCTTAAGCGGAGTGTGTCTCGCCAGTTGCACCACTGTAGCATATCAAAGCTGTCTGTCCAGCAGTCAACCGTCTTTCCGATTTGCCAAACCGTTTCACCCAATAGGCTCCCGACTCGATCGAGCCGGTGGTATCTCGGATGGGAGTCGGACCCACAAGCTTTCGCAGAAGTTTTTGAGACTTCCCTGTTTACCAATTTCAGCACCGAGACTCATTGCTCGTCTTTCCGAGCCGCCACTGCTTACGCAGGTCACTCCTCTACTTCAAACACCATGTAGTACATGTGGTTATCTTCACCATCGCCGACTGCCGCACCGATAACATACTCAGGATATGGGTTCAACTCGCATCCGCAAAAATCAGCGTAGGATTCAGTGTCAACTTTCACTGCATCTTCGTACCGAGCGGCCTCATCTTCAGGCATCCTATTGAGAAAGCACTGAAAACTAACAGCGGCAAAAGCAACCGCATCGTCTCTTGATTTGAATGCTTTATCAATACTTACTGACTTGTAGACATCAGCTTTCTCGTTGGTGTAATTGCTTGCAACGATGTACATCTGAATCACTCCTTATCAAAGATATCGGTATACTTGGTATACAGCTTACCGTTATGATAATAGGTGTTGTAATCACACTGAGTTACATACCACCAGCGCTTCTGATGACCAGCCAACAGGAAATCGTGCAGATGATAGGTTTCCTTGTAGTGCTCGTCCACACGCTGCCGGAAGGTAAGCTCGTCGATTTGGTCTGACTCCTCAACAAAATCAGCAATGGCGTTGATATCGTCCTCGGTCATACTGTCGTCCACAACAAAAACCACCCGAACGATTTCATCGCAAGCACGGGTAACCTTCTTTAACTCGTTGATGTTGTGAACATGATATACAATTCTATCAAACATGCTGTACGGAAACAGCACAAACATCTTCGAATCAGTCGTCGGAAGATAGCTGGTATGAAGCTCCAAATGTCTCCTAGCGCTTGAACAAACAGTAAATAAACCGAGCCACCAAAATTGATGCTCCCACCAATGGAACAGTGGATCTCCGCCACCAGATACGGACACCCAATTCATATCAGGATTTTCTCCAAGCGTCCGAGACAGATTATCCCATGAGGAGTTTTCATCGGTCGGGGTCATCTTGAGCTTGTTGTTGCGGACGATACATTCCGGGCAGCTGTAGTGGCACCCGAAGTTCGTGATAATACTAAGATATTTATCAGCCATTTTAAATTACCTCACTTCATAAAGGATCGATGCGAGATGCCCGTTCGGTTTAACCTTGTATTTAGGTTCTCGGAACTCGAATTCGCTTCCTTCTTCTTTAGTCCAAGACAAATAGGTGTTAAACATCCGACGAGTGCCGCTACTATTAGAACCAGCTTTGTATCCGACATCATACTTGAATTGATTCTTAAATCCTTCGTGAATCGTATCGGGAGTGTGTCCAAACTTTGCTTCCACGATTACTTCGACATATTTGCCTGGCTTTTTCTCACTTTTCCGCATCTCAAACCAATAGACTTTCTCCCTAAGATGAGAACGATGCTTCGGATAATACGTAAGGAAATCGCCAGCAAATGTTTTGCCGAGTTCCACTTTGTTGACAGAACATTCACTCAGAATCATCTTGAAGATATGTTTACGATGTTTCTTTGATTTATTCTGCATTTTGATTTACCTCTTTTTGATTTGTTGATATTCGTACACGAAATGGTGCGGCGTGGGAATCCTGACATCCCAACTGCTGACTTATGAGGTCAGTGTTCTTCCTTTGAACTAACGCCACAGAGAGGAGGATTTAACCATGTAATAAATCGATATGGTGCGGAGGGTGCGCAGTCCGACTTACCTCGTCATACCAATTACTACAACCGAAACTGGTCTCAACATCCCAATTTCTGGTGCCCATCCTCAAAGGCTGCCCTTTCAAATTCACTCTCCGATACTCTGGGCACCGAGCATCTATGCCACTTTCGCAGGCAGTGCCATATTCGCCTACTCATAATAGAGCCATGCGTCCACTGTGGCGGGTAGCTACTCCCGTTGCATCATGGTTATTATTTTCAGTCAGAGCGTTATGGGTGTGTCAGAGGGGGAGTATGATCACCCACGGTGGAATTGCGCCACCCCAGCAGCTTTGTACTACACTACGCCGCTGCATCGAACCTAGCTGGAGCCCAACAGAATCGAACTGTTGTACGACCATCGGCTCCATATCAAAGCAGGGTTATCGTACCTGCCCGGCATTTTCAGCCACGAGCGAAGAAAAAGGAAAAGTGAAAGAGAAAAACTTCGCTTTTTTGCACAGGGAGAAAGGATAAAGCCCTATGCTATGGTCCAAGTGACAGGTTACGATCCTGCTGCCTCATGCTCCCAAAGCACGCGCTCTGCCAATTGAGCTACACCTGGTTATATGCCGGTCTTTCCCGGCTGCCAGCCTCAAAGGCTAATGGAGGAAGTAGATAGCTTAGATAGCTGCCGCCACGATCTTTGCAGCCTCCTTAAACACTTTCATGTTCTTATCAGAATGCTGGAAGATATCAGGAGTAGACTTGGGCGGCTTATTGTGAGAACGCACATACGCTTTACGCATTCGGTCCATCTTTGCAGTGCCGATCGCGTCATAGATCTTTGCATAGGTAACCCAATACCCAAGCGTCTTATCGCCCAGCTTTTTTGCAATGGGTTCAACGATCGGAAGCGTGATACTCGGCTTGTAGTAATAATATTTCTTTTTCGGCTCTTCGACTGCAGGAGCTTCGACTGCCGGTGTTTCAGCCGCCGGTGTTTCAATCTCGACTGCGTGAGCCTCGGCCACAACGACCGGTGCGGGTTCTTCAGCAATGACCTCAGGAGCAGGTTCTACCCTGTGGCGAGTAGGAATCATATCAGCAGGGATCATAGGCGGCTTCTTGGTGAGTGCCGACTTAATCCCCTTTCGGACCTCAGCGTCATGCCTTTCGTTATCATACCGATCCTTCATAATCGACATAAAGATTGAGCTCCACGTTTCACTATCCTCGATAATGTCCAAGCCGCTGAGGTTCTTGATGTCACCCATGTAGCCGACCCGCTCAACATACGCCTTGCGTTCGTCTTTGAAATACCAGCCATAGTTGCGGCCGATATAATCATAAGCCTGTTTAAGAACCGCATTCAGCGTCAGACCAGTCATGCGAGCGATGGAGTTGCCGAGCTTGTAGATCTCAGTCCGCCATTCGCTGCGTCCTTTGTATGTAGTGGTGTGGGTTTCCTTTGCGGCGGCTGTGGCAGTTGTGGCGGTCTGCTCAGGCTGCTTCTGCGGCTGACCCATCGAGATGAGCTTTCGTTCCAGCTGCTTGCAGACGAACAGCACATTGTCAAGAGCGTTGCGGTCCTGCTGGCGAGCGGCTTCGAGAGCGTCCATCTTGGATTGAATCTCCGTCAGCGCCTGAGTCATCTTATCGAATCGCTCCTGCCGCTTGAGCTCAGTCTGATTGGCATTCAGCGATACGGTTTCACCCCGCATCAGAGCGGCGATCACATCCCAGCAGAAATCAATGAAAGCATTCGCTTTGGGTTGAGTGCTGTAACGGCAGATCTCCATTACACCTCTCATACTATATACGTAGGTTTGCTGTTTTCCACCAGGGGTAATCAAATTGATTAACCCTGAAAGCGGGTCAAGACGAGCCGCATTGCGCTTGTGAATCGTTCCAATCGAAATTGAAGGATTCTTATATCCCAGCGCCTGACCGACCTGCTCACGGGTCATCCAGAAATCATCCTGAGCTCTGGTGTGATCGACCGCTGGATTCTCATAGACCTGAATCTCCATGTCACCGAACTGCTTGGTAGTGGCTACTTGCATTACTACATTCGCATTCATTTTTTACCTCATCCTTTTCGTTTGATATTGTAAAGTGTGTTTCGCTTGAAACAAGTATTACACAAAAACGTATCGTTGTCAATTGGAAAATATTCACAAATGACAGCATTACATTTTGTTTGTATTTGTTGCTCTTATCACAACCTTCATTATTATAATATAGGCGATTTGTGATCTAAATCTGTCTGAAGCTACTAGCTGGAGATGGTGATCTTTCATGAACCAGGGGTTGTGGCCCAAATGTGGTTGTTAGATGCGTCGGTTGGGGTGTTATGAGGCTCTTTCGATCCGCTGATGACACCGTTTGGTGTGTCCAGCGATGTCTGGACCACTGCGTCGACGCGTCTTCCGCCTTCCTCGGGGGTGTCCCCTCAGTCTAACAATTCGTTCCGTTTGGCTTGGCCTAAACGTGCTATCGTGGTAAAACCAGATAACAATTCATCACAAATCTGCTCGTAAAATACGGGATTCCTCACATGGGAGGACCGGTTTTCAACATAGTTTTCAACTCGCTTTCTTATTTGATTATGTACTTTTGTTTCAAATTGAGATCTAAATATCTGTGGAGTCCTGTGCCTCACATGCGATCGCTGCAGCCGGCAGCAAGTAGATGAGCTGCGGATGAGCTGCGAGCGCAGCTGGGATTTCGGAGTGACGCATTATCGCTGTATTTCATTTGGACACGACCGTGAGTTCCTCCCGTTATGGCCACGTGCTGAGCTCCTTGGTCCTCCGGTGGCAGCCACGGGTGGGGTATCTCACTCTAACAATTCGTTCCGTTCGGCTTGGCCTAAACGTGCAAACCTTTCGACTTGCTATTCATCTCAATCTGTTTTCGTGGCGACTCTGCTGTACTATGCGGAATCGTCGAAGGGCATTACGTTCATCTCATTCACCTCCTGATTCAAACCTTGCTGTTTTCTCTAATAGAATTACAAGGGAAAAACACCTAACACATCTCAGTAGAGTATTTTCATTACCGAACCATGATGTATGTTTAGAATACAGTCAAACTCTTTATGAATTCGGCTGAGAATTGATGCTGGCCTTATTCTGTCGAGCCGCTTGTACTTTTTTCATTCGCTCACGAAGTTCTGCACGCTGTTCATCGGTCAGTTCGCGAGGCGCTGTCGGCGTTCCGAACCGAACCAGCTTACGCGGCACCGAATACCACTTACACAGGATCAGCCCGTCTTTCGTGCGGTGGATCTTGGCGAGCTTGTACTCGTCAGGATGCTTCTCGCACATGGCATCAAGCTTGCGCCAGTAAACAGGATCATTGGTGCACACATCGGCCGTCTTATCCAGGGCTCCAACGGTGATGATGGTCTCCTGTTCAGCTCTGGTCATCGAAACGCCGCCATGCTCAGGAACGGCTTTCATTATGATTTCTTCCACGATTTATCGCTCCTTTTTTCTGCTAGGCTCACTCATACCACCACATCGTGACGACGTTGGTGTAGCCAGTTTGGTATTTAACGCCGTCAATTCTGACCGTAACCGTGCCATGAGACACCCAGCAAGAATCGTACTCGCCCTCAGCAAGCAGCGTGCCGTCAGGGTTATAGACCTTGGCATAATTCACCTTGTGTCCATCTTCATCTTCCGAATTGCCACCACATCCAGTCAGCATCAGTGCAGCAGCCAGTACAGCTGCCGCGATAAGTCTTCGGAATCGCATTTAAGCCACCTCCTTATTCGTCATCACTGTCAAAGACAAAACCTTCTGCCTTCCACATCGAAACAACAAATTCATCGTCGCTTCGATCAGTTTTCAAAACCCCGCTCAATCCATGTGCGGTGTCGGTGATATCGAAAACAAACTTACTTCCGTAAATTTTGAACAGATGACCGTCTCTCTTGCGTTTGTTGCGGCAGGTCAGGTAATCCGTCCCACGGGTGGTCTTGCCCAGCTGAACCCACTTTGTAGGCACATGGATCTGCAGATAGGATTTCGAGCCGCACACAATCGTGAAATCATCGTGCTGCTGGACCAGCTTGAGGAAGTCCTCCGGTTTGAATTCGTGTACGCCAAGATCTAAGCTCGCCATAAAAACCCTTCTTTCTCTTTTTCTCCCTGATGGTTCTTTTTCCCCTTAACAATCTCCTTTATCTCCTATAATCCTCTTAAACTTAATCATCAATTTTATTTTCGCGTCGCTCGTTCATTGGCGATTGCGTAATTGAGTTCGAGTTCGAATTAGGAATGAATTATTGTTGCAAGCGAAAGAATGAATCAGTGATTAAGTTTTCAACATTTTGAACAAGTGAGTTTTCAACAATTCGGAATCTCAGCAACGACCTGAATCATCTTGATTGAAGTCGGAATGAAGATTCGTCCTTGCAGCATGTTCATAAAAGTAAGCGTCTGAAGCAGATCGAACCAGTGCGAACTCTGTTCAGCAGGTGCCGCATTCAAATCAGCGATCAGGCTCTCCACAACCTTATCGTCAAGGAAATCGAGCCGCGTACATGCTTCGCCGCGCTCATAGCTGGTTCCGATCTTAACTTTTGCATCGTATGTAATCTGTACTGACTTCATACTGTTACGCTCCTTTTTATTATACAACCGTTTGGGGTTTTGCTCAACAACTAACAGGCGTTGATTAGTCGCCATTTTCTTCTGAGTCAACGATCTCGACGCTCTCGATGGAGTTCGGCACGTACATGCGTTTTCTGAATCGCTCCATGGTCTCAAGCGCCGCCTCAAGGTGAATCATCACAACATGCTGCTCTTTTGATCGCTTCTTATACTCTGTATCAATGGCAGCACACAGCGTATCAACCACATCATTTGGCACAGATTCGAACTGGTAAGTAGCCCTCTTATAATCGAGCCGCATACTTGTTGCGATTGCTGCACGATATGTTACTTTGATCGTATACAAATTAACACTCCTCTTATTGCGTCGCTCGTTCACACAGAATCGCGGCCGCTTCTTTCAAAATACATACACCGGTCGCACAACTTGCCGCATTGATTCCATGCTGGCGATACAGGTTCCAGAGTCCGCCGTATGTAGGGATCGCATCGAGCCTAGAGCAGTGAAATCCCGCCGCATCATCCCACACAGACATCAGTGTATTATTGAGCAGGTGGTCTTCTTTGTACTTTGGAATCAGATAATCAAGATCGAACGGAATGTACTGTTTGACCACATCCAGACCGCCCAGATAATCGATGTAGCGAGTGTAGCGCTCACGAAAACCGAGTTCTTTGCCAGTGGCCTTATCGATGTTACATTGATGGATTCCTGTTGCTTCACTGATGGTCATCGCTGCGTTACCTCCTTACTTGTTATTCTTTCAACGGCTCATCCGCTGCCAGCGCAATGATTTCGTCGATGTTGTTTTCGATCAGATATTTTACATCTTCCAGTCGCTGATTGAGGATTTCTGTCGCCTGGATAATGACTGCGTCCGGCGTGATGTGCTCACAGTTGCATTTCAGAGCCAGGATCAAGTCATCAAAAGTGACGGGGTCATGGATCGTATCGCTGGTGAGTAGGTCTTTGCCAAGTTTCCAGCTTGCCATAATCAGAACCTCCTGAACTGCACGAACTTGCCATCAACGTAGCAAGGAGAGTAACACTGCGAGATACAATAGTTATTTACGAAGGTGGCCACGAAAACAGGTTCACCCTGAATGATAACTGCATCTGGATGCATAGACTCGATACATTCAGCCGTCTGCCACGCTGCGTCTTTCACTTTGATTGATGCGTCTCTGGGCGTAATCGTAGGAAGCTCCCAGTCCTGTAAGATACCATCTGTGCAGAGTTTGCGGGCTGCTTCGAGCTGCTCCGGCGACCAGTTCATAATGGGAAGTTCAGTCATGTTGAGAACCATTGCTACGTTTGCCCCCTTATTCTTTTACTGATAATTCTTTTGCCATGATTCTTTCGCGCATCTCGGCTCCAGTTGAGGAAATGTAATCGCGAGTAAGAACCCATGCATCTTCTTCGCCGCAGATTTCAGCAGGCTCTTTGAACAAGCGAATTGCTTTGTCTGGCTTTTTACCACCAAAGATTTCCTTCTTAGCCGCATCTGTGATACAAGGGTCTTTGTATAAATCACGCCACCATTTTTCCTGACTTTTAAGATATTCAAGTGCTCGTTCTTCAGTAGCGAAGAGGTCGTAATGGAAGTTATCGTCATGAATCGTTTCGTCGCGGGCTTCGTGAGACATGAAAATTCCCCAGACAAACATACTGTGTAGCTCCTTTCATTCCATCTCGATTGTGACACTGTTATATTCAGGTGTTTGATACATCACATTAGCTTCCCACATCTTGGCACAATCATAGCTGGCGAATGCACGGCGGACCACTTTGAGCGGGATTTTGCCATTATTATCGGCATAGAATGTGATCTTGTAATGCTGGAGCTGATAGCCAGCTGCGGCGTAATCACCCATTCTGCGATGCCTCACTTCACTTCTTTTGATTCGATCTGGATATAGCGTTCGAACTCATCGCCGTCCAAATTCTTCCAACGATAATGAAGATTGCCGCCATCAGCATCAAATACGACGTCATAACACTCCGGATCTGCGCTCACCGATTTTGCCATCTCACTCAGCATCTTCATTGCACGCTTGCGACTGCTATAAACATCCCCATTGTAACGATCGAACATCGCCCACGGCTTGCCCTTGGTTCGATTGGAATAGGAATTATCCAAAATATGCACCATCATGGTTACAATTTCCTCCTATTTGTTTTACTACGCATGTAGTGGATGTGGTTACGTCTGCCTCGGTACCACCAGTCGCCCGACATGGGCTCCGCAGTTTGTTGCTCCGATTTTTACCAGAGCGCCACTGCAAAGCGTTTATTATATATCACACCAAAAACTTCGTAGAGATTATATCATTTACGGAGTATCCTATAGTGCAATTGGAAATCATTGTATGTAAGTAAATTTTTACCAGTGGCGCGTCGCCGGGTTAGCCCTGTGCTGCCTGTTCGCCAGGGTTGCTACGCTTCTTGCCAGACTTCTTCGGAGCGGGCACCTTGAATCGAACCAGGACAGTAGTCGGGCGAGTGCTGGAATCGACAGAGAGATGGGGTTTGTATACTCGCCGGTCTTTCAAACGACGAATGACTTCCTTCTCAGCTTCCTTGGAAAGCGGTTCAGGTTTTGATTCAACTGCTGCCTTGGAGATATTGGCATCAAAATTCGCCACACGATAGCAGCCCTGGCGGTGAGTCTGATTCTTCTGGATTTCGACCGGCTCCAGGTAATCCATATTCAGATTCAACTTGGTGACTTCCTTCTCGGTGAACAGCTCGTCGGCGATATAGATAGACCAGGCTTCCTCGTTCGCCTTGCGGCCTTTGCCACGGTACATAGGTTTGTTGTTGGCTTCTTTCTTGGTACGATAGTACAGCATAAATTTTACCTCTTTCACTTTTTGCGTTTATGTATTACTGCGTGCCGCTTAGACGTGTGCCGCTTAGACCACAACAGCAATCAACAGGGTCAGGGCGATCGAGATGAGAAAGAAATTGCGAATCGTTTCCGTCATTTCGATCGGATCTACGGTATCAAACCAGCGTGCCAGGGTATCGATGACCTGATTGTAGCGGCGGAAACACCCCAGATAATACAGGCCGGTTCCGATTTGCTGGAGTGCGCCCACCAAAAGCAACATGGCGGCGAACACCCAGACAATAGGATGCTCAGACAATTAAATCACCCTCCTTTACTGTGAATGGCAGAGTCAGAATGTGAAACTGCAATTCGATTTGAACACGCGGCCGGAGTCTGCTATAGGGCAGGAAGTACGGGTCAGCCAATTCGATGCGGCGCTTATGACGGCACTCTTGGGACTGCATCCAGGTGGAATCCGCGTCACTAAGGTATGCTGCGAACATAATTCATATTGCTCCTTTCGATTGCTGCGCTGCGGCGCTTCTTACGGCTGCTGCGGCGCTCATACTCTTGTGAATTCGTCCAGATAATAACGAGAGCCATGCATAATGAAATACGCACGGCCCTGATTCGTCTGATAGATTTTGTGGCGGCCAGCCTGTTTACGGCGCTCGCCATTGTTGGTTGCGACTTCGACACACGCCTCTTCAATCGCTGTGATCTCAAGCCCGCCCCAGTTGTTGAGGGGGTAAACGGCGATCGCATGTTTCTCTGGGGGAAAAACGTCTCTCATAATTCAACCTCGCTTTCTTGCTGAATAGAGATTTTGCCAGCGGAATCATATCAGGACTTTCAAACACGATAAACCCGCCCAGATTATTGATGGATGCAACCAGCAGACCATATTTTTCAATGATGAGCCAATTCAGGCTGTTCGGATTGTACGGTCGGAATGGTTTCGCATCAGGAAATCCCGCCCTCGCATCACTGAAAAACTGCGGGGTCAGCTCTTTCGTATCCAAATTTACGACACGAATCGGCGTGATGGTTCCGCTTTCCGGGTCCAACACAACAGCGCACAATCTGTCATGCATCTGATAGATCTCTGACAAAATCATTAGAAAGTGTCCTCCCCTTCCCAGGCGGCTTACAGCTTGCCGCTCATAATGCCCATCACAGGAACGCGCTGACCTTCGCTCTGTTCGTACATATGGGCTTCGGTTACATTGCCATTGTGAACTTCACGCTTGGCGACCTCAAAGCTCTTCTCGGCCTCGGCGTAACTCTTGCAGGGGTATTCCATTTCGCCCATGATGGGATTATTCCACTTAACAACGAGGACGTAGGGAGCTTCTTTGATGGCCTGTTTCATACGCTGGGCCCCGGCGGACTGCTGTGTCTCGGCGGACTGCTCCTTGGCGACGATTTTCTCGGCCAGATTCTTCAGCTCTGCGATCACATCAGCATTCAGATGCCGCTTGGCTTCTTCAGCGCGAATCATCTCGGCGATTGCATTCACATCCGCCTTTGCTTCATCAGCCAACTTACGAGCCAGGCTTTCAGCGCGGTGACCTGCATACTGAGTGGCAATCTTGTCATAGTGCCACCACTTGTCGAAGGCGGCGGCGCGGGCGTATCTGAGCAGTTTCATGTTGTCCATTTTGTTTTACCTCTCTTTTTGTTTTATCAATTGGCAGCAAATGCCGCCAGATCATCACAGATTGCTTGGGCTTGCTCCGGGGTCAGATGGTACCCTTGCACCAGCCAGTCGTAGTCGCCAGCACGCCAGCCGCCATCATACAGAGCAGCCGCAATACTTGTCACATCGAATTCCATTTCAATCCTCCTTAGCGGCACAGTTGCACCACAGAATATCTTCGATGATGTCATCGTCGATATCATTCGGAGTTCCGTTTGCATTCATAATGAGGGTCAGCTTCTGATTCGCAGGCGGGACTTCACTACCCAGCTCATAGGAATAAACCCATGTCTCGCCGTATTCGTCCTCGATTGTGCAGTACAACAGGGTGATTTCGTTGTTGTTCAGGTCGAGACCGGTAACCACATTATATCGAGTGGCAATACCAGTCAGGATGTAACGATCATTCAGACCGGGCTTTCGACCAGCGGCGCTGCTTGCAGTGGCGGCACTTGCAGTGGGAACCGGCAGGGCAAAAATTGCGGCCATCAGAAAGACAGCGGCGACTGTCACTACCATGGAACGGGCGGATTGCTTCAGCGATTTCAGAATGGATTTCATAACGATGTACCTCACGATGTATCATTTTTGGATTCGGATTCGAACAGCGGCGCTTGTTACAGCTGCATCGCTTAGTGACAGCGGCGCTTAGTAGTGCCGTGCTGCCCGGCGGAAATCATGCCAGAGAGACTGCACTGCGATTGCCAGGGCGACACCAACGATGATGCCGCAAGCGAAAACGAATTCCGTGCTGAAATAATCCATAATGATTGCGCTCCTTTCTACTACTTGTGCCGTGATTACTGATTGTACTTGACAAATTGATACGGTCGCCAGCCAGCTGAACCTTCATCGGTTTCATTATCAAGACGGCGCTTGACTTCCTTTTTGGCCTGCTTAACATCAGTTGCCATAACAGTGTAGCGGTCAGTCATTCCGGTATTGATGTTCTCTACGAAAACGTCAAAACGAAACATGGGCTTATTGAACAGTTTCATAATGCTTGCGCTCCTTTCATTTTTTGTTTGGTTGTGGTTACGGTTACGTCTGCCCTGGTACCGTAAATCGCCCAGCATTTTGGACAAGGAAAAGAGGTAAAAAGAAAACGCCAGCACTTGCATCTTACGATTGCATTTGCTGACGTTGGGGTTGGTTATTAAATTAGGGCGGTTTTATGTCATGCCCCGGGACGTGAAGCATCAAAGCTCTTCGATTTCGACTCGAATAACGGTTTGGTTTTCGCCATAATTTAATTTCATGGCGTATAAAGTCAAATCACGAAACTCTTCTGCTTCTTTTTTCGTAGCAAAATCGGTTGTCGTTAAGACTTTCGGTTCGTCTCTAAGGCAACTGATAGTTTTAACTACGAATTTATTTTCAGCCATTGAATTTACCTCCTATGCTGGAATGAAGTAGAACTAACTCTAAGTATATAGAGTAGCGGAAGTAAATTCAAGACAGAAATCAAATTAACGCTTGCCAGATTTTACAGGAAATTGAGGCTCAAGAGGACGGTATCCTTCGGTTGTATTACCATCAATATATTGGGCCATTTTGTTGTCCATAAAACGAATTCGACCATTCACATCGACCTGCCCGCCATAAATTTCATGGCTTGCGATAAGGTATTCGTGAGACGGAGCGGTAGAAGTTCCACCATTTCCATGACCAATACCTTTACCTTTGAACCGACGAACACAAGAATTACAATTTTCATCAAAAGCGCCATGGTAAATAGCAGCCTCACGACGCTTTGCGGATTCAGCCCGCTTTTCAGACTTGGATTTGATTTTCCAAACCTGAATTCGATGTTGATGGATTGCTTCAAGAAGAAACGTGCTGATTTTAGCGGGGCAAATTCGCACCCACTTAGAACCATCGTTCAGGATCACCATGGAAGGATACATCCCAGAAGCAGTCGCACGTGCTTCCGTGATGAAATGAACACCATCAAACGAACCATAAAGCTCGCCGATGTTCACGTAATTGCCGCAGAACATGGTTTCCGCACGAGCTTGTATGACCCATGCGTCTGCATTTCGATAGTTTGTTTTCATAACATGTTTACCTCTCTTTTCTTTCCTGTTTCGGCTAATGCCATCGTCAGGGGACGGACTTACACCGCCCGACAGGGAGCAGTTTAACGTCATACTCGGGACACTAGATATTATTTGGAGTTTCATACCCGGCAGGGCTCCTTTCAGCAATTGAACTTGTCTTCAATCATGTACATCCATTCTTTCGATGGACTCAGGATAAATCCTTTGATAGAAACCGGGTCAGTTCTACCGTCTGTGCCTAGCAAATAGCACTTTGGAACGCTTCGTGGAATTAAATCACTATGAAAGCAATATTCGAGGTTCCCACTGTTGAAGTGGTAGACGAGTGCTACTTCCCAGATTCTTTCTCTTTGCTCTACAGGAAGAGCAGACAGAGCGTTCATGAGCATTCCTTTAACCCATTCTCTTGACTGGAATTGCTCATATAGGTCACGGAAAGGCCCGACATCGCTTGCATCCATGTACATTCTCATGTCCAACTTCCCTCTTTTACAGAACGATTTCGTGCCCCAGAACAGCCGCACGAATGACACGCCCATTGTGATACAAACGAACTTCGTCATAGAACGGGCCATCGTACCACTTGCTAGAAACACTTCTTTCGAAACGCTTCGTTGCATACTGTTCATCATCAGTTCTGAAAGAGCAAGTAGGAATGTCGGCATGAGTGACTACAAGCCACTCTCTCGCCATAGGCAAAATGATAGGTTCGTCGTACTCTTTGACGCCACGAACAGAGACACTTGCGCGAGTGATACCGCCGACTTTTTTCTTGGTCTCAGCAGACTTCACATGGTGCTCCAGAGAACCCCACAGAATCTTTCCGGTTTCGGCGTTGATAACGGCAGACACCAACTGAGGCATATCACAGGCATGAAAAGCGGTCTCCATGTCCGTGGTATCGAGGGTCAGACCGTACTCATTGAATACGATAGTAAACAGCATAGCAATAACCTCTTTTCTGAGTGTCTACAATGCGCCACACTCTTGAGCGCTTGCACCTAGAGAAATGCAACCGGGTAGAGCTTGTGCCCTACCCACGCACTGGGCCTAATGCCTTGGCTTGCGCCCCTGCCCAGTCAGGTTTTGAGATTATGCCTTGGTGATACCGCCGACCTTGCCCTCAGCCTTGGGATCTTCGGTTTTCTTGGTACGACCATACAGAGCGTCCAGAATAGCCTGCTTCTCTTCTGCGGTTGCGTGGGACTTATTGACGAGAGTGACGACCGCCACAACGTCAATGGCGTGGGCTTCGTAATCTGCAACCTGCTTCTCAAGGTCGGCAATCTTCTTGTCCTTGGCTTCGGCTTCGGCCTTGGCTTCAGCTTCCTTCTTGGCGTTCTCTTCGGCCTTCTTTGCGTTGGCTTCCTTAGTCTTGGCGGCCTTGTCAGCCTTAGTCTTGTTCAGAGTAGCCCGTGCGGCCTTAATATCGGTTTGATTGACACGCTGAAGCGGCTCACCCTTGATAAGGCGGGCACTTGCGAAAATCAACTGGGTCAGAAATGCTTCGTATACCTTGGCAAGGTCACCGTTTACTGCGGTGCGTGCATCTGCGGAGATCTCGCCCAGAATTACAAAGTCAGCGTTTGTGACACTATACAGGGGGCGGCGCTTGGTCTCCTTGAACTTGGCGGGGTCACGAGAACCCAGCATCATAAACCATGCCCCTGCGGTCTTGCGCACATCGTCCGAAGCGACTTTGAGCATCTCCAAGTCCTCTTCAGAAGTGCCCTTGGATTCACGCAAGGTAGCAAGGACGGCCACCGCTTTATACAAGGCGGTGGAAGTCTTGAGAATGCCGTCTTTGGATTCGGTAACACCGTACTTGGTCAGCGTCTCAGTGGTGATTGCAGTGGTTTCGGAATCGGGGTTGACGATATCCAGAAACAGGTTGGAAATGGGGTTGAGCTTGACGTTTTTCTGAAGTTTCATAGTTTTTTACCTCTTGTCTATGATTGTTTATGTGCTGGCAACCACCAACACTTGACAAGGCACAAACATTGCGTTTGTACCCTCTCAAGTGTCCGCTATACTTTACGCATAGCGAACACGGAAAACTTTTGTGTTTATGCTTGTGAACAGGTAGTTTCAAGCCTTGTATCTCAAGCAATGGTAAAAGTTTACAGCCCGGACTTTGTAAGCCCTTGCGATTGCACGTCCACCGCCAAAGGATATAGCTAGGACTTTTGTGCAATGGCTACACTGGTAACTTTTGCCCAATGGGTTATTCCCCCATTGCCCGCTTTATTTCTGGTTAAGTCGGGAAACCTACAACCCACGGATTTTAACTTTCTTGTCGGGCACTGACTACTCAAAGATAGCACAAACCACGTTGACAATATTTGTAAAAATCCAAACTTTACGCTTTACTATAACCGGTTCTACAATAGTTAGTTACACTATGAGCTTTTTCGGCCCACCTATTGACGTTATACACACAATCCCAAACAATCCCGTTACTTTTCCCGGCTTTATGATTGTTTAGAATGGTTTATCGACTACACAAATTTCCCCAACAAAAGAACCATTTCTATGAAAAGATATGATGATTCAAAATTTTGCCGTATGTGTGCCGTGCAACCCGGACGTGCCAACCTATTGGGAATTACCCAAACAGTTGTTGTGTCTGCGCACTTATACCATATACGATACAGTCGGATTGATTTTTCAGTTGTCAAAGAACAGTTGACGCAAGCCAACGGCGGTAAATGAACCGGTAAACCCGGAACGGTGAACTACTCAGCAAATGGGGCCGCTGTTCACTGTTCTCCGTGTTCCCTTGGAGTGATTACAGTATAGACCCATCAAAAAATTTTGGCAAACAATAATCCATGGTCGATTCTCCCTTTATATATAAAAAGGTATAATCAAAAAATAACGATAAACAAACGGTTCGCAAATACTCGAATACCACCTAATAACGGAAGGTAGCATTCACCAAAAACCAGCATGAATCCTAGACTTTTCGCCCCATACCGGGGGGATGTTAAAAATTGGAAAAGGGGTCGAGTTTGGGTCGTGCGTACCAGTTATTCCATCTCCCCAGCCCGTACCAAATCACCCGGTTTTCGCACCTCGCCTGCCCCTTGCTCGCCCCCTCAACGCAACAATCATCCATCCGCATTCGCCCCTAATTCGCAGTCACCAGCACCCAAAATCACCTGTTGATCGCCCCTAAATCACTCGTCTCCTCCCCTATCTGCGCACCCGTAAAACACCCATTTTTAACCCCCGATTTCGTCTCCGGTAAACAACGTGTTATCGTTATAAAATGCTTCGCGTCAATCGTGATTTTCATCCCAATTTCCACGCAGTTGTACCTCGATCGCCGTGTAACAGCGTCCTAAAAGCACCGCAGAAACGCTTAAAATGCATTATTTTTGCTCGTTTTTGCTTATTTTAATAATTTTTCTGCCATTTTTACTATATTTTATTTATTATTACAACAGATTATTTTATTCCGGTATTTTGCACAAAACTATTGCTTTTGCAGCACCATGGGTGTATAATAAGGTATAAAGAAAAAGCCCGCAGTTCTCTCCACAGCTGCGAGCTTATATTTTCAGTAGTCAATCACACTTTACAATATCATTATCAAAGGAGGATCACCCGTTAATGAAGTTTTATGACACCTCCGCGCTTCTTGATTTGGGAGCTGCCGCCTTCGAACCTGCCAGTGCAACAGCCTCTAGTGCAACCGCTTCTAGTGCAACAGAGCCGTTTCTGATCGCCGATATGACCCTGCACGAGCTGGAAGAGATTAAAACAAGCGGAAAGAAGAGCGAAGAGATTCGCTATAAAGCCCGTACTGTAACTCGCCTGCTGGCCGAGCATCACGACGACAATACCTTTATGGTTGTGGCAGTCCCCATGTCTTCCCTGTTCTATATCCTAGATGGCAAACCGATCAGCGACAACAACGACGCGACGATTATGGCAACTGCCCGTTGGTATCTGGACGAGATGAAGCGCAATCTGGACGATGCGATCGAAGCCGGTCTCACAGAAGCACAGCGACAGATTCAGGCCAACATTGATTCTTTTAAATTTGTGACCAGCGACCTGAGTTGCGCCAATATTGCAAGCGGCATTCTTTATCTGCCGATCGAATTCACATATCCCGATGCAGCAGCAAGCGCCAACAATAACTACACTGGCTAGACCGAAGTCACTCTTAATGAGGGCGGCGAGGAAGCCATGGCGATGGCATATCAAACCCACGATGAAGGCTATACATATCAGAATCTGTTTGGCACTCCAGTGAATGGCTATCTGATTGTTCGTGATCCAGATACAGTAGACGATGATACGCCGGCAGGCAATGCAGTAGGCTGGCTGCGATGGAATGGCAAGAAATATGTACCACTCAAATACAAAAAGATCAGTAATCGCTTCACTGGCGACGTAAAACCTCTCAATGACCAGCAGAAGCTCGCATTTGATATGCTGCAGAACGATGATATTACCGTTAAGATGCTGGCTGGAACATTCGGCAGCGGCAAGACAATGCTTATGGTGTCCTCTGCTATTGATATGATCGAGAAGCACAAAGTTGAGAAGCTGATCTGGATTCGCAATAACATCGAAGTCAAGAATACCAAGGAGCTGGGCGCACTACCCGGTACCCTACTAGAGAAGCTCGGCGCTGCTTCTTTTGCTGGCCCTCTGGCTGATCACTTGGGCGGCGAGGCTGGTTTGGAATACTGGATCAATAATGGGCAGGTAGAAGTAGCTCACCTTGGATTTATTCGTGGCCGCGACTACAAGAACGCAATTATTATGGTGTCAGAAGCTGAGAATCTAACCAAAGAGCATGTACAGCTGCTACTCGGCCGTGTTGGTGAGGGATCTATGTTATGGCTTGATGGTGATCTGAAGCAGACTGACGAGGCCGTGTTTGAAAATAACAGCGGTATGCGTAAGGCGATTCAGTGTCTGGCTGGCAACCCGCACTTTGGATATGTCTACCTGAACAAGACAGAACGCAGCGAGACCGCACAACTGGCTGACCTGTTAGATTAAGGAGTCAGCAGTATATGACAATCGATAAAGTGATGAACAATCTCTATGATGCTCTAAGCAAAAATCAAGATACTATCTGGTTCGATTATCAAGGATTCCGCTGGGAGCTTGGCCATGACCTATCTTTTCATCCACGACATATACTTCATCCAGGAAATTGCTCTGAAGATCGACGTGCAGCTCAATACAGTTATCCAATCCCATACTATCCAGAATTAGAAAACGAATGTATATGCGAGAGCTTATTATGACAGACAGAATAAATAATTTGATTAACACATATAGAGCCTTAGCAAATGCAGCTGGCGCTAGACTCCATAAGAAAAAGAACCAACTCAGGACGTTGATATATGGAGCGCAATATCATAACTCAAAAACAGTTTTTGAAGGAGAAGAAATAATGCGCGTTTTATTCGTAAGGCCATCGATCTATGACACAGTGTGCGACTGGTATGAACGCATGAATACTGTGCAAAAGCATCGCAAGGAAACCGCAATCTGTAAATCACCCGAAGATTTTTGGGATATATTCAATAAAGATAAATTCGGCGCACAATACACGACATTCTATTTTGACGATAGGCTGGCGCTGACCGATACTTTTGAATTTTTCAAGGAGATCGTGCGGCTGTATGGTGAAGAGGATGCGAAGTATATTTCAGAGAATAAAATGCGGCGGATCACCATGAACTATCTGATGAACAACAATCAGTTTGACTTGTTCCAGCAGTTCTCCATCACACCCGAATGTCTGGACGATGTAATCCATGATGCTCTGGCTGATCAACAGTGCGAATGTGTGTGCAGACCGCTATTGTAAGGAGGGTGAAATATGGAAAGAATATTAGCGCCACGATACGGTGGACGTACATATGCGATATGTGAATACGCTGTCAAGAACAATTGCAATATCTTGGTGCCGATGGGCGGGACAGCTATATTATGTGCACAGGACTATATCAAGGAAATCGCAAGGAATCTTGATATTCAATATTAGGGGTATAGGGTTGATCATCAATGTCTTATAGTGGATTTACAAAGCAGAGAGCGTGGAGAATATGCTATCCATATACTGACGGCGACTCGCCCTCCTGACAACTACAATGGATTACGCTTTGAATACAAACCACTTGTTGTTGATGATATCGACCGATGTTTTAAACTCATGTGTTTTCCGAATGTACAAATCGATGCCTGTTCTCTGATGACATATGATCCGAGCGAGGTTGCGTTTACACCACCAACTGCGCCTCAAGAAGTGCAGCGGGATGAATGCGTGTGTGACAGCTTGGTATAACAGAGGTACCCGCAATGAACAAATTTGATGCGCTACATGATGATCGCACGCTGCGATGGTGTAAGTACAGATATCCCGATGATATCAACAGTGGCGAGTTTACTTTTGACTGCACGAAAGATGGATTCACATGGACTCTGCCAAGTGATAAACCACTGCGAACCACAAATGAAATCGTATCTTACATTGACGCAAATGGTAACCAGTGTAAAGTTCAAGCTGAAGTAAAATACTATGGAATGGGACACGATCCGCTGTGGACGATTGCAATTCCTAATGTTGTCGAGGCAGAAAACGAATGCGTTTGTGAATCACTATTATGAGACACGATATGAACAATCAATTATTGATACCTGACGATAAGATATACATATATCCATCGGATTGGAAGCAACCTGTGCGAATTCATTTCGAAAATGGATCGACTATCGACACTGTAAATTATGGCAATTCACATCACACTATTCAATTCGACAAATGGGTTGATTATAACACCATAGTTACTGATGAAACTTTACAAAAGCTTATCAAAGACTATATATCGAAAAATTTTCCAAAAGAAGAATACAGTGTATCTATTCACAATGAGTGTTACTGTGAGAGTCTATTATGAAAAAATATATCAGTGAAGAAGTACAACAACAAGCAGCCCTACAATTACATATCGAAATTGAAAATGATTGTAAAATAGAATTTGATAATTTTAGATTTCAAATAGACGAAGACGATATGACGGTTTGCCGCTATGGAGAACCAGATGAAACGTTTGTAGTTAAAAGGAAAGTAAGACTTTTCTTATTAAATAACGGATTTGAATTCGAAATTGCTGGGCCTTATGCTGAACAGATGTACAGACGATATCTTAAACTGATAAATGGAGATATCAATACAAATAGTGAATATTATTGTGAAAGTCTATTGTAAAGGAGATGAAAAATATTGGATGAACAAGAGCTAACTGTAAGAGTTGAAGAAATAGATAATCATTTATTTTCTATGCACGATACAGTAAACCATGCGATTATCAAAGTCGATGAAGCAAATGCTCTGTCGCACTTTGCAGTAGAACGTATAGATACTATAAGAGCAACAACAACTTCGTATCAAACTGCGATTGATCAATTACAAGCTCGAATCGCAGAACTTGAACATAAAATCGATTTACTGACAGGGCCATGTATTTGTGAGCCGCTGCTATAAGGAGGAACTATATGAAAGAAAACGACTTTTCAAAACAGGATATTTATAATATTGGATTTGCCGTAGCTGATGCTGTGCGCGATTATGATGTAACTTACGAGGATATCCTTGACGCGATTCAGGTATATGCAGAATAGCAGGAACTGATCGGCAATGCATCGCTTTATGATACGTTGTGGATGGAAGATGGTACGCCTATGTCCCCTTCTTTGACACGATATTTATTCCATGAGATGTACTGCCCAGATGATTATGGTTATGATGAGGAGGACGGCGACGATGAGTGATCGCAAGCGTGATAAGGTATCTAAGAGCAGCTATATGCGTAACGCCCGCAAGCAGCGTATGATCGAGAATCAGTTTTTGCAGGAAGTTGAAAAGGCTCAGGAAAGCGGCGAACGCCAGCGGCAATCAGAGCGGCGGAAGCGGCGTACAATGTGGGACGACGACGAGGACTAAGGAGGTACACAGTAGTATGGACAAAGAGCCTAAGAAGCCGGGCGGAGAGAACGATACAGAGCGAGACGATATTCAGGAGATTCGTGTTAACTCTATTCCGCTGATGGTACTTATCGCTGGTGTTTTAAGTTCAGTTGACTTTGTTGATTGGATGTTTACTATCGCAGAAATGCTTGTTGTATTCGTGCTTACATATCAGATTCTAGGGCGTGTGCTCTTTACTGCCCTGGTAGTTACGCCCATTTTGGTTGTGTTTATCAGTAAGTGTCTGGCGGCCTACGATGAGATCATGTATGGCGACGATGATATGGGCGGCGATGGCGAAGATGACGGCGATGACCACTTTAACGACCACTGGAATAATTTGATTCATTGAGGAGTGATATTATTTGTTTAGTCCACCATTATATAGCGTGCTAAAATTTAACTTGAATTATATCGTTTCTCATAACTATAATTTTAAACTGACATCAGAAGAGATGGAGCAGTATAAGGTCTTACAGGGCGACGATATGCTGTTCAGACAGATTCGGCTCATTTCCGATGACTAGAATAAATTCCAGCGCTTTATTATCTTTGTTGATGCAACAGGCGGCCAGAACCACCCTGATGCTATTGATCATTTAGTAGAGCATGGATTCAAATTTAATGGCCAGAAATATCTGTTCTGTGAACGTAGTGCAAGTATGGTCCGTCAGAGCATGTTAAGTTTTGTTGAGCGACATATCTACCCTGAACTCGACCGCCGTGTAAGCATGGAACTGGATTTTTCTGAGACACCAACCGTCCTGAGTAAGTATTATGCTTATCGTGGTTTGATGCTGAGCAGCTGCCACTGCCTGGAGAACTGGTACCCAAAAATGATTGTTGTTCCAGACTATATGACAACGATCAAGAATCAGTGGATCGAGTATCTGGTAGACAAAACTGTGACGTTTAATGACCGCAAAACAGGCAAAGAGCGTACCTGGACTCAGAAAGATATCGCCACAAAAACAGTTGACATTGATATCAACGCCTTTGATGGCGCTGGAATCTGCCACCCAAGTATCATGCGCGAATTTGAAAAGCGTATTGGTACTTCTGAACGGATGAATAGCTTGATTCTGCGTGCTCCATATATCAAGGGTTGTTTACACGAGATTGATTACGAGCGTTTTTTTGAAGAGAACGGCGTTACAAAAATCAAGGACATCTGGGGCATGGAATATGATGTAACACCTGGCAGCGAACCAATGATTATTATTACTGCTTCAATGTACAAGGGTCTCAAATATTTCAAGAAAACTGGTACCTATTCTGACTGGGAGAGATACTGGGAACTTTTCAAGAAGTACGATAACTGCCTTGGTGTAGCTAAATGGAACTTTACGCTTGAACAAGAACCGCTTTCCACCCGTAGTAACTATCAGGTCATTCAAGATCTACAGCTCGACAATGAGTCTTTTAAGCATCTAGCTGACGACAGTATTACCTGGTATCAGAATATTGTCAAAGGCGACCCAATTTATACATACTGCTTTCTTGGTTTACTTGCTGAGAACAACGATCCGATGAATCATTACATGGCTGCTGCCCTGCGTAATCCAGTGATGGTAAAAGAGCCGGCAATTAAAGATTATATTCACTCGCTGCTTGATAAATATCGCAATGAGATGAAGTGTGGTCGGCTTTGGATGAATGCTACTTTTAAGTTCTGGGCCCCTGACCTTATTGCACTGTTGCAGCACATTGGTGGCCTACCTGTGACTGGCTGCCTTGAAGACGGTGAGTTCTACAGTTTTGATCGTCGTGGTGTGATGGAAGGAGCCCGCTTAATTGAGCGCAATCCCCATATCTCTGTTGCAGAGCATGTAAAGGCCAAGGCTGTAGACAACGAATACACCCGCAAATATTGCAGCCATCTTCAGAATGTTGCTATGGTAAATATCAAATCCATCGTGGCTTCAAGACTCAATGGTTCTGATTTTGACGGCGACTTGGTTCTAATCATCGATAATCCACTGATGATGAGTGGTGTTCCTGATAATATCCCCATCACACTTGATGTTGAAGATAAGATCACTGCGTTAGCAGAATGTGATATTGTGAAGAACAAAGTCGCTTGCACCATTCGCGGATTGAAGAGTTCTATTGGCGAGATTTCAAACTACGCAACTGCATACCATAATAAGGTTCCGACCATGGAAAAGACCAAGAAGCTCTATCACGATAATATTTCGCTTTTGAGTATCTGCAACGGAAAAGCTATCGATTATGCTAAAACCGGTGTTCTGTATCCGATCCCGCGTAATGTAGCAGCTTATGGTCGTCCCCTACCCTACTTTATGAAGTATGCAGGTCCTTACTACGCACGTTTACATAATCTCAGCAAGGCACATAGCAACATGAACCTGCTTTGTATGAGTCTGGAGCGTTGGGAGCGCGGTGTACGGTGGCGCAAAGAGCCCGTAGGCAGCTTTGATTGGCATATCATGTACGATCCAGAGGTCTCCTATGACCAGGCAGTCTTTGATGAGATCGAAGCCATTTTCTTGGACTTCAACAAATGCCGCAAGGAACAGCTTGAGTTCGAAAAGAAATGCCGCAACTGGCAATTGTATCATAAGGACATCGAGTCGCGTATTACCAAAGAAGAGGCCAAGACATATGAAACGAACTGGCAGGCGATCTACAATGTCTACCGTAACAAGTGCAAGCTGGTGTGTCCTGATGTGAGAGAGCTGGCGAATATTCTTGTAGTGCTTTGCTATGAGAAGTATCCCAATAAATTCAAAAAGTTCTTGTGGCACATGGCCGGCGCTGGTGTGGTCGAAAATATCAAGCCGGTTCCTGTTCAGCTGCCAGTTCACGACCCAAACGGCGAGTATGAATATCTTGGCCAGCGATATAGTCTGGCTGAGCCGAAAATCTATGAAGCAAGAGTAAAATAACAAAGGAGTTTATCATGCTTAATCTATTCAAAAAGAAGAAAACGCAACAGGAAGAACCACCACAGCAAATGGAGTGCCCCAAGTGTGGAGGGACAATGACGCTGACAAATGGGCTGACATATAAATTCCACTGCAGGGGGCAGGAACTCGAAGCTTCAAATGTTACCGCCATGAAATGCGCGAATTGTGACGAGATGATGTTCAGCTGGGACGAGGCTCAACGTATTCAAAGATTCGCTCATAAATCTGTAGGCTGGGAGGATAAATCAGAATGAAGAGGGTTTTTGTCATATTGATTTCCATCTGTTTGATAGGATGTTTGTTGACTGGCTGCGGTACAAAAGAAGACCAATATGGTAATTGGGCTGACAATCATAGTGATGATTTTTATCATATTTTGAACACTTCTATCGTGTACGCCAAGGATACAAAAGTTATATATTATTACATTAGTGGTGGTGCAGGAGCGAGCTATATGGCTCCATACTATAACGAACATGGACAGCTTTGTCGTTATGTTGATGGCGAAATTACGCCAATTGAATAAGTAGGTGTTACAATGAATATAGCTTAGCAGATCCTTTATTGGAAATCAAAACCTTATTCTTTTATTGATACATATTTTGGCTCTTCACTATATTGGTACCAGAAAATTTATCTATGGATGTTTTGTAATAGGAGGTTAAATGGCATATACAACTTTCTACTGCAATGAAAATATGCTGCTTGATCATTGGCAGGACTATCACGAGTCAAATCTGATGTTGCGAAACCTGCTGAAGCGAACCTCCCTCTCTCCTATTGAATGCGCCACCATTTATTATGAGCGGATGAAAAATCCTGAGTCTGTCAGCTATGACCGCAGCCACTTGATTCAGACGTTCAGCAGAGGCCGTAAAAATAACGCGCCAATACTTGACGTACATCAAGTTGTGCTTTATCAGAAAGATCTGGACTATATTACAGAGGCGCGCCGAAAGTATCATATCAATTACGCACAATTACGTGTTCTGTTTGGGGTGATATTCTTCTGCCGACTGTACGGAAGTGACACCTTTGCCTTGGACACCGAGTTTAAGATGAAACGTTTTGGTGGCTGTTTTGAAGAACAGACAGAGATCATGTATTGCACTGGGAAGAACTAGGACGACGGCTATAATACAGTGCGGGGTATGAAAGAGATCTCTGATGACTATCACCTGCTGAACAGGACCGGCACCGACGACATTGGATGCTTATATCAGTACCCAAATTTTGCTCTTGATAAGAATGATACGATTGCGTACACGTTCAATGTAACGTTTGAAAACAATCGGCTGAATCTAAGCGCCATAGTGCGAGAGTTATTTGACCCGAAGGAATGTTATTGCATCGTGTGTGGCGAACAGTATCATTCAGAAAAGCCAAATGCCAGCAGATATTGCAAAGGATGTGCGGCAAAGAAAGAACAGGCACGTCTGGCGAAAAAGAATGCAAATCGAAACAAACGACCGAAATGAACTTTAAGTTCTTAATATATGAAAGGGTGTTGTATATTTCCCTTTCGATTATAAATTACAAAGGAGATTTATTATAATGGTTGAAATTACTAAGCGTGAGGCAGAGTATCTGCGTAAGGTTATCCCCGGTGTCCATATCACCCGTACCGTTCATCACTGGTATGTGGAGGAAATCAAATCTGTTCTGACTCAGCTGCCTGGCAATCCCGAGGCAGAAGAGGCGCTGCGCGAACTGAATCGCACCCAGCGTACCAACACCAATTTTGAGATCTGAGGTGGCGCATGGACGAATTTAAGAAAGCGGACGGCGAGACCTTTGATGAATATATGATGCGGATTGGTGAGGCATGTAGTGAACGTAAGCTGACCTAGGATCAGGCAGCAGAACTGCTGAATGAAGCGACCGGCTCAGACTATGGTGAATGCAGATACCGCAAGACCTATAAGTCGTGGAAAGCTGGTTATGACTACGCTATTGATCACGCCAACGAAGAAATGATCCAGGACGAACTGCAGCGACTGAAGATTGAAAAGATCAAATTACAAGATGAACGCAATGCAGCAAACAAGGCGTATCGCGATGTTGCCCGTGCCGAATCCATCAAGGAATTGATCCTGAAGAACGTTGCTCCGTATAACCCTGATAATTTTCTGAATGTTGTGCAGTACGAAGACAGCGGTCACGATGTGATTGTGTGTTTATCTGATTTACATGCTGGTGCTGGTATTGATTCTGCGTGGAATAAGTTCAACAAGGATATCCTAAAGGCTCGGCTTGAGAGTTATGCTACACAAGTGTTCAATATCGTAGCGCGACATGCAGCAGAAAAGATTCATGTACTGCTGTTGGGCGACCTGATCAATGGACATATCCATGTTAATACCCGCGTGCAGAACAATGAAAACAGCATTGAGCAGGTTATGACGGCTGCAGAGCTGGTAAGTAATTTTGTTGCTACATTGTACGAGGTATGCCAGCATATTGACGTGTATTCTGTGAGTGGTAATCATTCACGAGTATTCCCCAGCAAAGAAGATCAGGTAGCAGGCGACGAACTTGAAGCACTAATTCCGTTCTATATGAAGGCACGGTTACAAAATCTGGCTGGCATTGATGTCAAGACAGAAAAACTCGATCCGACTTTTGGTGGCTTTAAGGCCAGAAATAGTCTTGTGATGTACGCACATGGAGATAAAGACTCCCCCACTAATGTCGTTGAGCACCTGACACTGATGGTGAAGCAGCCAATCGACATGGTGTTCCTTGGTCACCGTCACACAAACGGCATGACAACGGTGCATGGTACAAAGGTTATTGAGAGCGGCTGCGTTTGTGGCAGCGATTCCTACGCAATTGGACTGCGCAAGAATGATGTGCCGCAACAGGCGGTGGCTGTAATTGATGATAGCGGCCTTGAATGTCTGTATGATGTCAAGCTGGAGAAGCCAGCGAAGATAGTAATTTAATAGAGATTTTGATGCTCTGGGCTACGGCCTGGGGCATTTTTATATGTCGCAGGTGACAGCGCCGGTGTGCTGACCAGCCTCATAAGCTGTGTTTGGATGCGTTCAACTCGCATACCTGTACCCACAAAAATAAATTAAAAAGGAGGGTTTCAAATTAGAGATGGAAGAAAAATATCACAAAGATTTAGGAGGCGATTACTTCTACTGCTATTCCAGACGGACAGCGCTGTTTGTTCGCGCTATGGGAATTTTTTACGAAGAGATTGGAGAGCACCCGGTAACTGGCTCTGTATATACAAAATTCCGCAAGACGAAAAAATTAAATGAAGTTTTAAAACTATAGGATCAGATCAAATATCGCTTCGATGATATGATGGACGATGGAACGGTGGTGATTGGCTATGGCCAGAGTTGCCGCAGATAAGAAACCGCCTCGTATCAAGGTTCCGCCCTCTTGGAGCGGTGGCAAGTGTATGTGTTGCGGAAAGATCTATGACGTGCGCAAAGGGAATTTCTCAAAAACGAAGAGTCAATGGTATATAGGTAATGATGGATACCTCCCGTGGTGCAATGAGTGCCGTGAGAAGATGTTTGAGTTTTATGTTAAGAAGTATAACGATGAAGATGAAGCGATTGATCGTCTGGCCATGATGTTCGATACCTATGTAAATGATAAATTGCTTGACGCTTCAGAACATTCTGTGGCATCTGCTTTAAAAATCAACACCTATATGGGACGTCTTAATATACGTCAGTATGCAGATAAATCTTATGACGATGTGATCGACCAGAAGAAAAAAGACGCTTTGGCTGCTGGCGATACGAAGGGAACAAAGGTCACTCAGAGAATGATCAAGAACTGGGGGCGTGGTTTGGATGATCAGGATTATCTATTCCTTGAAGATCACTACCAAAACCTTATTACACGCCATGAGTGCAAGACAGCCGCGCAGGAGATTCTGTTCAAACGCATTGCAAAGGCAGAGCTTAACTGTGAAAAGGCTGACGCAACTGGTGATACCAAAAAGATCAAGGAAGCAAACGACAATCTACAGAACCTGATGGGATCTGCCCAGATCAAGCCGAATCAGACGAATGATAATGCACTGGCTGAAACGAATACTTTTGGCACGTTGATTCAGAAATAGGAAGAGGAAGAGCCGATTCCAGAACCGTCTCCCGAGTGGCAGGACGTTGATGGTATCGGTAAGTATTTTAGAGTGTGGGTGCTGGGTACGTTGCTTAAGATGTTCAACTTGAAGAACCCATATCAAGACGAATTTGACGAAGAGTTTGAACGATATACTGCTCATAAACCAGAGACGAATGAGGATGATACCACAGATACTAGCCTCCGCGAAACTATTTTCGGTATTGGCGAAGGCGGTGGTTCCGCATGAGTAAAGAAAAATTAACAGATAAGGAAGTAGCGAATACAAAATCAGAAAAGATAATGAACGCAGTTGCCCTGAGGGCGTCATTCTATAGAGCGAATCCTCAGCGGTTTGCAAAAGACTATTTAAACCTGACATTGAAGCCATTCCAAGAGCTACTACTGTTTTTGATGGTGAGATGTACCGGCTTCTGCTTCATTGCTGCTCGCGGCCTTGGTAAGTCATTTCTAACCGCAGTTTTCTGTGTGATTACATGTATTCTATGGCCTGGTTCCAAGGTTTGTATTGCCTGTAAGGTAAGAAGCCAATCTATCAGTATTTTGGATGAAAAGATAATGAAGGAGATCTACCCCAATAGTCCCCTTCTACGATCTGAAATCAAAAAGGTCGATATCAACAATCAAAAAGCAGAGATTATATTTAGGAACGGCAGCTATATCAAAGTTGTCACTGCAACAGATAGCAGTCGTGGTAGTCGAGCTACACTTCTTATCTGTGATGAATATAGATTACTCTCTAAAGATGTTATTGACTTGATCTTGAAGAAGTTCCTGAATATTGTTCGTCATCCTGGATATTTGGACAAGCCACAATATGCACATCTTGCAGAGCGAAACAAAGAATTCTATCTAAGTTCTGCTTGGTTCCAAAACCATTGGAGCTATGAAAAATGTCAGGACTACTTCGTAAATATGATCGACTTTAATAAAAAATATTTCTGCGTATCCTTCCCGTATCAGATGTCAATCAAGAGCGGCTTGCTGTTGAAGGAGGCTGTAGAGGACGAAATGAGTGAATCCAGTTTTTCTGATTTGACGTTTGCAATGGAGAATGAATGCAAGTGGCTTGGTGCTACTGAGGGTGGATTATTCCAATTTGATGACATCAACAAAACGCGCGTCATTGAAAAGGCGTTCTACGCACCGAATCTTTTACTTAATCAAGTTGCTATGGACGTGCCGAAAAAGAAAAATGGCGAAGTGCGAATTCTCACCGCCGATATTGCATTGATGAGCAGCCGCAAAAACGACAACGACGCAACCAGTATCTTTTTGAACTGTATGCTGCCAAATAAATCAGGGCGCTATACCAGCAACTTTGTCTATTCAGAGAACGTTGAGGGTATGAGTGCGCAAGATCAAGCACTAAAACTGCGACGGTATTTCGACTACTTCAACTGTGATTATATCGGGGTTGACTGTAGAGGCGTTGGATTGCCTCTGGTTGACTTGCTGATGCGTGATATGTATGACCCAGAAACAGGCGAAACATATCCTGCGATCAGCTGCTGTAACAATCAAGAAATCGCATCTCGCTGTGCTGACAAAAATGCTCGCAAGGTCATCTAGGCCATTATGGGCAGCTCCCAGTTTAATAGCGATGTTGCTATTGGATTGCGCAGCGGTTTCCAGCAAGGACGTATTCATCTGCTTCAGAGTGAGTATGGATGTGAAGACCAGTTGCGCAAACTCTATAAAGGCTATGATAAAATGTCGCCTACTGAACGAGCCACGTTGCAAATGCCCTATATCAATACCGGGCTTGCTGTAAACGAACTCGTGAACCTGGGCTACGAAACTGTGAATAACGTTATTAAAGTCAAGGAGAAATCCGGCTGCCGTAAAGACCGCTACTCTTCCCTGTCTTACAACTATTACATTGCGCAGCAAGTTGAACGAAGCATGGAGAAGAAGAATAAAAAGCCAACTTCGCTCACGTTTAACTTTAGAGCGCCTGTATTAAAGAAGGGAGGACTGTAATGTCTGAAGATAAAATGCAGAAAAAGGTCCGCGTAACAAATGCCAAAGATGGCAAGACCTCTTATGTAACATATCAGGATCTTGTCAATGGCGTTTATGCGAATCTGTCACATATCGGTATTCGCAATCTGGCATCGAGTACCGACACAAATCCGACATATACAAAATATACCAAGGATCAGATCGTCACCTATCTTGGCAACCCCGCCAACTATGAGAAGCAGCTGCGAAATATGAGTAAATATCTATTCAATATTTCAAACTACTACCGCCGACTGATTCAATATTTTGCGAACATGTCTACATACTCTTATACGATTTCTCCGTATGGACTTGATCGGTCTAAGACAATTAACGCCAACAAGTTTAAGAAGGCATATTATTCTGCTGTAACCGCAGTTGAGTTGATGAATATCCCACATGAAGCCACAAAGATACTGACAATTGCATTCCGCGATGATGTTTACTATGGCTATGCGTGGGAGACAAATGACAGTTTTGCCTTCCAAAATCTTAATGCTGACTATTGTAAAATAAGCAGCATTGAAGACGGCGTTTATAATTTTGCTTTTGATTTTTCTTATTTTGATTCTAACAAAGACAAGCTGCCCAACTATCCGCCAGAGTTTGAGACGATGTATAACCAATATAAGGCTGACTCGCAGAACTACAAGTGGCAGGAGTTGGATAGTTCCAAGTCCATCTGCATCAAAGTAAACGAGCACGATTATATTCCCATTCCCCCGTTTGTGAGTTTGTTTAGTGCGCTTGCCGATATTGAAGACTACCGTGCCATCAGTAAAAACGCAAGTGAAACCAATAACTATAAAGCACTAGCGATGGAGATTCCTGTGAATGATGCTGATGGTTCTTTCTTGATCGATTATGATACAGCAAAAGAGTTCTATGACATGATGAGTAATGTACTGCCGCCGAATATTGGCGCAATTCTTACTCCCATGAAAATCAGCAGCTGGAACTTTGAAAAGAGCGGCGTGAACAGTGACTCTAAAGAGGTCGCAAATGCTGAGGCCACATTCTTTACAGGAGCTGGCGTGAATAAGAATCTGTTCGGCGGTGGCGAAGATCCTTCTGCTACTACCCTGCAGCTGTGTACTGTGAATGACCAAGAGATCGTGTTTGCAGTGATGCGACAGTTGGAGCGCTGGATCAATCGCAAGCTGAAGAGCGTTTCCGGTTCTTATAAGTTCCGCCTGAATTTCCTGCCAGTCACTCATTATAACGTGACCGAGATGCATGAAAGATATCTCAAGGATGCCACTTACGGTATGCCGACTCGAACCGCAGCTCTTGCAACTACTGGTTATGCGGGCAGCGATTATGAAAATATGACTTATCTTGAAAATGAGATTCTGGGACTTAGTGCTGGTGAAACACCGCTCAAGAGCTCCAATACTCAGTCCGGTTCCGCCGGGGATGAAGGCGGCCGCCCAACAAACGCAAGTAAGGGCGAAGGCCTGTCTGATGCTGGCAATGTAAGCGCCGATAGACAGGAGGCATAAGATGAGTCAGGAGATTTATGAAGTTATCGTACACGGAACACACTCCGCCGGGATGGCAAAGTTCCTGACCGACCGTGGCGCTCTGATGCTACGAATAGACCCAACAAACAAGTATGTTTTTGTATACGATTCTGTGTTTGAAAATGCTCTGGCTGAGTTGCAGGTTGCGATTCGCCAGGGCTTTTATTTTGCTGACGAGGAGGTGAAAACAGAATGAATCAACGATATCCGGTTTCTTTTATTAAGAAGGGCGAATACGAATCTTCTGATTTTCGCTTCATTGATGTCAGCATTGATGTAATGCACACTGGAGCAAACCTCAATAAGACAAGTTTCACAAAAGACGCGATCAACAAAGCAGTACCGACAATCCGTAATACGCCGATCCTGGGCTATGTTGTAGATGAACTTGACGAGGAAGACAAGGACTTTAAAGGGCATGAACATGAACTACGGATCACCGACAAGGACGTGAAGTACGTTTATGCTGGTCAAGCTTATGGTGTTATCCCTGAATCTTGTAATCCTCGCTGGATCGTTAAGGATGACGGCACCGGTATTGAACGGGAGTATCTGCGTGTTGATGGTTTGATTTGGACAAAATTTAGCGATCCTGTAGATATTTTTACCCGCGATGGTACAAAGAATCACAGTGTTGAGCTGACTGATATGGCTTGTGGCCCCGCAGATAAGAACGGCAACGTTCCTGTGGGGTCTTTTAAATTTGACGGTTGCTGCATTCTGTCTACGACTGATCCGAGTATCAAGCCCGCTATGACAGGCAGCTGCGTTACTGCCAATTTTTCTGTTGAAGATATTACCGCTCAGATCCGCGACCGGCTCTATGAGTATCAAGCAATTCAACAGAACTATACTGCGCAAAATGATAATCCATCCGATGAGGAGAAAGGAGATACAACGCCAATGAATGAAAATGAAATTAAGACCCCCGGCGTAGAGGAGAACCAGGTTCCTGCTGAGAACACGGTAACCCCTACCGAACCCGCCGGGAATGATGCTACTCCTCCCAATGAAAACACGGTGACTGAGCCTACAGCTGCTCCCGCTGAGGAGAATGTAGCACCTACTACGGAACCCGAGCCTGCTCCTGTCGAGCCCGCCGGAACTGAGAATACTGCTCCTACCGAGAATGAGCCCGCTGCTGGTGCTGAGTTTACTCTGAGCGCTAATCAGCTTCGAGACGAAATTTATAATGCGTTGCTGAAAGTTCAGGTTCCTTCTCGATGGGACCCTGACTGCATGATTCCTAAGTATTGGCTCACCGATATTCTGGACAGCGAGGTAATTGTGACCGATTCTGGCACGTATCAGTTAATGGGTATTCCCTACTCTATGAATGGCGACAATGTTGTTCTGGATTACGCGAATATTAAGCGTAAGAAAGTCACTTATGAGGATTGGGACGAGGGCGACGTGATGCCTGGCCTGATCACTATGTTCTCTACTTTGACTGATAAGCTTGTTGAACTGTCTGACAGTTTTACTAAAGCAGCAAATGAAGTTAGTGAAATCAAACCAAAGCTGGAAGCATATCAGCAGGCTGAGGAAAAGGCCGCTGCGGCCGCAGATAAGGCTAAGCGTGATGAGCTGTTCTCTATTATGGACGAGAAGCTTGGCGCAGATACTGAGTACATTGCACTGAAGGAGAACAATGAAATCAGCTATTCCGACCTGGAGACCAAGTGTTACGCGCTGGTTGGCCGTAAGAGTGCTGAGTTTTCTTATGTTCCCAATAAAAACAACAAAAAAACTGTCCGCTTTGGCGTGGGTGGCACCCAGAACGGTTCAGATGTCGCGTATGGTGGTCTGATCGAACACTATCTCGGCAATAAGTAATTTACCAAAAATTAGGAGGTACATAATTATGGCTAATAATAAGCATGCTGTTGTGCGCATTGACAAGCTGGGTGGCACCCTGGATGGTGCTCAGCTGGAGAGTGCTATTTTCTACAAGGAGTCCGATGCTGCTGAGATCGATAATGCTCAGCTGGTTGTTCTGGGCGAGAAGCTGGGTCGCGAGGTTTACAAGGCTACCGCTCCCACCGCAACTTCTACCGTTGCCGACCTGTATCTGACCGCTGGCGTTGAGTTGTTCTATGATCAGACTGTGGCGCACTATCTGCCCGAGTGGGTCAACGAAGCCGGCAAGCCCGTGCGTGTTTATGCTCTGAATGTTTCCAAGGGCGGCTTCTCTGCTACTGCAGAGGCATTTAATGGCACTCCCGCAAAGGGTAAGTATGTCGGTTTTGCTGCCGATGATACCAAGATCCAGATTCAGGAGACTGCCGATGACAAGACCTTTGGCTGCATTGACTTTGTTGAGACTGTTGGTTTTGGCGATGGTCGCTATACCTACTACATGATCACCCTGAAGTGATTCCGAAGTTTTAAGAAATCAACATAAAGCCGTCCGTTTAAAGCGGGCGGCCATTTTTATTATAGGAGGTTTATACCATGGCTATTGATTCTAATCTGGTCAAGCTGGCTCTCGATGGCTACAAGGGCCACGTTGCTGGTGATTATTCTGTGAACGACACCCAGGAGGCTCTGCGTAAGGCTCTGGTTGAGGCAAACGGCGGTTCCACCAAGCTGGACATTAAGGCTCTGCGTGACGGCAGCTGCTCCAAGGTGTTCGCTATTGTTGAGGAGCTGGTCAATGTTATTTCTGAGGAAGGTCTGAAGGGCGACGAGTTCTTTATGAACATGGTCGAGGATCGCAACCTGGCTCTGGGTGACACTCCCAAGTTCCACATCGAGCGCGAGTGCCTGTTTGCTGTTGCCGATATCGCCGAGGGTACTCAGGGCGTGCGCCGTCAGCGTCTGGAAGCCGGTACTGACATTACCGTCAATACTCAGCTGCACGCTATCAAGATCTACGAGGAGCTGAACCGTGTTCTGGCTGGCCGTATCGACTTTAACAAGTTTGTTGATATCGTTTCCAAGTCTTTCACCAAGGATGAGCTGGATTCTGCATACGCTGCATTCGTTGGCATGTTCAGCAAGCTGAATGCTCCCTACATTGAGACCGGCTCTTTTGACGAGGACAAGCTGCTGGATCTGATCGAGCACGTTGAGGCATCCACCGGCGAGACTGCCGTTATTGTTGGCACTCGCAAGGCTCTGCGTCAGATCAAGACTGCAGTTGTGTCTGATTCCGCCAAGGAAGATATGTACGCAATGGGTCACTTTGGCCGCTTCAATGGTACTGAGCTGATTGCTGTGAAGCAGCGTCACGCTACCGGTACAACCGATTTCATCCTGGATGACAAGACCCTGTACGTGTTTGCTGGCGACACCAAGCCCATTAAGCGCGTTACAGAGGGCGATGTTACCATGCTGATGGGCACTCCGATGAACAACGCCGATATGAGCCAGGAGTTCCTGATGATGAAGCGCACCGGCATTGCCATTGTGTTTGACCGTGACTTCGGCGCATACAAGATGGCCTGATCGATAATTTGAGTTGAATGGCGGTGGGGCAACAGCCCTGCCGCTTCTTTTATTAAATAGGAGGAACGAATGGCAAGACGTACAACTAAGACTACAGCCGCGAAAGCTACTGCTCCCGTAGCGACCGAGCCCGTAGTCGAAATTACAAACGAGACCATGGTGGAGTGCCGCAATGGCACAGCTGGTAATTTGATCTATAAGTCCACTTTGAATCCCGGCTATACCGTTGAGTGGGAGGCTTTTGGCGATGTTCAGGAAATGGAGTATCGCGAGCTGGTTTCTATGCGCGGTAATCAGCGCCGGTTCTTTGAGGAAAATTGGATTTTGATCGATGATCCCGCCATTATCAAGAAGCTTGGCGTTGAGCGCTATTACAAAAATAGTCTGACCACCGACAACTTCAATGACGTGTTTACAATGCCCGCCGATGAGATTAAGAAGATCGTCCCGACACTGCCGGGCGGCACCAAGGATGCGATTGCATCTGAGGCTAAGAAAAAGATCGAAACCGGTGAGCTGGACAGCCGCAGTGCGATTAAGGCACTGGAGGACACCCTGTCTGTTGAGTTGGAAGACACAATTTGATGTAAAGGAGGCGGGTCATGGCAACCACTTTTGAAAGTATCTATGCCCGCTGTCGTGGGCGCATTCGAGATTATGATAAGGAAGGATATACTGACGAGATGTTTGCAGACGCAGAAAACGACCTGCTTCAGGCCGCCATTGATGATTTTGCGGACATTTGTGTGCAAGACCTGACTGACTATGATGATGAGCTGCAGCAGTTCAATGTTACTCTGACCCGCAAGGAACAGAGTATTCTGGCGTTGAGCATGATTGTGCATTGGCTGGAGCCGTATGTTTATAACTCTGACGCTTTGAAGAACGCTATGAGCACCAAGGACTTTTCTTTCTTCTCCCCTGCTAAGCTACTGGAGCAGATGAAAGACCTTTTGGCGCAGTCGCAGCGTAAATTGACTGCTGAGATGAATTTGTATTCCTTTAAGTCAAACAGTGTTTCTGAATGGACACAGTAAGGCGGTGGGATATGACAAGATCTCAATATAGAGCCATGTTGAAACAAGATGGAGAGACGCAGCGCGACAGGGTGATCAATAAGGCACTCCACGATACGCGCTTTTTAGCGCCAGTCAATCCTTCTTATAAAGAAGTGACGATAGACGACGTACCCCGCTGGGTGAATATTATATCGTCTACTGTTACAAACCAGAAAATATTCCGCACCAGACCTGGTGAGGATTTTGAGATCGGCAGCATTATGTACTGGGGTAAGAGCCACTGGCTGATTACCGAACGTGATGCAGATGATGAGATCACCGTGCGCGGCCGCATTCAAATCTGCCAGAAACAGATCGTGTGGCAGGACGACAAGACAAAAAAGATCGTATCTCTGTGGGCAACTGTGGAAAAGCCGTATTACTCCAACCTGAGTGAAAACAAGGTGATGAGTTATTCAACTCGTGAATTCCGTATTCAAACTCCGTTCGACGAGTATTCTGCCCGTCTGAACATTGGAAAGCGGCTGATGTTGGAGATCGTCAATGGAGAACCAAAGACCTATCGAATCACGTCGATTGACCAGATGACTGGCCGAATTGACTATGATAATGACCAGATCGGGTTCCTCTCGTTTAACGTTGAACAGGATCTTTACAACGCAGAAACAGACAATGTAGAGAAAATGATCTGCAATTATGTGCCTGAAGATGCTTCCGATAACGTGGAAATCACCTATCCTGACGATAACATCGTAGACGACAGAGTGCTTTCGATAGAGTTTACAGGTGAACCATCCATCCCAACTGGTGGTTTTGGAAAACTGTTTACTGCAAAAATCGATGGCGAAGTATATGACAATGCAGAATGGACGCTTACCGGCGATTGTACTCCTGCGGGAGTATGTTTCAAAGGCGGTAATACGATTACGACCGGTGCAAAATGCAAGATTACTTGTGTGGATGATTCTAAGTTGATTGGACAAGTCGTGGTACTGACGGTTAAAGCAGCAGGCCTTACCGAAAAGATCGAATTGGAGGTGATCTGATATGAATCTCGATGAGATCGGAGTATTCAAAAATCGGGTCGTTTCCAAGTTGATCAATGACGAAAATGTCCTTGATGTCCTATTGGGCAACACAGATGATATCGACGATCCCGAAACTCTTCTGCTTGGTAAGAATGGGTCGGGTGAAGGTGGATGCGTGTTTAAGTATGAATATGTTCCAGATACACAGGAAAACTCAAAAACATTTTTGTGTGTTGAAGTTGTGCCAGAACAAACCAGCGGTGATTCTATTACGATGATGACTATTTACGTGTTTGCATATTGCAGTAAAAACCTTATGCAGACATATCACCGGAAAGGACAAGCTGGGACACGCATTGATATTTTGGTCAGTGACATTGATAAGCTTCTGAATGGAAACAAAGAATTTGGAATTGGACCGCTTGAATGGGCTGGAAGCAGCATCTATAAGCCGGCGCAGTGCTATTACGGACGAATGCTTGTTTATCAGGTCGGCTCTTTTAGGAGGGCTCGCTGATGAGAAAAATTTCGTACCTTGATCATCTGAGTCCATATGGTGTGCAGCTGAAAGACGTTGGACGAATCCACTCCCCTTTTTTGAGTGATATTTTGAAGATGGGTTATACCCAGTATCAATACGCACTAACCTTATTTTTATATACCCCAGAAAAATACTACCACGATGCGGCAACTATGATGAAGATGCCAGACATCTGGGAGCAAATGACAAGTGAGCAAAAAGCAAATATTGTGATGTTCGATATTCTTACATCGACAGATGAATCCAGGGCTGAACTAATTTCGGCTCTGGGTCTTTTTGTTTCTGGGGAATTGGAGTGGGACGAGCAGCATCGAGCAATTTTTATCGATAAAAAAAGCACTGGTAAGAAGGAATTTTCTATTGGCGGCTATATCGATAGAAACAACTATTCGACCGTAACAAAGATTTGCTTACAGATGGTTGATATCGACGAAAGCGATATTCCTGAAGAAGCTCCAAAATTTAAGACTGAAAAAGATCGCTTGTTTTATGAGAAGTTCCAAAAGAAGAAGAAAAAGTTCAAACAAACAAAAAAGGCAGACCCGAATTTCGAGCTACCGAATATGATTTCTCTCTTATGCACTTTTCATCCAAGTTTGAATTATTCAAACATCTTTGAGCTGACAGTTGGACAGATACGAGATACGTTCTCCCAACTATTACGCGCAAAACAACTAAATATTGCTGAAATGAATTACTCCGTTTGGGGCGGTAAATATGACCCCTCGAAATGGATAGAGCGAATTGACAAAGAAAACGAAACTATAGGAGGATAACAATTATGGCTAACAAGAATGCAAATTTCGCCAACCGCGAGGTCGCCGATCTGATGCTGGTCGACTACTCCACCAAGAAGCTGTTCCTGAATGTTGACTGGGCTAACGTCACTTCTACCTCTTTTGAGGGTGACCGCGTGTTCGCAACCGGCGGCCAGGGCGCACCTAACCGCGTGCAGTTTGACGGTTCTCGTACCGGTACTCTGACCATTGAGGCACAGGTCTACCCTGTCAAGGTCTTCCAGATGCTGTCCGGTAATGATCTGGGCACTACCGCAAACTTCCTGAAGCGCGAGAAGGTCACCTGCACTGAGGCCGGTAAGCTGACCATTTCTACTGCTGCTGGCACCACCGCTGTTCAGGTCTTTAAGGCTGATGACGATCTGGGTACCGAGATCACCGCTACTGTTACTGAGGGCGGCACTGAGGTTACCGTGGCTGAAGCAATCCAGGAGACTGCTTACATTGTTTATTACTACGCAAAGCAGGCAGCAGCTCAGGTTGTGCACCTGGATAGCCGTCACTTCCCCAAGGCTTATCGCGTCGAGGGTTCTATTCCCTACAAGACCGAGAGCGACGACATCATCGAGGCACATCCCATCTGGTACAAGGCTGCTCCTCAGGCTGGCTTTGAGCTGTCTTGGCAGAACACTGGCGATCCCGTCTCTCTGACCATGACCTTCGACGTTCTGGCCGACGAAAATGGCGACATGTTCTCTTTGATCTTCCCCAACGAGGGCTAATACATAGCATTTACACGAGGCAGAGTCTTTCGGGGCTCTGCCCCTTTTATAAGCGCACCAACAGCATGGCAACTACTGTACTGCTGGCGCGTTGATATGAGGAAACTCACAAATAAGAAGAACGCCCACACAGCGGACCAGCTCTCTAATTTACATAGAGGCTTCAGTAAAAACTCGGACAGATGGCACCGCTTACGCCCGGCGCTGGCTTACTTTCATAGCAAACAAGACAATGGCTGTCAAATCAGCTACAAAACCAACGATTTCTCGCAGAGTCGCAAAGTTAATCTCCATAGGGTCCTCCTTTCTACCAGCAGTTGGGCTACTGGATTTTCGGGAAGCCCCTATGATAATGTCCACATGTTTAAATAAGCCCCAAAAGGGGTGTGCAGGTGTTCTTCAAGTTTGAATTTTACCACATCCAGAAAGAAAAAGGAAGTGTTACATATAAAAATCTTAGCTTTTGACCAGGCGCTTGGTAAAACAGGCGTTTGTACTTTAGATGGCAACGCTGTCTACCATTCGCTGATCGACCTGAGCAAAACCAAGGATGTCTTGGAACGCTCGACAATGATGCGCCAGATGATTCAGAGCCGCATCAAGAACAATCACCCAGATCTTGTAGTGATTGAAGATGTTGCGCTGCAAAGCTCGCCCAAAACATTGATCCAACTGGCGCAGCTGCAAGGAGCGATTATGGGGGTATGCGAGCTAAACAATATCCCATATGAAATCATTAAGCCATCCGAGTGGCGAAAGATATTAGGATTTAAACAGGGTCGAGTAAAGCGTGCTGAATTAAAGCAGCAGGCCATCGACTATGTGAAAACCTATTATGGAGAAGATGTTTCGTCTGATGAAGCTGACGCGATGTGCATTGCGACTGCTGTAAAGGTGGAGCTTAAAAACAATAAATTAAATCAGGAGGACTAATACTTATGGATGCAAAGAATAATCTGACTTTGGCTGAACGAATTTTGTTTGTTGACAGCGTGGTAAGCCTGTCTGAGCGTGATGGCCGTTACGAGCCGGCGCTGTATGACTACGCTTTCCGAATTACGACACTGATCATGTTTACTGGCCTGGAAACCGAAGAGCTATCACAGGACCAGATGAGTGAACTGGCTTTCTCTGATGAAACGACCAAGTTGATGAACGAGACTCCGCGCAAGTATATTCTGACTACACTAAACAAGGCTTGCTGCGAAAAAATCGAGATTGCCCGCCAGCAGTATATGGCCGCATTTGAAGCCGCAGCAAAAAACCAGCCGTTTGAGCAGCTGATGCAGTTGGCCGCCGAGGTACTGAGCGGCATTGGTGATCAGTTCGACATGAACAAAATGGTTGAAAAAATCGCTGAAGAAAATCTGAAGAAACCGGTAGAGAAAGATAACTATAGCGTCAAAACTCCTGAAGGAATGCTCGATGGTGCTCCTTCAATTGATACGACAGAGCTTATTTCTGCAGTCGCTGAAAGCAAGGAGTAAACTATGGGAAAGAAATCATGTACTACGACCAAAGACCTTCAGACAGAAATCATGCGAAGAGCGAATAAAGCATTAAACAAAGATATTGCTCCTTATGTAGAGAATAAACTTAAGGAACATGTCAAAAAAGATGTTTATGCTACTTACTCCCCTGTTGAATATGAACGTCGTGAAGAAGATGGTGGTCTAGTAGATGATGATAATATCAAGTACAAAGTTCGAACAGATAATAGAACTTTATATGTATATGAACGTGCTCCAATAGAAGGGCCACGACTTGATGCTCCAAACTGGGTGTCTCAAAATGACAGCTTGGCTCAACTGATTGAGCAAGGCGCACATAATCCATGGACACATAAGAGATATCGTTGGACTAATCCACGTCCATTTATTGAAAACACTCAAAAGGATATCAATTATCGTTATGCCGACATTGTTAAAATGTTACGCAATCGAATCAATCACGACAACTGAAGTAATTAAAAAGATGAGCAGACTTATTAAAAGCCTGCTTTTTTTAGATTCGGCTCCAAAAGGAGGAATATGATATGCCTAGAGAACCAGAATTGAGTATCAAAGTAAAAGTAGATCCACATGTTGATCCACAGCAAACACGAGATACCATCCAAAGAAAATTCAACGATATTAAAAATCCGCCGACAGTGGTCATCAAACCTGACTTAAGCAAGTTCGATAATTTTATTAAAGATGACCTTGGTGGAGATTATTCAGTTGATATTATTCCTAATATTACTGGAGATATTAAAGGAAAGATTAAAGAGGAAATTGACAAGGCCGTTAAAAGTCCTGATTTCCCAAAGGTTCCACTTAAAGTTGACGTTGGCGATTTCAGCAATGAATTATCTTCTGCTCTAAAAAGGGAACTAAAAGATGTCAATGATAAACTTAGTTATTATTTGAAAAATCTGACAAGAAATTCCGATAATTTGACTGGGTTGGTCAATGATTTACTGCCAACAAAAAATATTTCTGCAGCAGGAGCAAAATTGAGCAAAGAAGTATCAAAAGCAGTCAATGATGCTACTGAAACCGCAAAAAAGTCAGTCAAACCATTAACCATAGACGATTTATTAAACTATAAGTCCAAAACATCTTTAACATCTATTCAAAAAGTAAAGGATTCTATACTACAATTAAAAAATTCATTAACCGATTTATATACGGATGAAAAATATATCGATGAAGACGAACAAATTATTGATGTCAAAGGTTTTCAAGAAAAACTTCGAACATTAAAATCAGAGTCAAAAGATTTAAAAAAAGTTTTAGAAGGATTCTCGTCAACTATCGGAATGAAGAGTATTTCTTCAGTATTTAATAATAAAGACTTTAATATTGAAAAAACATGTTCGGATTTACTTGAACTAATCAATGTTCTTGATCTAATTTCTGAAACACCGATTTTCAAAGACAAATCCGAAGCACAAGATTTTTCTGAACGTCTATATGCAAACGTTGGGAAATATAGCAGTTCATTAGATACACTTTGCGATTCTACTATCTCGAATCTGGATAAAGTATCAGAACGTTCAAAAGAAGTGATACACGAACAAGATGTATTGCAACGGACACATACACAAGTTGAAAAAAAAGTCGAATCTGCTAAAAAAGAAGATTCTTCTGGATTATTTGATTCTTCTTCTATTAAACAATATGCTGATAGTATTGATGAAGCGCTAAGTCAGGTTTCAACTAAATATGAGGAGATAAATAAAAAAAGAAAAAGCGCTATTAACCTTGAGAGCACGTTATTGTCAAAAGTCAAACTCAATAAAGAATCACTTAAGGATGAGTTGAAGGAATATTCCGATATTCTTAAAAATTTCGACGATAATAAATTGAAAGGTATTGCAGATCGAGCAGCTGCTATACAAGATTCCAATATACCAGTAGGTGACAAGAAAAAACCCAAAGAGACATCAAAGCCGAAATCAAAATCAACTTCTACAACTTCTGTTCCTAATTTTCCTGGAGCGCCAAATAACAAAAATGAATCTCAATCTTTGATTGATGATGGTACTGCAAAAATAAAAAAGATTGTTTTTGATGTAAAACAAGAAGACCTTCAGAGCTCTATTGATGCAATTTTTGCTAAAGTGTCTGCTCCTATCGGATTTAAGCCAGCAGAAAATGCAATTGAGAATGTTCGTACAGAACTAACAAAGGCACTTAAAAATATTGATTTTACATTAAAATTCGGAAAGCAAAATGCTAATGGCGAAACCACAGCGACTGCTACTACGACAAGTGAATCACAATCAACTTCTGATTTAAAAAAGCAAGCAACATCTATTGGAAACATCAAGCGCAATCTTGAAGCGGTTACGACAGGCATTGATAAATATATGACAGATATCGCTTCTATTGGTACTGCGTTCGAGTATTCTATGAGTCAAATAGATTCTTTGAATAAATCTCTTGAGAATCAAATCACAGACTTGGATCTTATCGCAAAAAAGACGGATGCTTATAGTACAACAGCCAATTCCATCGCACTGAATACAAAAGATGTAGTGGTCGCTGGTGATTTAAAGGGCAAAGTCGAACTCAAAGATGAGGATATTAAGAGGCCTGATCCTTTAAACATCAATGGCGCTGTAAAAATCAAAGCAAGTGATATTAAAATTGATGATGTTGAGATTTCAAAAAAGAAATTTGATATTAACGGTAATCTAATCCTGAAGAATGCTGAGATTGTTGATGCGGTAAAAGAAGCGACTAGGGAAGCTACCAGAAAAGCGCAATCAAAACAGTCTACAGCGAAAACAAAGAATGGTTTGACCGATCGAGATTATGAGCGTAAAAGTAAAGAACTTCTGACGAGCCTTGCTTCCATTATGAAAGGTAAAGCGCGTGTTCAAAACTCTCTCACAACTCATACACGTAAGGGGCAATCGGAAGCTGCTGCTGAAGACTCATACTATTTATCGAAGCTTTCAAGACGAGAGCGTACAACGAAAGGTAAGCTCACGAAACTTTATAAAGGACGTGGCGGACGTTCTGCATGGCAAAGTAGTTCTATCTATCATTCTGCTATTGAAGATTCAGAGCATATTCGAAACAGTCGTGTTGCAGAAAACTCAGACAAAGACAAAGTCGCAGAAGAAGAAAAATATATCGCAGCACTTCGCCAGCGTTCAAAGATTTATAAAGAACTTGCTGTCGCGCGTCGCAAATATGGTGATGATTCGGAATATGTAAAATCTTCTCAAAAAGAGCTACAGAATACATTAGATATAATCAACCAGTTCGAATCTAAAGTTGGAAGTCAGTATTTACAGGCGATGCCTGAGCGTCGTAAAGTTTTTGCTGAGAATATGTCGAATTTTCGTAAGGATCGCGACGATATTAGACATAAAAATACACAAATTGCTGCTAGAGATCAGCAAAAAGCAATCGTTGCTACAAATAAATCTGCAGAGATGGAACGCATCGCTTCTGAAAAGGAGTTTCTTGAAAATCTCGCAAAAGAGCCAAAGTTGTGGGCAGATGCTGAAAAAGCACGCAAGAAGTATGGCGATAATAGTGCTGAAGCAAAACAGGCAGAGTATTTAAGAGATAAAAATCAATCGTCTATCAATGATTTTAAATCGAATTATACTGGTTCTTTATCTGATATTCCTGGATATGACGATCAAGTAAAAGAAAATAATTTTGCAATGGCAGCATATCAATCTGGGATGACTCGTGAAGCAAATGCAGAACAACAGAAACAGCATGATGCAGCCCAGGCGGCATTTCAAAAGCGCCGTGATGAAGCCGCAAAGCAAGCAAAAGAAGCTCAAAAAGCTGCTGATAAAAAAGATTCAGATGATGCCGCTTTCTTTACAAAATTGCAAACAGCAGTTAATCGTAAGATCAAGGCGTATGACGATTTTATAAAAGCAGAGCCATGGACAAGAGATTGGGTCTCAAAGTCTGGTAAAAATAGTATTGCGGATAATAATCTTCTTGATTTGCAAAATCAGGCTACCACTACTGGTTTATCTTCCGATCAGCGTTATTCTTTAATCATGGACCAGTACAGAAGAGATATTGATGCTGTCAACGAGGCTCAACAAAAGCGCGCAAAAATTGAAGAAGAAGCTATCAAAGTTCAGGATAAAGACATTATTTCTCTACAGAAGTTTATTAAAACAGTCGACGCATATAAAGGTTCTATTGATAAAGACAATAAAACAGATATGCCTGTCTATGCGAACGTCACGAACATTCGTGGTTCTGCAAACGATCTTTTGAATAGACTTCAAAAGGATACTTCTGGCAACAAGGATCAAGTTGCTATTGATTAGGCCAAAGACAATAAGATTGATGGTGTTAAATCTCTTATCGATGCTTATAACAAGCTCGGAATCGCTGCTAATGAAGCTGGTATTGACGTTCAAGGGTTGCGTATTGATGTCGAACGTATGAATAAGACAGCAAAGGGCAAAACCGAAGTGGCAAACCTCAAGTCTCAGCTAATGGACTATCTTGAGAAATTTCCAAAAGTCAGTAGCGCAATGGATGATTCTGTTAGAGAATTACAAGCTGCTCTGGCTGATCCAAATGCTTATCAAAATATTGGTAAACTAAAGCAACAGATGGCCGAACTTCGTGCTCAAGCTAAAGCGCTTGGTCTGGAATCTGAAAGTCTATTTGATAAGTTTGAAAAGCTTTTTGGTCAGCATCTGAGCACTATGATCACCATGGCCGCTTTGCACAAGATGCAAGACGCTTTGCGGATCGTATATCAGAATGTAGTTGAAATCGATACAGCTGTTACAGAATTACGCAAAGTCAGTGAATACGCCGGCAAATCTCTTGAAGAGTATATGGGTCGCGCGTCTGAGCAAGCACAAAAGCTTGGTGTTTCGATTAGTGATTACATCAATTCAACCGCAGATTGGAAGCGGCTTGGCTATTCTGATGAAGACGCCGAGAACATGGCTACCTACTCTACCCTACTTAAAAACGTGGGAGACGGAATCGATGACGTTAACACCTCGTCTTCGTATCTGATTTCGACATTGCAAGGCTTTGGTTTACTTGCTGATCAGGCAGAGGACGTTGTTAATAAAATTGACGCTGTAGCAAATACACAACCTGTTACCGCAAAAGACCTTGGTGAAATCTTGACTCGCAGTTCTGCTGCTATGTCGGCCGCTAATAATACGCTGGAAGAAACTATTGCGCTTGGTACTGCTGCAAACGCAGTTATCCAAGATGCAGACACGGTCGGTACAACTTTAAAAAGTCTTTCTATGTATCTCCGTGCTGCTAAAAGTGATGCAGAGAATGCAGGTATTGAAGTTGATGGTATGGCCAATTCTGTATCTGAACTTCGTAGCGAACTGAAATCTCTGACTGGCGTTGACATCATGCTGGATAGCAAAAATTTCAAGAGTACATATCAAATCATGAAAGAGCTGTCTCAAGTATGGAGTGGCCTGTCCGATGTAACGCAGGCGAATGTCACTGAGATGATTGGCGGAAAGAGAAACGCAAATGCAGTTAGTGCTATTCTAAACAATTTTGACGTTGCTGAATCTGCTATGGAATCTGCTGCAAACAGCGCAAACGTCGCATGGGCTGAGAATGACGAGTGGCTTGATTCTATTCAGGGACGCTTAAATCAACTCGATGCGTCTTTCCAAGCTCTTTCTACCGATGTACTTGACTCCGGTCTGGTCAAGACTGTCGTATCTCTCGCAACTGGACTTACAAAAGCCGCAGATGCAATGATCAAATTTACTGGCGCTATTCCAATTGGTGCTGGTATCGCAACCTTTATAACTCAGCTGGGTAAACCCAAAATGACGGGTTTCACGATTGTGCCCAGCAATACTCCGGGTGGTGACACGGAACAAGCCTGCTGCGCTTATTATATTAGGTGCTGCAGTGCGAGGGAGTATTTAGTAAAACCGACGAACATGGCAGCGTAAGCTGTGGCGAGTTTGGGTAATTCTCGTCCGGGAACCGAAAGGAATCCGCAGGCAAGCTTCCGGCAAAGTCTTATTAAGCAAACTGTTGGAAGAAGCTTCAGAGAGCATAATGTCGGAGTGGATCTACGTGCGTACAAAACAAGCAGATTCACTATTGGGTGCTCCAAATCACCTACGTGCGTTTAACACAGTAGGCAAAAATTACAGGTGGCATCTCCCCTGCTGTCAAAAGTGGAGAAAACAAATTTGACAGAAGCATTATTATATGATAGTATCAGGAGGTAAATATGAATGAAGAGATGCGCAAGCTTTGCGAGAAATATGCGTGGGCTTGGTATTTTGATCATCCACATCGATTAGAATGGCAGAATAAATATTTCCAGTTACGTAAGAAACTATCTATTGAAGAAAAAACGGCTATGACAGATTATTTTTACAAATGTCAGGCTGAAAACGAAAAGCTTCTTCCAGATATTGATTACTTGGGCCCATTTGAATCTTACTTAATAATAAAAAAAGAAGGATGATTATGCGTGAAGTAAAAACATACACTTATATTTATAATGAAATCGCAAGATTGATCGTCATTCCTGTGATTTTTAAAACCGATAGCTGTATGATGAAAGTCCAGACTCTTATTGATACGGGTGCGGCGGCAAGTTATGTTTCTAGTTTTGTGTCTACCTCTTTAAACTTACAATTAACAGGGAATATATATCACGTTAAATTTGGAGAAAAAGATGCAAATAGGCCTTCTGTTCTTGCAAATTTAATTCTATCGTCTGACATTTATTTTCAGAATCAAGAATTGACTGTTCTCGAAGACGAGCCTCGTGTTTATGATGCTATTATTGGGATGGATATTCTGTCTTCTATGGATTACTCTATAAGTAATTACGACAATCATACTATATTCACCCTTCGTACACCATCTCAGGCTGAGATAAAATACGGAGAACCTGAAGACATTGATTTGCTAATAGACAAAATTGAAGATCAGTTCCTTTCGATATAGTTTATATTGACACTGCTTACAGCGTAAGCTATAATAAAAGTACAATCGCGTATTCAAAATATACGGAGGTATTTTATTATGGCTAGACCCAAAGGAAGCAAGAATAAAGCAAAGGTTCTCGATGGCGTTGATTACGCAGCACAGATTGCTGAGAAAAATACTGCTGCAGAATCTCTCACTGAAGAAATTGCAGCACTCGGCACGAATATTGCCGCGCTGAACGCTGAAAGGAAAGCAAAAGAAGTAGAGCTGAAAAAACTCAATAAAGAGATTGTAAAGCTCGAAAAGAAAAAGGCTGATGCTGATGAAAAGATTGCCGCAGAGCTGAATCGCAAAAAGGCAGAAGATATTGTTGCCAATGCACTGGCCAGCGGTATGACTGCCGAAGAGATCGCCGAACTTCTGAAATAACTGCTGTACAGCCATCATAATGAACAAGCCCGACTTCCCTATTACTGGGAGGCCGGGCTTTTGCTATTTATAAAGGAGTATTATTATGACATATACTAAAACTTACTACAGTCCAGGAGATCCAGGATAGGCTAACGGAATGATTCTCTTTGACTGTATCGAAAGCGAAATCCATCACGAAAACGAACTCTATTTGTGGAACGATGATACCAAATCTTATGATAAAGTAACAGAAGAAGAATACGAAGTCAGATTACATAATCGTAAGAAACTCGCACCTCAGACTGACTGTTGGATTGCGTAAAGCGGATATGCAGTTGACACCATCTTTGAACCATGATACACTTCTATAAAAGGAGTGTTAAATCATGGAAGAACATCAAGTAAATCAATCATCTCAGTCAGATCAGGAGCAAGAAGAGCAAAAGAAGATGATTCCTCTTGAAAAGGCAACTGCTTATATAAGCTGGATTAAAGAGAAGCTTGAACTCGATGATCTTGCTGAGTCTGTAAAAGACATGGCTGTGTATCGCGGGCAAGTTTATTGGTGTAAATTTGGCATGGGTGTTGGCTATGAAATTCAAAAGCGTCGTCCTGCTGTGATTCTTCAATGTAATTTGACGAACAAGTGGAATGGTAACACAATCGTAGTCCCCATTACACACAATACTTCAACAAGAATTTCGATGGTAGAAATTGCGCCGAGATATGGTGAAAATGGAGCTATTATTTTAGATGGACACGCTGATGCTACTCAGGTAACAAGAATCAGCAAGGCCAGAGTTGGAGATTACATTTGCGATTTAAAATCGGAAGAATTAAAACTCATTGATGCAGCTGTCGCTAGAGAACTTGATTTGATGCGTCATTATGTTGATATTAAGAAAAAGCTCATTGATAAGACAAATTATGCCGAAAGAGTTGTTAAAGAAAGAAATGAAGCGCAGGATGAGATAAGAGAACTCATGGTCACTCTTGGGTTATCTGATGCTGACGACTTGGTTTCTTATGTAAAAACATTAAAGGAAAGTCTTGACAAAAAAGAAGATTGAGCATATAATATTTGTAACAGAAGACCCTTTCTCGGATAGATTGGGTATTGCCATTAGTAGACAGAAGAGGCTTCCTCGGATAGGTTGCCTAAAGAAAAGCCCGTATGAGCATTATGCTTGTGCGGGCTTTGTTATTTTATGCAACTGTAATTGAAAACAGTACACCCATGCTAGACTCTACGCCTAACATGGGTGTTTTATTTATGTCATACGAGTTAGGCCCGTCTTACCACTCATACCCACAATTCTTACACTTGAACTGTTTGCCGAGCTTCGGTACCTAACTGTGCGGTTATCAGTCATCATCGTCTTCATCAGTATGAAATTTAGCCAACTCTTTCTTTTCGAGTTCTGTAAAGTCAAGATGATATCGTGTTTCAAGGTAGTCAAGAACTTCTTCTAATGCATATCCGATATAGAGTTGGTTTTCACCAAAGTCGTATCGCATACTTTCTACAACATCCGAATTAACGTAGACAGCTCTTGTGTCCCATTTGTATTCTTTCCCATCATGGACATCTTTATAGTTGATTGGATAGCGATACCAGCCGCCTCGTCCATAGTTGTTGTGTTCGTTATAGGTGTTATTGGCTATCTTTTCTTCTAATTCTGAAATAAGTTGTGCTTTTTCAAGTGAAATTTCCATTATATGTCCTCCGCGCAGGCTTAGAAGTTGCTTCCGCACTGCTTACAATGCCACTGTTTGCCGATCTTCCCGCTGGCAGCCCCCACGAGAGACACAGACACGGCGCGGCTTACGGTGCTGATCTTTTCAGTGTTCGTGGACTTGCAGTATGGACAGATGACATGAGGATGGCGTTCTTCATCCATTTTTGCCACAGCTGCATGGAGAGTGATGGATTCTTGAAGTTCTTTTTCCTCTTTTTGGCGTTCACGTTCGAGACAACCTGGATCTGCTTGTTCACGAAGATAATTCTGATACCAATGAATAAAGTCTCTATTGTACCAAGAGTATGCTTGCGCTGCCTTTGTGTTTATATCTTTTGTCCCATTAGACCATCCTTTTATGAATTTCTCGACTTGATTTTTATATTCTTCTGTATGTTCCGGATTATTTTTTAATATCTGATCAACCATATAGGCATAGGTTACGGATTTATAAAAATCCCCTTCTTCTTTTAGCCATGGATCTTCTTTCAAATAATCGTACTTTGGATGCAATTTATAAAGCCTTTTCCCTTCTTGCTGAATCTTTAGCTTTTCAAAAAAGCTAAATTCTCCAGATACTGCACTTTTTATTTTTTCAAAAGGCACATCATATTTCATTTCACCAAATTTCACAGTTTTCACCTCTGACACTTTTGTATCATTTGACCACTGATACAAGTATAAAGGTTGACAGTCAATAAGTCAATGGTGGAGATTAGCAAATCTCTTGATGGAACTTTGGAGAAGGCCATTTCCGCATCTTCCTATCTTAAAAAGATGCCTAGTGTTGTACAAGATCTCATGTTACTTGGGGATTTCAAACTAGGAAAAGCGCAAAGAGTAACTACTCAAAAACTTAATATTACTACAGGCCAGGCAGATGATCCTGCTATCCAAAATCTTGCTGCTCAACTTGCTGGCCTTGATAAATCTCAGCAAAATGCAGTTTTCAAAATGTCTGATTTGAGTGACGCTGCACAAACTGCAACTCGTTCCCTGTTGGCAGAAACCGCTGCGGGTGACAGCCTAAGCTCTTCTTTGATTGAAAATGCTCTAAAGTCAAATGAATTTTCTGATGTTCAGGCAAAACAAGTTCTTGAAGCTGCTAAACTTGTTGATGCTCAAGGTAACTACCTCGTTGTAAGCAAAGAAACGGCACAACAGAATCTCGAGAGCGCTTTAAGACAAAAGGATTTCACGGAAGCTGTTAAGAACACAAAGCAAACTGAGCAACAGTTGGCATCAACTATTATAGCTACTGTCTTAGGACAGCAGGCCCAAACTGGTGCTACTTGGCTTGAGACATTTGCCGTAGATGCTCTTGCTGGTGCTCTCGCTATTGCAAAACAAGCGGCTATCGGACTCGGTATTGGTTTCCTTACCTGGGTCGGTTCTAATATAGTCAATTACATTTTGAACCTCAAATCCGCCTCCGAACAGCTTGTTGACGCAATGAACGATTCTCACGATGCAGCAGATCAGGCCGCTCAAGACGTTGAAGATATTCAGTCTAAGATTGATGACTTAAATAAATCCGTAAAGGCAGCCGGTGCTGATAAAATCGAAGATATTGTCGATCCAGCTGAGCGCGAGCGTCTTCAGGCTATCAACGATATGCTTGAAGCACAGCTGGAACTGAAGAAGCAGATTTCAAAAGACGCTGATGATAAGGCGAACACAGATACTAGCGCTGTTGTGAATGATAAATCAGAAAATAGTATCGTTAAATCTAGTACGCAACCACAAGTGTCTTATGATTCTAATGGTAATCCTATTACGATATTCTCTCCGACACCAGATAAAGTTACCAAGACTGAATCTCTCCAGGAGTATACAGCAGCACTCGAAGATACTACTCAAAAACGTCGTGATCTTCAGGTCGAACTTGACCAAATTGAAGCCTCTAGCGGAAAAGATTCTAAAGAGTATGCAAATAAAAAGAAAGAACTCGATGCTCTGAATGAAACTTTTGAATCCCAGAAAACCAAGGTCGAAGAATTGTCCACTGCTGTTTCCGAGCAGATGGGCAATTACAAGACAGATGCCGACAGTTTCGCCAAGTACAAAGATGAATATGTTGCCGGCACGAACGCAATGACCGCAGCCACTAAGGCTCTTGCAAATGCACAAGACGATACTAGTGTTGATACGACCAATGTTGATATCTTTGCAGAAAAAGTTAGTGCAGTCAAAGCTTCCATGTCTCGTCGTGGTACAAATGATTCTAAAGGCAATTCTTATGTCGGCGCTGTTAATGAATTTAGCGGCATGACTGGCGATGCCGTCTTAAATATCGATGCTGATACCGAACATCAAACGGAAGCGGAATCGAACGCACTAAAAATTCTACACGAGACAGCTGATAAAGCACATATCTCTTTTGGAGATTTGATTGGTGTATTTGAGCAATTTGGTTTTCTTCAGGTAAGTAATGCTGAGGCAGCTAACAACTATGCGTCTCAGCTTGAAGAGACAATGGGCGTTATTGACAACATTCAGTCCGCTTATAAGAATTGCTCTACTGCAGTTGAAGAATACAACAAATATGGGTATTTGAGCATTGATTCTTTGCAGAGTTTACTTCAGATGGATGATGCATACCTCAATACCCTTGAGCTTGTCAATGGAAAACTTCAGGTCAACCAGAGCGCTTATGCCGATCTTTTGGCCACTCAATATGCAGAAGCTCAAATGGAAGCCATTTCTCAAGCGATATCAGAGCTAAATGCGATTGCAAAGAAAGATGCCGCAGAAAAAGCAGAGACATTCACAGAAGCAACTGAAGACGAAAAGAACAAACTTGAAGCTCTTGCTCCTGCATTAAAAAATGCCACAATTGGGACTGGAGAACTAGCTGGTGCCCTTGCTGCTGCCCGATCCGCTGAAAATGGAGACAATACAGAAGAGATTGAAGAGAAAATCTCTTCTGTTATGACGGCTTTAAATACCAGATTGTCTTTGATCAGCACTAATATGAATAACGCCATGAATAGTGCTAGTGGTCTAAAAAATCAACTGAATGGATTTAGTGATTCCACAAATAATTCTTCTAAAGCTGCTCAAACTTTCCTTGACGCATGGTCTACTGTTACATCTGCAATGAAAGAGTTTAACGAACAAGGCTATCTGACAATGCAAACTGTTCAGAGCCTGACCGGCCTTGAGGATAAATATTCTTCGGTGCTTCAGAAGAACGATACAACGGGAAAACTTGAAATTCAGACAGCAAAATTCAAAGAATTGATGGAAGCAGAATTAAAAGATGCTAAAATCAAAGGTGATAATGCGAGCGCAACTCAGTATAACAAGATTCTTAAGTGGACAAACCGTAACATCAAGGATCAGACTATGTCCTACTGGGATCTGGTTGCAGCAATTGAAGGTTATAGCGCTGCTCTCTCAGGGGCAAAAGAAATCACCGACGGTTTCAAAGACGCATAGGACAACGGTAAGACTGTCAAAGAAAAGACAGAAAAGAGCCGTACTGGTGCTCTGGATTATGAAGGCACTGAAGCTCAAAGTGCCGCACTGCAATCCATTAAAAAGTATAGTGAATATGATCCGGATCTGATCAATAAAGCCTACAATAAAGATACTGGCAAGATTGATCTGAGCGGAGACGTGCTGAAAGATGCTGTTGTTAAATCTCTCGAAGCGCAAGCAGAAGCTGCCAGCTCTGAAGGTGGCGCTGCATCTAAAGCTATCGCCAAGAGTTACAAAATTGCAGCAAATAATATCAAGAACGACGTTATTTCTGTTCAGGACTATTTTGATGGACTCGGTTCTACGGTCGAAGAGTTCAGCTCCAAGATCGACGATATGCAGAGCGCATGGACCGATTTGAGCGATGTCGCAAACGAGTACAACACTTACGGCGGTTTAAGCATTGACAGTATTCAGAAACTACTTACAATGTCTCCCGAGTATCTGCAGTTCCTTAAATTGGAGGGCAACCAGCTTGTCTTTAATAAAGAAGCGATGCTGGCAAAAACCAAGGCCGACATTCTGGCAAAGGCTGCAGAACTCGAATTAAAAGAAGAAACCAAAGATCAGGCAGAGATTCTGCGTGCATTGGTGGACTCTCTTGACAAGGGCGCAGATTCGATGGAGGGCATGGGCAAATCGGCTGACAAGCTGAAGACTCTGATGTCCCAATTGAATACTGTTTTGAATTCTTTTATCGGCGTTTTTGATGACTTGAATGACAAACAGTCTAACGACCTCAAGATTCAGGGCGAAGCCTGGATCGATGTTATTGACAAACGGATTGATGCGCTTAATGAAGAAAATGATGCACAGGAGCGAGCAATCGAGCTGGCAAAGCTTCAGGACGAGTACGAGCGAGCAAAGGCCAATAAGACTGTCCATGTATATGGCGGCAGAGGTCAGGGCTTCGTATGGAAAGCAGATGAAAATGCTGTTCGTGAAGCCGGACAGAACCTATCTGACAAGCAGCGCGAGTATAAGAAGCAGGACGAAATCGACAAGCTGGAAAAACTCAAAGATAAAGTTCAGGAAACCAATAATCTTATTGGCACCAGCTGGGATGATTATCAGAAGAAGCTGAAATACACAGCCGAGTTCGAGGCCATGACCTTTGAGCAGATGGAAGGTCACTATGACGGTTTCAAGGGTAGTGTCCTTAACAATATGCAGGCCATTCAGGGCGCGACAAATGTCAAGAATGTTATCACTGATATTTCCAATCTGATCTCTACTTTGGAGACGCTGGCGAATGTCTTGAACCTCCTCAATGGTGGAAGTGGCGACGGTGGTGGAGTCTTTGGCTTTATCAACCAAATCAAGAACATGTTCACTGGCGAAAATGGTGACTTTGATCTTGGTGGCGGCTTTAAGAAGATGTTCGATGGAGCAGCCAAGATGGTTTCTGACGGTTGGAATTGGATCACTGGTAAGAACAGGGCTGGTTCTGCCGCACTAAAATCAGACACCACTGCGACATTGGATATCCTTGGCAACACAATAAAGGTGAATACCGGCGATATTCAGCGTGTCTCTGGTGGATTCTTTGAGAGACTGGTTGGTGCTGCGAAAGACAATCTTGGCAGTATCGGTAAGTTCTTCTCAGGTGCATAGACATCTATCTCTGAGAAAACCGGGTTGATGTTTACTGACATTGGCTCGTTCTTTACAGAAGGATTTGGTCTGCTGAACAGTCAGACAGGACTTGGTCTTGGTGGCATTGTTGATACCATCGGAAATATGTTTGGCCCAATTGCGGCTGGCGCACAGTCAATCGGTAGTGCCATCTCGTCTGGCGTTGTAAGCTTCTTCCCTTCTATCTTCGCCGGACTTGGTACTCTGGTGACGAGCGTTGGCAGTGCTATGGCCGCTATGATGCAAGCGATTGCTGCCGCTCTTTCTTCCATTCCTATTGCTGGTTGGATTGCTGCCGCTGCAGCTGTTGCAGGTGCAGTTGCTCTGATTGCTACGATTGCTTCAATAGCAAGTAATGTTTCCAGTACACAGGTTGATGAACCTACTCCCGCATTCCAAGCAAAGAAATATGCAAAGGGTACTCGTGGCGTTAAGAAGGGCCAGATTGCAAACGTTGATGAAAAGGGCGAAGAGCTGATTGTTCGTAACCCCGATCAGGGACGCATGACCTATCTTGAAAAGGGCGACGGTGTTATCCCTGCAAAGGAAACTGACAACCTGATGGCGATTGGTGCTAACCCCGAGGGCTGGCTGGCAAAAGGCTTGGCCGAAGCGACCGGTAGTGCTGCTGCCGGTGCCGGTATGAGTGCCCAAGGTCCAAATGCTCAATTGAGTGGTGCCGCAGCTGCCGCAGCCGCTGGTGTTGGCTCAATTTTCGAGAGCGAGTATGATGAGATCCTTGGTGATACAAACGAGTTCATGTCTGGACTCTCTGATATCTTCAAGAAGAGCGATAATCCGATCATCGCTGCCATTCAAAGCATGTTTTATTTTGTCAATAAGACTGCGTATCGTATATCTACGGTTGGCAAGATCAACTCCTCTAAGACGGTGACTGAATCCACCAGCAACACAAAGAAAGCGGCTCAGAGTCAAATTTCGTCTATGACGAGCAACTTTGAGTCAAGCTGGAAGTCTGTGGCTGGCGAGCTCGGTCTGGATACAAAGGATATTGAAGCAACCAGCAAAAAGATGTCTGAAAAGATGAATGAGCTGGTGAACAATACCTTTGATGCACTGAATGAGAATACTGGTCTGAGCGCTGAACAGGTTGAAGATGTCACCAACACGATGTTTGATTCGTTGCAAAAGATTTATACCAGCGGATGGAACAGTCTTGCTTCTACTTCTGGCGATATGTCCGAGGAGATTGCTAAAAAGCTGAATGCGTCTTATAAGTCTTCTGTTGACAGTACAAATAAGGCCATGAACGAGATCTCCAAGGCGTTCGGTCATAGCTGGAACAAGGTTGGCGGCGGTGTTAAGACCTTGAGCACCAATGTTCAAAAGACAATGGAGCAGGCATGGGCTGACACCAGCCAAGACACCCAGAAGCTGATGTACGATATGCGTGCGTGCTTTGACAATAGTTGGAGTATGAACGAGGCTGGCGTAACTAATCTGGCAGAAATGACTCAGGGAACGGTGAAAGATGGTTATGCCGAGATTGATTCTTCGAGCTCTAATACATTTGGTGAGAATGGTCAGTTGAAAACGGATGCAGACAATTCGTGGAAGAATGTAGAACCTGGCGCTACGAATTTAGCAAACAATATGCAGTGGGTGATGGATCAGTCTTACAACGCCATCAAGGCCGGATGTACAGCTGCCGTTACATCGATCAAAAACGATTTGGCGACCACAGGTGATGCATTTGAAGCTGTCGCTACAAAGGCGGAGAAAGCAAAGCAAGAGACACAACAGCAACAACAAACTGCTCAACAGCCTGCTAAACAGAAAGGGGCTCTTGAGAATATTGCGGAAGGAGCCGGGCAGTTCATTAGAGGCGTTGGCCAAGGCATAGCCGATGTTGTTACAGCACCGTTTAAGTTCCTTGGATCATTACTTGGTTTTGCAAGTGGCACAAAGGAAATAAAGAAGTCTAATTTTGCTAACGTTGACGAGCAGGGTCCTGAGATGCTGGTTCGTAAACCGGATTCCGGTCGGTACACTTATCTTGAGACCGGCGATGGTGTTGTCCCTGCTGATATCACATCGAAATTGTTTGAGATGGGTGGCAACCCGGATGCATGGTTCCAGAAACAGATGTCAAAGTACGGTTCTCAGCCGATTGTTCAGGGCGGCGGTGGAGATGTTACAACTTCGATTGGCGATATTATTATCACGAATCCTGTTGGCAGCTCTGACGCTCTGGCGAATGAAATCAAACAGAAGTTACCGACTAAGGTTGCTCAAATGCAAAGCAAGCGGTAAGTAATAGCTTTTACAGCCGATACCACTAGGATATCCTAGCGGGTCGGCTTTTATTTTTGATTAGGAGGAAAAGAAATGGCAGATAAATCAGCTATTGATGTGCTGGCCGAGGTTGTAACTTCTGCCGCTGAACATGCTGTAAAGAATGCAAAATTTGACGTGTCCGCCTATGGAGTGATTACAGAAAAAGAAGACCAGCACTATAAAATCGCTGTATTCGGTGGTGAGTACGGCATTGTAACAAACCACGACTATATTGTGGGCCAGAAGGTTGTTGTGACTGCATTGCAGGGCAACTTCCGTAACCTGATCGTATCGGAGAGTAATACCAGCGTTGAGATTCTAACAGTGAAATCTCTGGTGTCCGGTGTCGATAGCCTGAATGCCGAGTTTGAGTCGATGAAAGACAAATCCCAGCAGACAGAAGATACTGTTCAGGGTCAGCTACGAAATACCATCAATACTTGGTACAGAAATGGTCGTCCGCATACATACAACTACCCTGCTTCAGATTGGAAAACAGATGAAGAGAAAAAAGCACACGTCAACGACATCTACTACGATAAAAGGACTGGTATTTGCTATCGCTGGGTATATGACCAGGATAAGCAACAGTATTTCTGGATGGAAATTGTGGATGCCGGTGTTATCAATGCACTGTCGATGGCAACATCCGCACGAGATCTTGCGACAGAAAAAGTCCGTGTTTTTACTGATACACCGACTGTTCCATACGATGTGAATGATCTATGGATTTATGGCGGTGTCGGTGGTGCATTGTACATCTGTATTACTGCGAGAGGTGAAACCGAAAAATGGACATTCAGCGACTGGGCTGTTGCGACAAAGTACACGGATGATACGACTGCAAACGCAGCGGTTGAACGTGTTGGCGCTCTTGAGACAAAAGAAGCCGACGATGTAGCTAGTCTGTGGCGCTCGATGAATGGCTTCAATGATAATTTTGGTGATTTCACAAACAAAGACTATACCGCCACAAAGAAACAAGTATACGACAATAAAAGCAACATTGAGAAAAATGCTTCTGATATTACTTCGTTGATGACAGACCTTGATGACGCAAAAAAGGATGAATCCAATCACTATCAAGATATGACACGCAAGATTTCGGCTGCAAATACCAACATCTCGACCCTGAAAACGAACGTATCAGATATCAATAAAACGATTTCAGAAATCACTGTTGACAATTTTCTGGCCGCATTGAATCTGGCTGTGAATACCAATGGTGAGCTTTGCTATATATCGAAGGATAATTCGGAGGTGATAACTTGAAACCAATTCTATCTAAAATCGGCGCATTTGATGCCACAAAGGATCATACATTTCAGTTTGCCGCATACGCAGACATTGATATCATTGCTCTTATCGTCTTCGATACTCCGACGGGCAGTATTTTGCAGGGTGATACGCTTTCAAAAGGCATATATAAGTTTGGCACATTCCCTGCCGGTGGCACTGGTCTAGCACGATATTTTACGATTCCGGCAGGCACGTTTGAAAACCGCAAAGATCCGTACTATATGATTATTCGCTGCCGGTTGAAGGGCACGAATCTGTTTTCGGAATACTCTGACAAGCTGTTGTTTTATTGCCATGAGGAACCGACAATCAAGCTGAATGACCTGAGCTCTTCCGGTGTGACTACTATCCCCTACCCTTCTTACTCCTTTGAGTTTTCTTACAAGTATAAGGTATCGGAGGGTGAATCTGTAAATCGTTATGAATTTTGGCTTTATGATGCGAATCGCGAGCTGTTGAAAAAGTCGGTGAGCTATTATTACCGTGATTCTTTGAAGGGGTTCCAGATCGATGGACTGGATAACCATACCATGTATTATCTGAGAGCGACGGCAAAATCTGTTGGCGGTTATCAGCTGGACACTGGCTTACAGGCGTTCCGAACTGACTATCCAGAGTATGTGGATGACGTAGAGTTCACCGTGCAGAATAATTATCGTATGGCTAATATCAGTATGCACGCACAGTATTTTCTGACAAGAAGCAGTGGTGCAAATGCCTTGCGAATCAAACGACGTAAGAAAGGCGCAGCAATCTGGACTTCGCTTTATCAGGAAGAGATTGACTTGAACCATGTCATTATGAAGATGGGCTGGTCAAACCTCCACATCAATAAAACGACTGGTCAGCCGATGGGCAACTATAAGGCAGTGACTTCGGATTATATCGACAAGAATCGAGTTCTTTCTTTCCAGTTCAAATCTGAGGACAAGGCGTTTTGTCTGATTGCATATACTGCTGACCGCAAGTTCATCAAGGCATCAAGTGATTTTACATCGACCGACGAATTCAGGAGTTCCAGCGAGTATAAAGAGTGGTTCTCTGAGACCTTCTTGAACAACATGAAATACTATCGTGTTGAGGTATCGGCAACAAAGAATCAGGATTTGGAGACAAAAGACTTCAATGATTTTTATATGTACAGCGCTGACGATGGTTATGTGATGATCGATTATACCGACCTGTACGCCATTGGCCGCAAGACCGACTATGAGTACGCCGTAGCTCCTGTTGCAAATGGCATTGAGCTTGGCTATGCGAAGGCCAGCGTTGTGAGCGACTTTGATGGTGCTGTGATCACTGACGGCAATAAAACCTACCATATCTTCCTTGAACCGAAAGTGGACAGTGTTGAGAAGGTACGTTCTGCTACAGTTGTTGAGACGATGGGAAGCAAGTACCCGTATCTGTTTGCTGGCAGTGAAGCCAATTATTACAGCGGCCACTTCTCTGGTGTTGGCATTCGTTTTGATAACACAATGAAAGACTTTGATATCAATGGCGGCAATGCGTTCCGTGATGAACTGAGCGAATGGCTGACCAATGGCAGTGCAAAGCTGTTGAAGATGTTTGATGGCCGCAGATGGCTAATGGGTGTCAATGGCAATGTGTCTATCTCTTGCTCTGATCACTACGACAAGGGCGTATTGGAGTTCGACTTTGTGGAGCTCGGTGACGCAGAGAGTGAGAGCGACATGTATAACAATGGGCTGAGTGATTATCAGCCGGGAGGTAGCGTATGACATATCTTCCGACTGACGCAGACCTGGCGCTATTGAACAATCATTCGTCTAATATTTACTGCCGCATTGATATGCTGAACAAAGATTTTATTACAATTGATAGTTTGGAAGGTCTTGTGATCGATGGTTCTATTTCTATCGACTCAGAATCCGACGTGCGGCGAACCTTTAATGTGACCCTGTATCTGGGTAAGAAGAGCGGCATTTCCAGCCTGACGGAAGAGGATTGGATCAGTAAAAATGTGCGTGTATTCATTGGTCTGTCAGGAAGAGGAATGTCAAAAATCAGTGCTTCAAAGAGTATTGACGAGATGATCAGGGAAAATGCGGATTATCAGCTCGCTGCGACGAATTATGATGATTTGATTCAGGACATCACAAACAGAGGCTATGCAAAATACGGCAATATCGACAATCTGAATCGAGATGTGCTGGTGTGGACACGAGCCAATATCTCAAAGTATCATACGTTCTTTGACCAGATCAATGACGGCACGCCACCGGATGACCCAGCTGAAGCAGAGGAATGGTACACCAAACTTGGTGATTACTCCACAGTTTTGGGAAGTGATGACTCAATTTGTCAAGATGGTCCTTATATCGCATTTACACCGATGTTGCAGACCAAAGACGGACTTGTGCCGCTTGTGAAGGATGATATCTGGGCTTATCTGGATGCTGTGGCAATAAAAGCGAAGTCAATGAGCGGCGGTCTCTCCCCTGCCAATATCCTTGAGGTAGATAAATCAGGCATCGATAGTTTCGTGTACGGTAACAAAATGCATGTCCATGGGATGATTGCTGCTGTTGAAGGTATGGTTCTGAACGGAGTTACGCTTGGTAAGGTGGATGTTTCTGCTATTGCCGGTTAGAGTGAGGACGAATTAAGGGAGACATACGGAAAAACCAGTGTGTTTGCAGGACATTCCATGCACGACATTCAGGCAGAAGTGATTGACACAAAGACCGCGCTGAATGAGCTGTATAACGACCTGTTCCTTAGTTATTCCAATTCAGCTGACAGTTCTTATGTTGATGGTGTAAAAATCTATTGGTACAACGAAGGATGCTATACATTTACATCCAATGGCTTTACATATAGCGCAACAGAAAATACTGTGCAGGCCAGCTGTGTTGACTTGGTTTCTCGTATCAATGGAGATCTGGGTGGACAGCTGGTTGGTGGCACACATCGCATTGAGAAAGGTACTCGTATCGGTGATGCCATCTGGGCGGTGCTGAGAGATGAGACAGAGTTCAAGAAATATTCCATCGACTATTGGAGCCGCACTGTCCCACATGACTTGGATTATGATACCGGCTCGACTGTTTGGGACATTCTCTCAGAATTGCGTGACCTGTATTATCCGTTTGAGATGTACTTTGACGATGATGTGTTTGTATGTCGTGAGATCCCCAGTGGATTTGACGACCCGCCTGTGCTTGATCCAGAAGTATTCGAGAAGCTTGTGACCAACGATGGTGAATCGGCCACGGTAGATTATGCCGCTGTCCGAAATTGTGTTGAAGTATTTGGCGCGACGATTGAAGCGGATGGAGCTGCCACTGTAAAGGGCTGGTCTGGCACAAATAAGACAATCAACCTTGTATTGAACGCAACCGAATCAACATGGAAGAGTGAAGCGAAAGTATCTTTTGTGGCTCCTGCAAATGTTGAAGCTGCCAAAACAGACAAGAACGGCAACGTAACAAGTGGCGCTATGACGGTTGTGCTGACATTTACATGGAAGTACAAGGATAAAGACGGCAATGAGCAAGTTGGCTCTGAGACAAAGACAAGTACACTGTATCGTTCTCTGACTGATGCCAATGGTTCAGATGTCATTCAAGACCCCGGGTGTATTAAGGCTACAAAGTATTATGTTCTCCAGTGGAATCCGAATACTGGCCGCATCTACTTTTTGGGTCAACAGCAGAGCCACGCTATGGCAAAACTAGTGGACGAAATCCCGGCCACCAAAGAGATCGAAGCTCAAAAAGCAGAGGATAACTGCGACAACATGGCTTTTATCTGTGTGAATGACCCGAACAATATTGATGACCTGTACAATGCACGGTTATCCATTGAAAAGATCGGTCGTAGAACTGAGATTCTATCGGGTGGAGACTACGAGAATTACACTACGGATGACGCAGCCATGGAAGTTTGTCAATACGAACTGTGGAAGCGTGCCCGCCTGACTGACGGCCTGAGTGTGACCACGCGACTGGTTCCGTGGCTCGACGTGAATGAAAAGATTCAGTATGCTGCCAAATATCTGGGCGGTAAGACCCCAGTGGATTGGATCATCAAGAGCATCTCTATGAATCTGGGCGAAGGCACAATGTCGCTTTCTATGAGCCGCTATTACCCTTATTACACTTATATCGTAAACAACAAATATACGTTCTATCAGGACAATTTGTTTGATAAATATTTCCCCGAATTAACTGCCACTACGGCAGATGAACAATAAGAGAGGAGTGAGCAAATGGCACTATCTTTTGGAGAATCTAAGCGGTTGGCTGCGAAAAAAGCTACAAGTCCCGCAAATGTTTCTGTTGATGATATAGATGTCGCAACTCTGGAATTAAATGACGAAGACCAAATTGCCGTGTATGATGATAACGGAGAAGAGACATTTGAGCGTAGTGGCAATTACACCTGGTTTGCTGATTACTCTGACGACCAGTGGTCTTACATCGACAAAAACAAAGATATTCAGCTGGATGCAAATCAGATCAATATCACACAGGAATCCAACTCGCAGGTTATTCCGTTTGAAATGCCGCGTTACTATGATGGTATTGACCTGCTTCAGATGACGATTCAGATCCACTACCTGAATGCAGACAGAGAGGAGAATTACGCTTCCCCTATCAACGTGAGCTACAGCAATACCAAGATCCGCTTCTACTGGCTGGTGGCAAATGATGCTACTGCAAAAGAGGGCGAGCTGCAGTTTGAGATCATGGCATCCGGTGCTGTGAATGTCCCGAATACAAGCACCACCAAGAGCTATCTGTGGCGCACCCGCCCGAATGGCCGATTGAATGTGCTGAAATCGCTGACCGGCAAGCAAATGGTCGATCCGAGTGGTAATGACTGGTATACCCAGTTCCTGGCAACAATGAGTCAGAAGGTTGGCGAAGCACAGGTTGCCGCATCCGCTGCTGAGAAGAGCGCACAGGACGCAAAGAATGCAGTTGCAAGTGTGGATGAAAAGCTGGCGCAGTTCTATAAGAAGGACGAGGTTGATGGCTTTGTTACGATGCTGCGTGGCGAGATTGCTGCCGTTGATGGTCTGGCAAATTTCAATGTGCAGTATGACAACGATACCCGCACCCTGACATTCCTAAATGGTGCTGAAGAGATCACAAAGATCAAGTTAAACACTGACCCTTCTGCTGAGTGGGTAAGCATGTATAACGGCATTGTGGACAATAAGATCAGCACTGCTGTGACCCCTGTTCAGACTGAGCTGACTGAGTATAAGACTGCAAATGATGCCGCTGTGCAGGAGCTGAAGGACAGTGTTGGCGACCTGCCGGAGACTTTGAAGTCCTCCTATTATAATAAGGAAGCCACCGACGCACTGCTCGATAAGAAAGCAGACAAGACGACCGTTGATGTGCTATCCAGTGACGTGAGCGGCCTAAAGAATACAGTTGGCGGCATTCAGACCTCTGTTGACCTGGCCAATGCGGATATCGCTAAGATTCAGGAAACCTTGAAAGACTTTAAGCCAGATGAGAATTCTGGTCGCGAGTATGATATCACTTACGAAGATTCCAAGCTGAACCTGTTGGAGAACGGCACGGTCAAGACCACTGTTATTATTGAAGGTGGCGGCGGTGGCGGTGGTAGTACCTCTACAATCACCATTGAGCGTATTGGCGAGTCTTCTATCGCTGTTGTTAAGGGCGACACCGCAACTGTCGAGTTCAACTTTACTTCTGTGGATAACTCTGGCGAAGACACTGGCGATGCTACTGGCGTATGGTACGTTGGTAACACAAAGGTCGCAACTTCGACTGTTTACCAGGGCAAGAACAGCTTCGACATCACTCAGTATCTGCACAATGGCGACAACAAGATCAAATTGCAGGTCACTGACTCCGTTGGCAGCATGGGTTCAAAGACTTGGAATATCAATATTGTCGAGTTTTATCTGGAGAGTATCTTCGATGATTCTCTGGTTTATAGTGGTGAAGTTACTTTCCGCTTTACTCCATACGGAAATATCAATAAGGACGTTTCCTTTACTCTGGATGGCAAAAAGCTTGGTAGTGTTACAACTGCGGTTACCGGAAGACAGATGACCTATGCGATTCCGGTACAGAGACATGGCGCTCACCTGCTGGAAGTGACCATGACTGCAAATATCAATGGCAAAGCTGTGACCAGCAACACCATTTATAAAGATATCATGTGGGCAGAGGAAGGCAATAACACACCGATCATCAGCTGCGCCACAAAGGAGTTCACCGCAAAACAGTATAGTACCACCGGCATTGTTTACACTGTCTATAACCCGGCCTCTTCTACTGCAAGCATTACGCTTGAAGTTGACGGCATTAAGACTTCTACACTGACTGTTGGTCGTACTGCTCAGACTTGGAGCTTTAAATCTTCTGATATTGGCACCCACACTCTGACCATTACTTGTGGCGCTACCATCAAGAGCATCACCGCAAAGATCGAAGACCTGGGCATTACCATTGAGCCCGTTAAGACCGGCCTGATGCTGGACTTTAACCCCGCTGGCCGCAGCAACGCAGATGTGAACCGCCTGTGGAGCTCCGGCAGCAATAAGATGACTGTCAGCGACAACTTTGACTGGGTGAACGGTGGCTACCAGATCGACGAAGATGGCGACACTTATTTCTGTGTCAAGGCTGGCACGACCGCCACCATCAGCTATAAGCTTTTCGCAGACGATGCAAAGAAGAGCGGCAAGAATTTTAAGCTGGTGTTTAAGACAACGAACGTTCGCAACTATGATGCTACTGCCGTGACTTGCTTGAATGGCGGCGTTGGTCTGAGTATTCAAGCTCAGAAAGTTACGCTGACCAGCCATCAGAACAGTATTGATTTGCCCATCTGTGAGGACGATTTCCTCGAGTTCGAGTTTAATATTTTGCCCGACAAGCAGTTCCGTGAGATGGTTCTGTGGTGTGATGGTATTCCCTGCCGTGTTGAACTGTATGATACCAGCGACAGCTTTACTCAGGCTGCTCCCGTTGGCATTACCATTGGCTCTGACGATTGTGACGTTATCGTGTACCGCATGAAGAGCTACGGTATGAACCTGACGGATGATGAGATTCTGGATAACTTTATTGCCGATGCGAAGAACGCCGAAGAGATGGTCTCTCGCTATATGCGCAACGACATTACGGATGCGAGCGGCGAACTGACCCCCGACTTGCTGGCAGAGAAGTGCCCCGATCTGCGTATCATCAAGATCTCCGCACCTACTTTTACTACCGGCAAGAAGAACGAGGTCGCCAACACTACGATCCAGCAGATCTATAAGAACGGTCGTGCTAAGGAGGATAACTGGACTGCTACCGGCTCTCACAAGGGTCAAGGCACCAGCTCCGACCACTATGGCGCATCTGCTCGAAATATTGATATTAACTGCAAGGGCGGCTTTACGTTTGGTGACGACACTACCGGCGACACCTATGCACTGACCGAAAACAGCGTTCCTGAGAAGTATTTTAACATCAAAGTCAATGTTGCTTCCTCTGAGAATGCAAATAACGCCATGCTGGCGGATGATTTCAATGAGTTCAACCCCTATGTGCGTCAGGCTAAGAAGGATAATCCAAAAGTGCGTGATACCATGGCGTTCTATCCCTGTGTCGTGTTTATTCAGGAGACCGATACCACCAATGCGACCGTATTTAACGATGGTCAGTGGCACTTCTATGCCTGCGGCGACATTGGCAACTCCAAAAAGAACAAAGATACGATGGGTATGGACCCCGAGAATCATAAGGAATTTATCGTTGAGATCGACAACAACGCCGATGAGCAGACCCGCTTCCTGAGCGGCGATTTTTCACAGGAGACATGGGATGGCGACCACTCCTTTGAGTTCCGTTACAGCAACCCTGCCTGCACTGAGGAAGAAATTGAGGCTGGTAAACAGGCGTGGATCACAGCTCAGAACTGGGTGGTAAATGCGGATGATGAGGAATTTAAGGCACATTTCAAGGATCACTTCGATCTGGATTCTGCTATTTTCCATTATCTGTTTACTGAGCGCCACACCATGGTTGATAACCGTGCAAAGAACGTGTTCCCGCACACCAGCGATCTGGTTCACTGGGACTTCTGCTTTGACTACGATAACGATACCGCCATGGGCAATGATAACGAGGGTGGTCTGACTTTGACTTATGGCTACGAGGACACTGATACTATCGGCACAAAGAATGTGTTTAACGCTGCTGACTCTAAACTGTGGTGCAAGTTGCGTGACCTGTTTCCCGATGAGATAGCAGCGATGTTCCGCAACCGTGAGAATGCGCTGGCATGGAGTGCAACTCGTATTTTGAAAAAGTTCGAGGACTATCAAGATGTGAAGCCCGAAAAGCTTTGGATCATGGATATGCGGCGCAAATATTTCCGCACCTACGAAGATCCCACCATCAATACCACCAGCTATCTGCCCATGATGCATGGCAACAAGCGGCATCAGCGTCGGCAGTTCCAGCGCTATCAGGAAAAGTACATGGCATCTAAGTATTCCGGTTCTGCTGCAACCAGTGATGATATGACCATTCGTGGTTATACTCCCACAAACTGGACTGGCGTGAAGCCGGATGGCACCTTCCATATCACACCCTACGCTGATACCTACGTCTCTGTTCTGTACGGCTCCAACCCTGTGAAGGTGCGTGGCAAGCGCGGACAGACCTACACGATTGAATGCCCCATCACCGCAATGAACGATACTGAAGTTTATATCTATAACGCTTCTATTATTCAGAGCATTGGTGATATCTCTGGCTTCTATCCAGGCTATGTTGACTTCAGCCACGGTGTTAAGCTGACCGAGCTGAAAGTTGGTTCCGGTGTGAGCGGCTATAAGAATACGAACATGACTGATTTCGCTGTTGGTAATAACACTCTGCTGGAACATTTGAACCTGCAGAACGTGCCGAACCTGAAGAAATCTATTGGTCTGACCGGATGCACCAGCCTGACCGAGTTCTATGCTGACGGCTCTGGTATTACCGGTGTCTCTTTTGCAAGCGGCGGCAAGATCAAAATCGCCCACCTGCCTGCAATTGCCAGCTTGACCGCAAAGAACCTGAATTATCTGACTGACCTGACAATTGAGGATTACACCAATATCACTACGTTGACAGTTGAGAAGTGTGCGACTATCGATCTGAAAGATATGCTGGGCAAGTGCACCAACCTGAACCGTGTGCGTATTACCGGTATTGATTGGGAACTGGCTGATACTTCCCTGCTGAATCGTCTGTACGCAATGAGCGGTCTGGATGAAAATGGCTACAACACTGACAATTCTGTCGTGGAAGGCAAAGTGCATGTACCCATCATCCGTGAGCGTGAGAAGCTGCTGTACACAGAGCGCTGGCCTGACTTGGAGATCACTTACAACACCATGATCAACCAGTACGCTTGGAAGTTCGTGAATAAGGATGGCGCTGTTCTGGATATCCAGTATATCGACAAGGGTGAGCGTGCAGTTGACCCTGTGACCCGCTCTGACAATCCGATCCCGACACCTACCTTCCCGAGTACCATTAGTACGGTATTTACATTCAGTGGCTGGGACACCGAGTTCACTCCTGTCTTTGAGAATCAGACTGTTACTGCTGTGTACGATGAATCTGTGCGTCAGTATCGTGTGCGCTATATGAATCGCGGCGCTGTTTTACAGCAGACAACTGCTCCGTATGGCTCCATGGTTCTGTATGATGGCGACACTCCGACCTATACCAGCGAAGAGACTGCTTATAAGTATTATCTGTTCAGTGGCTGGGACAAGGGCGGCTATGTCAATGGCGATAAGGATATCAATGCTGTTTACGATATATGCGAATACGTCAGCGGCTATTTCAGAGACAAGCAGCTGAGTGACCTACGCCCTGTTGAGATTTATGCCATGACCAAGGTGAATCTGGAGCAGAGTGTTGTTTCTGACAAAGACGCTATCACCATCAAGATGGGCAACGACTTTACATTTAGCGACGTGGAAGAGAAAGTTCTGTTCAACGAGCCGAAGATCTTTACTGGCAAGAATTATGTCGACACCGGCGTATCTCTGTTGTCTGAGGATCGCAGCTGGGTTATGGCACTGGACTATCGAATCGACGAAGATTCCGCCGCAAACTCTGTGATCGCTCAGTGCTTCCAGACCAACGGCATGAATGGTTTCCGCTTCTGGGTCAACAATGGCTCTAAGGTTGCATGGGGTACTGAATCCACCGCAGGCGCACATCTTGGTTCTCGTGATATGATCGTTCTGCGCCATACTAAGGGCGAAAATGGTATTCACGTTTATGCGGCAAATACTACTGCTGCTGAGATTGGCTATATTCAGCTGAACCGTACTCGCACTACACAGACAAATGCCACTCTGGTATTTGGTTGTGCTAAGGCAGACGACGGCGCTTACGAGCGTTACGCAAAGGGTACAATCTACTGGGGCAAGCTCTGGTATACCGACCTGGGTGACGCTGCCTGCCGGAAGTTGGCCGCATGGACACATGAGGACTTCACCTTCGAGGCTTGTGGCTTTAAACGGTATTACCTGAGCGACAATTCCAACAAGCGTTGTTCTATCACCTTTATTCAGGCTGGACTGCTTGGTCAGAAAATGGCTCTGAATACTGGCTCTACCAACACTGGCGGCTGGGCAGATGCGAATATCCGTACATTCCTTGACGGTCGTATTCTGAACGCTCTTCCGATTGGCTGGCAGCAAATTATCAAACAGGTCAAGGTTGGCAGTACCATTGGTGATAAGAGCAGCGAAGTTGTGACTGCGGACAGCTATTTCTATCTGCCCTCTGTGGCCGAGCTGTTCCCATCTCAGAATATTGAACCTTATATTTACGAAGGTACGGCGATCAGCTTTATGACTGATAATACCAGCCGCATCTGCAATGACGAGAATGGTAATCCCGCTGCATATTGGACACGAAGCCCGAATGCTCAGTATGGAAGTTATTTCTGGTCTGTGACTGTGACTGGCGAATATTACGGATTTACCCCTGCAAACAATGCACAGGGTATCCGCCTGATGTTCAGCGTTTAAGGAGGTGTTGAGAGTGTACTACAAGGTATTGAAAAATGGCCGGGTGATCGATGCTCTTGACCACCTGCGCTTTGTAAAGTATCAGCCCAAGCACGACATTATGGTGAACTGTACGGAGGATGATGCACAGGGAATTATCAGCAGTGACGGCAGTCATATCTGGCATGTGGACGGGTATTATCTCATCCCCTGCCCCGAGTATGACACAGTGGAACTGCAGGAAATTGACCTGTATGAATATGAGCAGCTGAAAGCCTTGGGTGGTAAAACGCCTGAGGCTATTATTGATGCTTACACTTTGAGTTTGATTCAAGGAGGGCTGCTATGAGCGACGAGAGGAAGTATAGCGAGTTCGTTGAGAGTATGCATCGGCTGTACAATGACGGAATGATTCAGGACAAGCTCCTGGACAATCTGTTTGCCGGGCACAAAATCTCAAAGGACGAGTATCTGTATATCATCAGGAAGGAGGTGTGATATGTATACCTTTTTGATCAATGAGGATAATACACTGACCGTAAGTAAGAGAGAACGCATTATGGAGCGCAGCAAGCAGGTGGACACTCTCCACTTTCTGGCTGACACTACATACAAGGGCGTTGACATGAGTGAATTCACCGTGATGCTTGAGTACGTTCTGCCCATCAGCAAGCGATATAAGACAGAGATTCTGGAGAAATCAGAAGAGCTTTATAAGAACAAGCTGGAGTATAAGCTGCCTATCGACACCAACCTGACCAATGAGCCGGGCGATATCCAGATCCAGCTGACATTCGTTGATGTGACAATGGACCCAGATGGCACGACTGTTCAGCATGTGCGGAAGGTTGGCCCCGGCGTGATCACTGTTGTTCCCATCCAGAATTGGAGCGACATTGTTCCTGATGAGGCTCTGGGTGCACTTGACCAGCGTATTATCGCACTGAATGCACAGATCAAGGCACTGAGTGATCGTAATAACGCTATTCTGGATGGTAAGGCTGATGACCTGAGCTACAACGACGACCATACTCTGCAGCTGCTGGCCAACGGTAAGCCGATCGGAAGCGCGGTCAAGATTACTCAGGAAAGCGTCGAAACTGAAGACGGTAGTTTGCGGGTGGTTCCGTTCTAAGCCATCCGCTTCTTTTATAAGGAGGCAAAGATGGCACAGGCTAAATATTCCAAGCTCGGATATGGTAACGCCGAAGATGTAGAAGCTGCGATTGCACTGGGAATGTTGGACGGCAGGGATATGATCATCACAAAGGATTCTTCAGAGTTCATATATGTGCGTGATGACCTATCCGTTCAAAAGATTCGTCCCCGCAATCGTTGTTTTGCAAGCGTTACTGAAGCAAACGAGCAATTAAATGAGACGGAAGACACTTATGCAGGTCAAACCGTTATGGTGAAAGACGAAAATGGTAAATATGCTCCGTGGATCGTTCAACAAAGCGAAGCCACGGGGCTTTTTTCTATTGAACCTTTTTACGTTGAGCCGACAAATTTTGTTTGGCAAGAATTTTAAGAAAGAGAGGCAAAGATGGCTAATGTAAATTTTGGCTACGGTACAAAAGCGAATTATGATAAGCTGACTACCAAAGATGCCAATACATTGTATTTTATTACAGACACACGCCAGATTTTCAAGGGTACAGATGAGTACACCAAGAGCTGTAAACTGGTGAGCGCTCTGCCTGCAAGCGGCCAGATTCAGGGCCTGCTGTATATCCGTATGACTGACTACACCTTCCACATTTGGAATGGCACTGAGTTCGTACAGCTGAATCGCCCCATTGTGACTGAGATTCCCAATGCGGATGCAAGCGACGACAATCTTCCCACCACCAAGGCTGTGGCAGACTATGTGAATGCAAAGATCGCCGCAACCGAGGGCAAGGAAGGTCTGTTTGTTACGGATGTCACCTACTCCCCTGCTACCGGCACTCTGAGTGTGGCAAAGAACGGTGCTCCTGTTCCCACCGTGATGAGCGGCCTGACCCATGATCCCACCTATGATGCTGAGACCCGTACCATCAAGCTGCCTGTGTTTGGCGGCGATGAGCTGGTGATCAATCTGGGCAAGGATCTGGTTGTGAAGACAGGTACTTACAACACAAAGACCAACGAGATTGAATTGACTATCACCACTGGTGAGGTCGTGAAGATCCCTGTTGGCGCTCTGATCGATATTTATGTTGGTGTAGTCACTCCTACTGCTGAGGTCACTGTTTCTGATGACAATAAGATCTCTGTCAATGTGCGTGTGTCTACAAAGGGCAATAACAGTATCACCGTTGAGGAAGATGGTCTGTATGTTGCGGTGCCGGACGCTTACACCAAGGCTGAAGCAGACGCAAAAGTCAAGGTCGTTAATGACAAGCTGGACGAGCATATTAAGGATGCTGTAAAGCATATCACTGCCGACGAGCGCGCCGCTTGGAATGCAAAGCCCACTCAGGACGAACTGGCCGCTGCTAAGAATGAGGCGATTTCTACTGCCGCTGCTGATGCAACCACTAAGGCTGATGCTGCTCTGGCTAGTGCAAAGACTTATGCAGACGGTCTGAATACCACCATGGATGGCCGTGTACAGGTGCTGGAAGGCGCTATCACTTGGAAATCTCTTGATGGCTAATTGATTTGTTTCACCACATGGCAATGACGCTGTGTGGTGAATCTTATTAAGCAAAGGAGTTGAGTATGGCAAATTTATCATTACGCGAGGTCGCACAGTCTCAGCTGGATCAAGCTCCTGTGATTGACGGCCAACTGATCGTATGTACTGATACTGGAAGCACTTATCGAGATATCGGCACAAGACGAATTCAAATCAGCAAAGACTTGGAGATCGTAAGCTCGCTTCCGCTGGCTCCTTTGTCTAATAAGATTTACTACTTGCGTCCAGACAGCTTGTACGTTTATAGTGGCGATGACTGGATTCTTTTGAACCCGTCAAAATTCACACTGGAAGCCGACAAAAATGCAGTCAATGGCGAAGTTAATATCAATCTAATCCTGAATGGTACGGCACAGGATAAAATTAAAATCGCTGGCGGTGGTGTGACCACAGTGACAACTGGTAAGACGGGCGATATCACGATTGATACCCCGCACCCGGATGAACTGCTGGCTGCATTGACGAATGACGAGATCGATGCGATTACTGGCGGCATGGTCGATGATAGCGGCAATCCCCTGCCTACGCCGCAGGTTGTTGTGGATGCGACACTGACTGTATCCGGACGTGCTGCTGATGCAAAGGTGACCGGTACCAGGATCTCTGAGGCGCTGAGTATTGCAAAATCGGCTGATACCGGGCTGACCAATGTGCGCACAGAGCTGGACAAGTTGAAGCTGGATTCTGTTGCAGTGGACAAGACCCTGACAAAAGAGAATTTCGCCGCCGATGCCAAAGCTGTTGGTAATGCTCTGGCGAAGAAAGCAAATACAGAACATAACCACGATGACACGTATTTTACAAAGGACGAAATCAATACAAAACTGAGCGGAAAAAGCGATATTGACCATACCCATGATGAGCGCTATTACACAGAGACCGAGATGGACGAGAAGCTGACTGGTAAGGCCGATGTGGTCGTTCCTCATATGTTTACGATCCCCATCACGAACTGGAAGACGGATAGTACGATTCCCGGGTTCTCCAATTATGTGGATATCGCCTGCTCTGGTATGACTGCGAATGACATCGTGAATGTAAATGTGGCTCCTATCAGTACAAGTGTTGCTGCGAAAGCTCAGTTTACGAATACAGAGAGCTTTGATGGGTATTTGCGTCTGCGGGCGAAGAATATCCCGTCTGCGGCAATCACAGCACAGTGGTATATCGTGCGATAAGGAGGATTATATGGCACTAGGAGAAATGAATAGCGGAAACAAAACGCTCCCTGAATGGAGTGAAGTGCAGAATAAACCATCTGAATTTAACCCTGCCACTCACATACATAATGACCTTTACCCTGAAGGAGATAATCGAAATGATAATACTTCTCCGTCTGATTATTATGGCGTTGATAGAAACGACTATAACGGTCGGCTGATTTTTCGTGGTTTGAAGCTTAGTGAAAAAATTGGGCTGTCAAGTGGTCATTCATGTGCGTTTTTGATTGGTTTATCTTCTTGGTACGATGACACAGGCGGTGGTTCCTTTGAATTCGCTTTTAGCAATGGTAACATTTACTATCGTCAAGGCACAACTTCATGGGGCGACTGGAAGAAAATTGCTACAGCTTAAAGGAGGTACGAATTATGGCTTTAGGAAATATGAATATTGGTGTTGATAGTGAGTTCATCCCGTCCAACCTCAATACGGTTCTTACCCCCCCCCCC